TTGCAGTAGTTGCGCTCACCGCACTTACAGCAGTACCAACTAATAATGTAGTTGTTGATACAAATGTCGCTGTATTTGCACCCATTCGTAATATCTGACCAGTTGTGCCTGTTCCGATGAATCCAGTAATACCTGGAGAGATCTGATAATGAATTACACCTGCTGTTCCACCTGCGATATTTGTTGCTGTAGTTGCCGAGGCAACTTGTAATGTAGACGACCCAACTAGGGAATACGCAACTGCCGCACTTGTTGCAGTAAATGCATATGTTGCAGTAGTTGCATAACCGACTTGCGTAGTTGATGTACTTGCTAACGCATATGCAGTAGCCGCACTTGTCGCAGTAGTTGCACTTACCGCAGTTCCAACTAATAATGTCGTTGTTGAAACAAATGTCGCTGTATTTGCACCCATCGCCAATAGCTGACCAGTAGTACCAGTTCCGATGAATCCAGTTAGGCCGGATGCAGTTTGATATGCAATTGCTCCAAAAGTTCCACCTGCGATATTAGTTGCAGTAGTTGCAGTTCCATTTATAGTTCCCGCAAATGCTCCAACGAATGAGGTTGCAGTTACAGTTCCACCTACAAACAATCCACCTGCAATACCAACTCCACCTGCAACTTGCAATGCACCGGTGTTTGTTGAGTTTGTAGAAGCAGTGCTTGCAGCAAGTATAACACCGGTCTTAAATGTTCCGTATGTCGTAGTTCCGGTAAACACACCAGATGTATTTTCAGCACCTGTATTATACCACTCTAAATATTTTGTGTTGTTTGCTAAAACTAATGCGCCATTTTGATCAGCCCCATTAAAATAATGGAACATTAAACCTATATCTTTCCCGTCATCTACTGCCCAGGTACCGGATGGAGGAGTATGTAAATCAAGTAGGTTATCAGTGTAAATGGTATTAGTGCTTAGAACGTAAGTAGCTGTGCCATTAAATGTTACGGGGCCACTAAATGTAACTGGATTAACAACAGTACCGCCTACCCAACTATAGGCAGTAGCCGCACTTGTCGCAGTAGTTGCATTTACAGCACTTACCGCAGTTCCAACTAATAATGTCGTTGTTGATACAAACGTCGCAGTGTTTGCACCCATCGCCAATAGCTGACCAGTAGTGCCTGTGCCAATAAATCCAGTAATTCCTGGAGAGATCTGATAATGAATTACTCCAGCTGTTCCGCCTGCAATGTTAGTTGCAGTAGTCGCCGACGCAACTTGTAACGCAGCAGAGCCCACTAATGAGTAAGCAATTGCTGCCGATGTTGCAGTAAATGCATTTGTTGCGGTGTTGGCATAACCTACTTGAGTTGTTGAAGTACTTGCTAGTGAATAGGCAACTGCGGCAGAAGTTGCTGTATTTGCAAATCCAACTTGAGTTGTTGAAGTACTTGCTAATGAGTAAGCAGTAGCCGCACTTGTTGCCGTAGTTGCACTAACGGCATTTACAGCAGTTCCAACTAATAATGTAGTAGTTGATACAAATGTTGCGGTATTTGCACCCATCTGTAGCAACGTACCTGTAGTACCTGTGCCAATAAATCCAGTAATTCCTGGGGAGATCTGATAATGAATTACCCCAGCTGTTCCACCTGCGATATTTGTTGCAGTAGTTGCAGATGCCACTTGCAAAGAAGCAGAGCCAACTAACGAGTAGGCAACGGCTGCACTAGTTGCTGTATTTGCAAATCCCACTTGAGTTGTTGAAGTACTTGCTAACGAGTAAGCAACGGCAGCAGATGTTGCAGTATTCGCATAACCGACCTGAAGTGTCGAAGTCGATACGAATGTCGCTGTATTTGCACCCATCGCTAATACTTGACCAGTAGTACCAGTTCCAATGAAACCAGTTATGCCTGGGGAAATTTGATAATGAATTACCCCAGCTGTTCCACCTGCAATATTAGTTGCCGTTGTTGCTGAAGCCACTTGTAATGTAGACGACCCAACTAATGAGTAAGCTACAGCAGCAGAGGTAGCAGTATTTGCAAATCCAACTTGTGTAGTCGATGTACTTGCTAATGAGTAGGCGACTGCCGCACTTGTCGAAGTGTTCGCATAACCTACTTGAATAGTTGACGTTGAAACAAATGTTGCGGTGTTTGCACCCATTTGTAATAACGTACCAGTAGTACCTGTTCCAATAAATCCAGTAATTCCTGGGGAGATCTGATAATGAATTACCCCAGCTGTTCCACCTGCGATATTTGTTGCTGTTGTTGCGGAAGCTACTTGCAAAGAAGCAGAGCCAACTAGGGAATAAGCAACAGCAGCAGATGTCGCAGTATTTGCAAATCCAACCTGAGTAGTTGAGGTACTTGCTAATGAGTAGGCAACGGCTGCACTTGTCGCAGTAGTTGCACTAACTGCATTTACAGCAGTGCCGACTAATAATGTAGTTGTTGATACAAATGTTGCTGTATTTGCACCCATTTGTAATAACGTACCAGTTGTACCAGTTCCAATGAAACCAGTTATGCCTGGAGAGATCTGATAATGAATTACTCCAGCGGTTCCACCTGCAATATTAGTTGCAGTAGTTGCAGATGCCACTTGTAAAGAAGCCGACCCAACTAATGAGTAAGCAATTGCTGCTGATGTCGCAGTATTTGCAAATCCAACCTGGGTAGTTGAGGTACTTGCTAATGAGTAGGCAACGGCTGCACTTGTCGCAGTATTTGCGTATCCAACCTGGGTAGTTGAGGTACTTGCTAATGAGTAGGCAACCGCAGCAGAAGTTGCAGTAGTTGCGCTCACCGCACTTACAGCAGTACCAACTAATAATGTAGTTGTTGATACAAATGTCGCTGTATTTGCACCCATTCGTAATATCTGACCAGTTGTGCCTGTTCCGATGAATCCAGTTAGGCCGGACGCAGTTTGATATGCAATTGCTCCTGCACTGCCGCCTGCGATATTAGTAGTTGTAGTTGCATTTGAAACTGCGCCTATAAATGTTCCCACGAATGAGGTTGCATTTAATACCCCAGTGAACGGATTATAGGTTAACTTAGATGAATTAACTTTAACCGCAGTCGAACCGGTTGTTGCAGCTGAAAACATTGGATAGTATGTTACATTAGTACCAGTATCATCAGTTACTGTACTGTTTCCTACTACTGATCCGTCATACGTTGTGCCGGCATCGTAGCTCATTAATTTTATAGTTGTATATCCAACAGTGGATAATTTCGGAGCAACTCCAGTTTGCCAGGTAATAGATGCAGGCCATGTTAATGGCGACTCAATTCCGCTTGTATTTGTAACTCTTATTGTATACTCGGCCCACATTTGAGCGCCGGATTGCCTGTTTACTGCACCAGTTAATGTTATTACAGTCGGTAATGCAACTGTAAGATCATGATATGCTCCAGATACACTACTAAAGTCAATTGTAAACGTTCCGCCGTTTGCAAAATCGCTCATCCACAAGAACCCCATAGACCCTATAACATTAACGGATCCGCCAATGCCTGAAGTAGATGCCCCGGGTTGAAATTCAACGTGGCCGCCCTGACCCGACCCAGAGGATCCAGGTTGTAAGAACACACTGCCGGCGCGGGTTGTACCAGTATTGGAATTCGTATACATACGAATATGATTGCCAACTTCCGATCGAAGAATTAACGATCCGCCGCCCGATACACTTGGGGGTTGCCAAATAGAATCGCTTTGTCCACCAAGCATTACAGGATAAGCTGCGGTTGATGTACCAACAGCTAATGTCTTGTTTACATCATCGTATGTGAAATCTGAACTGAATACCGTTGTATTCGTTGCTGTTTGGAACGGTACCTGAGTTGCCGTGCCGCCTAATAAATTTGCGGCGTTGGTTGCAGTAATCGAAGTGGTACTCGGACCAGGAGTAATGGTCGAAGTTGTAAGCTCTTTTGTTAGCGGATTATAGTAAACTGCAAAGACAGTAGCTGAAAAAGTAGCATCACTGCGTACTGGAGCAATATAAGTTCCAGTATTGGCTGCGTTTACTGCTACTCCGATCGCACTAATAATAATACTACCAGTTACTTGATTTGTCTGGCCGGCTAGATTTCCAATTGCAATCGAATTTACACCTTGGCTAGAATTTCCGGCTTGTTGGCCAATTGCAACTGCCTGTGCACCTTGACTTGTCTGGCCGGCTGCATTTCCAACTGCAACAGTATTTGAACCTTGCGTTGATGCGCCGGCGAATGGACCAATTGCAACTGCCTGTGAACCTTGAGTTGTTGCGCCGGCATTTGAGCCAACTGCAACTGCGCTCCCGCCTTGCGTAGTGGAACCGGCTTGTTGGCCAACTGCAACAGTATTTGAACCTTGCGTTGTTTGGCCGGCACTGATACCAATTGCAACTGCACGGCTACCTTGCGTTGTTTGGCCGGCTTGATTTCCAATCGAAACAGTATTTGAGCCAGGTGTTGTTCCGAGCCCAAGTGCAATCGACGTTGCATTCGGCAAAGAAATATTCCCACCGACATTTAAGTTTTGGCCTATCCCCACGCCTCCCGCAACAATTAATGCACCAGTTGAGGTGTTTGTGCTCGTAGCATTTGATAATAGTGTCGCGGTTGTTGAAACCACAAGACCATTCTTGACCTTGAAATCATTATTTGTTGCCATTCAGTTTCCCCTATCCACAGTAACGGCAGTTACAGATGTATTTAGCTCAATTTTTATTAAGCAGCAATTGTAGTTCTATTGCCTTTGATAATCATCGATGTTGGAACATAATTAGGAGTAAATGTAACTGTTATGTTGCCGCCGCCAAGGGTTGCATCAAATGTTCCTAGTTCGCCTGCATTTGTGCTCAGACCGTATTCATTTTTGTAAGCAATTGTTCCATTATGGAAAACCGTCATTTCAGTTATATGCACATTTGTACCGTCAACTACTTGCCATAAGTAACGAGCAGTTCTATAGGTTGCAATTGCAAATACATCTAAATTAACCAATGCATTTGTTGTTATTGCTGCGCTTGTATAAGAAGCAATCGTAGTGTTACCTACGTTAACAGTAGTTGCGGTAAAGACTCCGCCTACAAACAATCCGCCGCCAATTCCAACTCCGCCCACCACCTGCAATGCACCGGTATTTGTCGAGGATACTGCGGTCGATGAGTTAATTATCACAGTGCTAGACGATACAATAAGGCCTGTTACTGTTTGGCCGTATCCGTAGATCGACATGTTTCCAGATTCTGATCTAATACTGTTAGTCCCAGCTGATCCGCCATTTATTAATACTCGATTACCAGAAACTCCGAATTGGCCAACGTCACCAGATGTTCCAGTTCCGAATGCTCCGTTAACTGTTCCGAATATATTTGCGCCTTGTATATTGCCCGGAGTAACAATATTTCCACCGATGTTTACTGCACCAGAAGACGGATTAATGGTAAAGGAGCTAGTTGTATATTGTGCTAGATAAGTTGACGATGCAGGATTTGCATTAACAAATGTAGGATAATAAGATGCACTTGCTGACTGCGCAACAGTTGCTACATTAATTGCATTAGTTGCAGTGTTAACTACTCCTGCTACAGTTCCTGCAAATGTTCCGATAAATGTAGTTGCAGTAACAGTTCCACCTACAAACAATCCACCGCCAATTCCAACTCCACCTACTACCTGTAATGCACCTGTATTAGTTGAGTTTGTAGAAGCAGTACTTGCAGCAATAATAACTCCAGTCTTAAATGTTCCATAAGCTGTAGTACCAGTGAATACACCTGATGCATTTTCAGCGCCTGTATTATACCACTCTAAATATTTTGTATCGTTTGCTAAAACTAATGCGCCATTTTGATCAGCACCGTTATAATAGTGGAACCTTAAACCTATATCTTTCCCGTCATCTACTGCCCACGGAGTTCCTGTTCCTCCAGGTGGAGTGTGTAACTCAAGCATATTATCAGTATAGACTGTGTTGGTGCTTAGGACGTAAGTAGCCGTGCCATTAAATGTTACAGTTCCACTAAATGTAACTGGATTAGGGACTGTGCCACCCACCCAACTATAGGCAGTAGCAGCAGAAGTAGCAGTAGTTGCACTTACTGCACTTACCGCAGTTCCAACTAACAATGTTGTTGTTGATACAAATGTTGCAGTATTTGCACCCATCGCCAATACTTGACCAGTTGTACCTGTGCCGATGAATCCAGTAATTCCTGGAGAGATCTGATAAGGTAGTGCACCGGCTGTTCCACCTGCAATGTTAGTTCCAGTAGTTGCGTATGCAACCTGGAATGACGACGTACTTGCCAACGAGTACGCAATTGCTGCATACGTTGAAGTAGTCGCAGTATTTGCATAACCGACTTGTGTAGTTGAAGTACTTGCTAACGAGTAGGCAACAGCAGCGAATGTTGCGGTAGTTGCATTAACTGCATATCCTACTTGTGTAGTCGATGTACTTGCCAACGAGTATGCAATTGCTGCATACGTTGATGTAGTTGCGTTAACTGCATATCCAACTTGTGTAGTTGAAGTACTTGCTAACGAATACGCAACGGCAGCGAATGTTGCGGTAGTTGCATTAACTGCATATCCTACCTGAAGAGTCGATGTTGATACAAATGTTGCGGTATTTGCACCCATTTGTAATAATGTACCAGTAGTGCCAGTTCCAATAAATCCGGTAATTCCCGGAGAGATCTGATAATGAATTACTCCAGCAGTGCCGCCTGCAATGTTAGTTGCAGTAGTCGCCGACGCAACTTGTAACGCAGCAGATCCTAATAAGGAATACGCAACGGCTGCACTTGTCGCAGTAAATGCATATGTAGCAGTAGTTGCATATCCTACTTGTGTAGTCGATGTACTTGCTAACGAGTACGCAATAGCAGCAAATGTTGAAGTAGTTGCAGTGTTTGCGTAACCAACTTGTGTGGTTGAAGTACTTGCTAGTGAATAAGCGACAGCAGCAGATGTTGCGGTAGTTGCATTAACTGCATACCCAACTATTAATGTCGTAGTCGATACAAACGTTGCAGTATTTGCACCCATTTGTAATAACGTACCCGTAGTACCTGTTCCAATGAAACCAGTAATTCCCGGAGAGATCTGATAATGAATTACTCCAGCAGTGCCGCCCGCAATGTTAGTTGCCGTTGTTGCAAATCCAACCTGGAATGTTGTTGTGCTTGCAAGTGCATATGCTACAGCAGCAAATGTCGCTGTAGTTGCATTAACTGCGTAACCTACCTGGGTAGTTGAGGTACTTGCTAACGAGTAGGCAACGGCTGCGCTTGTTGCGGTAGTTGCATTAACTGCATATCCTACCTGAAGAGTTGAGGTTGAAACAAATGTTGCAGTATTACCTGTCTGCATTTGCAATACAGTTCCTACAGAACCAGTTGTAATAAACGAAGTTAGGCCCGGAGCAGTTTGTACCGGTATAAATCCAGCTTGACCACCTGCAATGTTAGTTGCCGTCGTTGCAAGTCCTACTTGATATGATCCAGTATTTGCTAAATTGTACGCAACAGCAGCAAACCCGACAAATGTAGTTGATGTATTTGCTAGTGCATATGCAACTGCGGCATACGTAGAAGTATTTGCATATCCTACTTGCGTTGTTGAAGTGCTTGCTAGCGAATAAGCAACGGCTGCAAATGTTGAGGTAGTCGCTGTATTTGCGTAACCGACTTGAGTAGTTGAGGTACTTGCTAACGAGTAAGCAATTGCTGCATACGTTGAAGTAGTCGCTGTGTTTGCATACCCTACTTGAGATGTTGACGTACTTGCTATAGAATAAGCAACAGACGCATATGTCGCAGTAGTTGCGTTAACTGCATATCCAACTTGAGTAGTTGATGTGCTTGCTAACGAATACGCAACCGCAGCAGAAGTGGAAGTAGTTGCATTAACTGCATAACCGACTAATAATGTAGTTGTTGATACAAATGTTGCGGTATTTGCACCCATTTGTAATAACGTACCTGTAGTACCTGTGCCGATGAATCCAGTTATACCTGGAGAGATCTGATAATGAATTACCCCAGCTGTTCCACCTGCGATATTTGTAGCAGTTGTGATAGTTCCAATAACGGATCCGCTTACGGTTAAGTTTCCGCTAATAGATACTAAACCAGTTGATGGATTAATACTAAGAGAACTAGTAGTATAATACGCCTGATACGTTGACGAGGCAGAGTTTGCGTTAACAAATGTAGGATAGAAAGCTGCGTTCGTGACAGTTGACACAGTCGCCAAGGTATACGCATTGGTTGCAGTATTAACTACACCAGTTACTGTTCCATTAAAGATACCGTTAATTGAGCCGCCGACATATAAGTTTCCAGCAATTCCAACACCGCCGGCAACTTGCAATGCGCCGGTGCTCGACGATCCAGAAGTCGTAGTATTTGCTAAAAGGATAGCGCCAGTCTTAAATGTTCCGTAAGTTGTTGTTCCAGTAACTACACCTAATACACTTTCAGTTCCTGTGCTATACCACTCTAAATATTTGGTATCGTTTGCTAAAACTAACGCACCAGATTGATCTGCTCCATTAAAATAACGGAATTTAAAACCTATATCTTTCCCGTCATCTACTGTCCAGGCTCCAGATGGAGGAGTATGTACTTCGATAATATTATCGGTATAGTAAGTGTTTGTACTTAGGACGTAAGTTGCCGTACCATTAAATGTTACATTTCCATTAAATGTAACTGGATTAGGAACAGTCCCACCTACCCAACTGTAGGCAGTAGCAGCAGAAGTTGCTGTAAATGCCGTGATTGCATTTACTGAGGTGCCAACTAACAACGTTGTAGTTGACACAAATGTTGCAGTGTTTCCAACTTGTTGTTGTAAAAGATTTCCTACAGATCCGGTGTTAATAAAAGAAGTTACGCCTGGCGTCGATTGTACTGGTATAAATCCCGCAGAGCCGCCTGCAATATTTGTAGAAGTTGTAATAGTTCCAACAACAGATCCGCTTACAGTTAAGGTTCCGCCGATATTTACTGCACCAGTTGCTGGATTAATATTAAAAGAACTTGTAGTATATTCTGCTAGATAAGTCGACGATGCAGGATTTGAACTTACAAATGTAGGATAGAAAGCTGCGTTGGTTGTGGTTGCAATAGCAGCAATTGTGTAAGCGTTAGTTGAGGTATTAACAACTCCGTTAACCGTTCCGTTAAAGATTCCGTTTATTTGTCCGCCAACATATAAGTTGCCAGCAATACCGACACCACCTGCAATAACTACAGCACCAGTTATAGTTGAATTACTTGTGAGAGTCGACGACGATATGATCGTCCCTGTTGTTACGACATTACTTGTAGACGAGTCTACTTGAAAGTTTCCGACTGTTAAGCCGTTGTGAACGAAAAAGTTTTTCGTTGCCATAGATCTATATTTCCCTAATAGCAAGCCAGGGACGCTTCGCAACGTCCCTGTATTTTATAATTCTAAAAGTTATACCGTTGTATAAATTCTTTGTACCTTAACTGTATTACCAGCCGCGGTTCCTGTTCCCTGCAATAATACGTTTCCGCCACTGATTCCAACTGTGAAAAGCATAATTGGAGAAGCACCTGTAAAGACTGAAACATCTTGTAGATACGGTGTTGTTCCGTCATGAATTACTAACGCTTCAGTACTTTGATACTGAGGACTGTTACTTATAGTTATTACATACTTAGCCGATCTGTAAGTTGAAGTTGAGAAGCTATCAATTGTAACTTGAGCAACACCGACTGAAATTCCAGTCTGATCATAAACAACAGGTACATTGTTAGTTATAACATTGCTACTAAATGTACTAGTATTAGTTGCATATAGTAGACCAGATAGTGTTGTAGTTCCTGTTACCCCTAGGTTTCCTACAATTACAACCTGTGATGCACTTACAATTCCGCCGATTACATTAGTTGCATATGTTGCTGTAGTTGCCCACGATGATGTATTAGCTAAATCGGCAATTGTTGCACGATTTACATAGATGCTTGCTGTTGCAACAAATGTTGCAGTGTTTACACCTGCCATTAACAATGCGCCAGCAGTACCTGAACTTATAAAACTTGTTCCGTTTGCTGCTGTCTGTATCGGAATTGCGCCTGCATTCCCGTAAAATAAATTGTTCGAGTATACAGCAGCATTTATATACATCGATGCAGTAGTTACAAACGATGAAGTTGTCTGCGATGTCTGTGATAAGAACGATCCAACTGAACCGGTGCTAATAAATGATGTTATACCAAGTGCCGACTGAATTGGAATTGTACCAGTAGCGCCGTTATCAATATAAGTTGCAGTAGTTGCTCTACCAACGGTTAATGCAGTTAGACTTTGCCAAGATGCAGTACTTCCTGCAACTACCTGCAATACTTGACCAACAGTACCGAGTGCAATAAAGCTAGTTGTTCCAGTAGCTGATTGAATTGGAATTGATCCAGCTGCTCCACCAGATACGTTTGTTGATGAGTTTGCTTGGTATGCAAGATTTGCAAACAACGCAGCACCGACATATATACTACCAGTACTTGTATAAGCTGGTGCACCTGGTTGGCTCACTAACAAATTACCCTGGCTTCCAGTATTAATAAATCCAGTGGTGCCAGTTGATACTTGATAAACTAGTTGTCCGGGCGTGCCGCCTAAAACATTTGTTGCACTAACTGCAAATCCGACTTGAATCGAACCAGTAGTTACAAATGTTGCGGTGTTTCCGACCTGTTGCTGTAAAATATTTCCTACAGATCCAGTATTAATGTACGAAGTTATTCCAATTGCTGACTGAATTGGAATATAACCAGCACTACCGTTTTGTATATTTGTTGCAGTAGTTGCATTACCAGCAGTTAAATTAGCAGTGGTTGTCCAAGTTGCAGTGTTTGCACCGCCCATTGCCAACACAAATCCTGCAGTTCCAGTTCCGATAAATCCAGTAATACCAGGAGCTAACTGATAAGGCATTGCTCCAAGCACTCCGCCTAATATGTTTGTTGCAGTAATTGCATAACCAGCAGTAATGTTAGTACTACTCGAGAATACCGGAGCACTTGTACCGTTACTTAACAATACTTGTCCAGGAGTTCCTGGGGTATTGAATACCATTGAATTTGCGCCGCCGTATACAATAGAACCAGGACTAGGTACGTTAGTTGCACTAGTACCACCGCTTGATAAGTTTAATACTCCACCTAGCGTTACAGTACCAGTTGTTGCGGCAGCAGGAGTTAATCCAGTTGCTCCACCATTAATTGATAGGACACCAAAGTTGGAAATTAAAACTGTGCCGCCTAACGATACTGGACTATTTCCAATTCCGATTCCAGCATTTCCAGGGCTTACAATAATTGTACTGCTTACAAGTGCTGAGTTTTTAATTGTGCCTGTAGTAATCTGGTCAGCTGAACCGTTGAATACATTTGCATACAATACTCCGGTAGCTGCGTTTACATAGAACGAAGCTGTGGTGCCCAGTGTTTGTACTGCACCGCTGTTTGCTGCAAAAAACGATGGATAATAATTTGCGTTTGCTGTAGTCGGTGCATTTGCTACTGCGCCGGCATATCCGACATAGATGCTTGATGTATTCACATAAGCAGGAACGCCGGGCTGGCTCATTAACAACCAACCTTGAGTTGCTGTGCTAATAAAACTTGTTAAATTAGGCGATACTTGATAAGGAAGTTGACCAGCAGTTCCGCCGATTAAGTTGTATGCTGCGGTTGCATTACCTTGGAATGCACCGGAGAATAATGTTGCTGTAACAACCCCTGCAACGTTTATATTTCCACCAACTCCAACACCGCCCGCTACTATCAATGCTCCTGTTATAGTAGAATTTGATGCAGTAGTATCTACTAAAATTATAGAACCAGTCTTAAATGTTCCGTAAGTACTTCCGGCAAAAGTTGCTGTATTTTCAGCACCTGCATTATACCACTCTAAATACTTGGTATCGTTTGCAAGAACAAGTGCTGCATTTGTATTAGTGCTATTTGTAAAATAGTGAAATCTTAAACCGATATCCTTTCCGTCGTCAACTGCCCAAGGAGTGCCAACACCGCCGGGAGGGGTGTGTAGCTCAAGGATATTATCAGTGTAGAATGTATTTGTACTTAGAACATAAGTTGCAGAGCCGTTAAATGTTACTGTTCCGCCGAATGTTACGGGACCATTTAACACACTTCCGTTTGAAACAGTTAGATTATTTAAATATGCGTTATTTGCACCAATACCACCATCTACAACTAACGCGCCTGTGCCTGTAGTAGTTGCGTTGGTATTATTTGCTATTAGAATTACATTAGTAGTTGCATTACCACGATCAGTTACATTTTGTAATGTAGCAGTGCTCCAGACGGTAACAACACCAGTTGAAGTACTAACCGTTGTACCAGTTCCTGCGATAAGAGAAGTTACACCAAAGGTACCAATTGTTGCAACTGTTAATATTTGGGCTCCGGCTGCATATGCTGTTCCGCCAACCCATAAATCTTTTAAAATGCTTGCGCCGCCACCAACTTGTAACGCACCCGAGAACGAAGAAGTAGTTGCGTTTGTAACATTTGTGGTAGTAACAATACCGAAAGTCGTTAGTCCGCCGCTATTGGCATCAACGGTTAATCCTCCAACTGTTAATCCATTGTGGACGTAAAAAAACTTATTTGACATTAAAAACTCTCCAAGTTATGTTATACACTGTCTTATTTAGTGTTATATTGTGATATAGGTTGGCTGGACTTTGACAATGTTTCCTGCCAATGATCCAATCCCGCGAAGTAAAACAGTGCCAACAGTTACTATTGCTGTGAATAGCATAAGGTTATCTGCACCAGAAAATACAGAAGTTTGTTCAATGCTTGCATTTGTGCCATCCTGTATTAGTAAAATTTCAGTAGTTTGATATTGATTAGAGCCTGCATTACTTACACTTATTAAATATTTTGCAGATCTATATAGTGAAGTCGAAAAAGAATCTAAAATCGTTAAAGTTGTGTCTACAATTGCAGCAGGTTGATTATAAATGATTGGATGATTTGAGATGATTAAATCATTTTGAACATTTAGTTGGCCGCCGACAGTTAGTTTACCACCGATTCCAACCCCTCCATTAACTACTAATGCTCCCGAAGTCGTCGATACTGAATCGGTAACATTAGAAAGAGTAATTACTTGATTTGTTCCAGAACCTCTGCTTGTAACACTCTGTAACGTAGATGCAATTCCTATGCTAATATTCGAACCAGTAGATGCTGAAACTGTAACTTCTGCGGTAGATACTAAACTCTGCACTCCAAGATTAGTTAATATAATATTGCCAGTAGCAGTACTTACTCCGAGGAACTGAGTACCCGATAAGCTTAGTACTCCTGAATTATTAATAGTAAAAGTAGAGCTTGATCCAGAAACAACTAAATTTGTAAGATTAATTCCGGTTCCTGCTACTGGGGTTACCGACGTTAGTACTCGGTTATTGCTATCAAATAAACTAGAACTAAAAACTGCACCTAGAACGTGTAGATTGCCTCCAATTCCAACACCACCTGTTACTATTAATGCACCATTACTGAATGATGTACTAATAGTAGGATTGGTAATTGCAATTGCATTTGTAGTTGATGCACCGCGATCAGTTACAGTTTGCAACGTGCTATTAGAAGTAAGTGTTATTCCACCACTAGTGGTACTAAGCGTAATATCAGTGCTTGTTCCTAATGTTAATGACGTTACACCTGTGTTTGTTACAAGCACTGCACCAGATGCTGTATTAAGAGAAATGCCAGCGCCAGCAGTTAATGTAACTACTCCAATATTTGTAACTGTTACATTTCCAGTGCTAACATTAACTGCTATACCGTAACCCGGAAGTACCCTAGTTACTCCATATAATCCTAATTGAGATGCAGGTATGTAGCCTACAATGTTTGTTAATTGGCCAACATCTGTAAGGGTTGCTGTTGTCCAAACTGCTGCATTATTAGAAAAAATTGCCGCAGCTCGGATAGTCCCTGCTACTACTAACGCTGTACTACTAGTGTTAGTAATGTTAATTGCGTTTGTAGTAGTTGTGCCAACATCTGTAACATTTTGAAAGGACGAATTATTACTAATTGTTACAGTACCAGTGTTTGCGTTTACAATTGTTCCCGGGCCTGCATAGATTGCCTGCACTCCAAGATTTGTAATAACATACGAAACATACGGACCAGTTGTGCTAATGTATGTTACGCCGATACCTGTACCTGATGTAGGCGCAACTGACGTAATAACTCGATTTTGATTTTCAAAAATTTCTACTGCATACAAGCTATTCCATTGATCTGTTGCAGCACCAAGACCTCTAGAATTGGTAGGAGCGGGTACTATACTTCCGTTTACAACAAATGTATTACTAGGACTTGTATAAGTTATGCTGCCGTGTGTTCCATCGGCCGCCATTACATTAATGGAGTTTCCTACAAATAAATCACCTGCAATTCCAACGCCACCGGCAACAGTTAATGCTCCACTGATAGATGAAGTGGATGCAGTGGACGAAGTAATTGAGATACTATGAGAAGAAGTTGATCCTCGAACTACTACTGAATCTAATGTATCAATATTTCGAAGAGTAACCGAACCTGTTGATCCGCTTGCAAACAGCCCGGCAGGGTCAACGATAAGTTGGCTCACTCCTAACGATGCTACTGTTGCACTTGTTAAAACGGCCAGCCCGTTACTAAAGATTTGGTTAGCGTAGAGGCTTCCGCCAATACCAACTCCACCTGCAACTGTTAACGCACCAGTGTTAGTTGATGTCGATACTGTTACATCAGTGATGTGTAGTAAATTGTTTGTTGTAGTAGAGATTGCACCTGACACCCCTTGTGGACCTTGAGGACCAACAGGGCCGGTATCACCTTGTATGCTAGGTGATGCATCAACCCACATATTGTGTGTACCATCATTATAGTAAACACGTAAGATGCCAACTGTGCTATCCCACCAAAACTTTCCAACATACGGAAGCAATGGGGGAGTATCGCTTATCTCAGCTGATCCGCCTCCCACTGGCTGTCCATTGACAAAAATACCAGTTGCACTAACAATGCCTGCTGTTAAAGTAGTAAAGGTAGCACTTGCAGCTACCCTTGTACCAATTGACATATTATCAATAGCGCCTAGTGTAGTAGGATTAATATCTACTGATCCAATGCCCTTTGGAGTAATAGTTACTGAAGAATCAGTCGGAGCAATAAACACTGCTCCAAATGCATTTAACGAGCCACCCACTTGCACATCTTTACTAACAAGTAATCCGCCGTCTATTAAAACAGTAGTCAATGTGTTTAAGAATTTTGCAGTATTTGTTACTGTTAAATCAATAATAGTACCAGTATTAAACGTTAACGAATTACCGTTAATTAAAATGTTTCCATTTAAATTTAATGTGCCTGTTCCATTTGATTGTATGCTTAGGTTTCCATTCGGAGTCTGTGTTTGCATAATACTATTGGCGAATGTTACTCCGCCAATAGTAGTTGTAAACCCTAACTGTCCGTTTGGACCTGTTACTAGTGTATAACCTGTAGAGGTAGTTGGGGTTTTTCCCAGTGCTAGCTGTGCACCGGGCAGTGTAATGAATATGGTTGAGGTACCCGCGGTACCCTTTAGCGGTTGGCCGCCGTTTAATAGACTAGGCATTGGCTGTCTCTAATATACTTAATGTTAGCTTTACTACTCCGCTTTCGTCTGCATAAGCAATCACGCTATCTAAACTTTCAATAATCATCTTTCCTGATAATAAGCTTGCAGCATTATTTGTCGGAATTGCATAACCCAATACTTGTTCAGTTGTAACATTCCCGCTTTGTCCACCATTCCCTTGAGTGTCGGGCAATATAGGAAGATTTCTATGGTGAGCAAAGCTAACTAAATGCTGACTTACTTGATCAATGTTTGCTGCATTAGCCATTAATACAATAGCAGTAGTACCCACTGGTGCTGTGTATACTTTAGCAGTTGGATCGTTTGTTAAGATCGCTGTCTTAGTTTTGAATACGTTTAAGGGTAATAATGCCATTTTTAGATTCCTTCAATTGCCAATATGAATGGCGTTAAGTTTGCAAACAACGACTTTGTAAATGTTCTACCGCTTAATACACCAGTTGCTTGACTGATGACTAATCCTGTACCAATTCGGAAGTCACCGTTTTGGTCAGTTGAAGTAAAGAACACCTTACCATTATTTAACTGAACTGTCTCTTTACTCTGCACAGGATCTGCAACACCTACTTGAGGTAATGCACCATAGTTTGTTCCAGCGCCCACGTATTCAAACAAGTAGCCAGAAGCTGACATATACGAACGTTGATAAAAGTTTACAATAGAACCATTCGGGAATAGCCCAACGTCTGTTACGTTCTCTTCAAGTTGAACTAAGTGATGTGTTCCTGCTGTTGCATAATAGCTCTTTCCTGCTACAATTGCATTATAGTTTCCACCGTTGGCTAAGTCGTAACTTAGAGCATCAACTAGCAAGCCCACATCTCGGCGGCACTTATCTTTATTATATGCTCCAAATGTACGATTGATATACGAAATAACTTCTGCAACAATAAATTCTCTGTTTGCTTCTAACATCTTTGCTGCATTTATTACATTTGTACTTGTGCTACGGATTTGCGGAATAGGAGTTCCAGGTAATGCAACTCCGGGGCCGTTATTGATAATGTTAGTAATAACATCAACATCGCCCTTAACAATAGCAGCTTCGGCAGCAGTTCCAGTCGGTAAATTAGTTATTTGAACTTTTGCCGACTGATATGTTGTAACTGACTGACCGAGAACAATCTGTTGAGTGATCGATTTAATATAATCGTATGCAGCAGTTACTTCGATAATCTCATTCGGTACCGCAGTAGATGCGCCGTTGTGTGCAAAATAGTAAACTCCGCTTTGAATAGCTTGTCTATTTCCACCATATAACAAGTCAAAGCTCACGCTGTCGATCATAAAGCCAACATCGCGGTAACATTTTGCCGAGTCGTAAATAAAGCCAGGTGTCTTAGAGTTCTCTACATATGCAACTGCCTCAGTTTGAATATAAGTTTTATTTGCCTGTAATAAGTTATAAGCACGTACAACGTTAATATTAATATTTGCAGTAAGATTATTTGGAATAATCTTATTAGTAACTCCGACTGTGCCGTTAGCTAAGATATCAAGAATCACCTTAAAGTCAGTGTCAATTGCATTAGCTTCAACACTCGATGCAATTGTTCCGCTTATTTGGGTAAGGGTTGTTTGGTATCGTGTGCCGCTTGCAACACTTCCTGAAATATTTTGAATAACTTGTTTTGCAAGACTGTTTACATAATTGATTGTGTTAGTTGTAGTAGTAATTTCACTCGCAATTGCACCGACATATCCTGTTTTGGTTATGCTATTTACAAATGCAACAGTTTCTGCTCTTAAGAAGTTTCTATTTGCATGTATTAATGTTGCAGCATTTATCACATTTGCGTTCACTGAACGAGTTAGACCAATCGACTGTCCAGGTTGCGCAGTGCTTGGACCGTTTGATATAATATCTGTTATTACACTAATTTCAGATTGTGCCAATAATACTTCAGCAGATGTACCCGGTGTTCCACTCGTAACTTGTGCTGTAGCAGTTTGATAAGGTGACGCGATCGGAGTAGCTGTAATAATATTTGATAATAATGATTTTAAGTAGTTATACGCTTGAATCGACACTGCTTGTTCACCAGGCAATGCAGTTGAAGTACCATTGAAACTATAATAGTAAACTCCGCTTTCGATTGCTTGTAAGTTACCAGTGTATAGCAAGTCGAAGCTTACTGAATCAACCATATAACCTACATCACGAGCACACTTAGTCTGATCATATATAAATCCAGCTGTCTTAGTTGCGTTTACATATGCCACTGCTTCAGCTTGAATGTATGCTCTGTTAGCTTGTAAAGTTGCATATGCATTTTGAACATTTACGGTACCGCTTGCAACAATTCCGTTTGGAATAATTGCATCAGTAATTCCTGCTACTCCAGAATTTATAATACTCAAGATAACATTAAAGTCATTAACAATAGTAGCCTGTTCAAATGCAGACGCAATAGTTCCACTTATATTTTGCGTTGCAGTTGACTGATAACGAACGCCGCTGGTATCATTTAATATAACCTTTGCTGCTAAATCTCTAACATATGCAATTGCATTTGTTGTTGTAGTTAATTCATTTGCAATTGCACCTACATAGCTTCCGTGATTCCAATACTGAACTCCGGAGAAAGTAGCTTGTGTTTGGCCGCCAAACAACAAATCTTGTGTTATTGCGTCAACAATTAGTCCAGTATCACGAGAACACTTAACTTGATTATATGTAAAGTTGCTTGTTTGATTCCAATATTGAATACCTGCAAAAGTTGCTTGGCTTGATGTGCTAAACAACAAATCTTGTGCTAGAGCATCAACAATTAATCCAGTATCACGAGCACACTTAGTTTGATTATAAGTAAATGTTTTACCAAATGTGTTATTGATGTACGCAATAGTTTCAGCTTGTATAAATGTACGGTTAGATTCAAGTAAGTTACCTGCATTAACAACATCAGTAGTAACACTTGGCACTAAACCTAACGATGTAGGAGCAGCGGCTGAGCTTGGACCGTTTGCAATAATGTTTGTAATGACGTCAACACTGCCTTGAGCAAGCAACGCCGTTGCATTTGTACCAGTAAACGCAGTAATTACTTGCGGGACTACTGATTGGTACGTTGTTACCGTAGTTCCAAGAATAATATTTGGAATAATTGCTTTAATATGATTGTAAGCTGCCTTAATTTGGATAGATTCTCCAGGTATCGCACTCGATGTACTAGAGAAACCATAATAGTAAACACCTGACTGAATTGCTTGACGATTGCCACCGTACAATAAGTCAATACAAATAGAATCGATCATGTAACCAACATCACGATAGCATTTAGCTTGATTATAAGTGAAGGTAGGTGTTCTGGATTTTTCAACATAAGCCACAGCTTCTGCCTGAATATATGCCTTATTAGCTTGTAACACTGCAAATGCATTTTGTACAGCAGATATCCCACTCTTAGTTAAACTATTCGGCACAATGATATTAGTAACATTTGCAGTACCGTTAGTTAAGATACTAGTAATAACATCAAAGTCGGCACCGACTATTGCTGCTTCAGCAACTGTTCCGGCAGGAAGGATTACATTTTGTGTAGCAGTTGACTGGAATCTAATACCTGCTGTGATATTTTGTAATACTTCTTGTGCTAATACTTTCACATAGTTAATAGAACCAATAGTCGGTGTTAACTCGCTTGCAATCGCACCAACATAGCCTGACTGATTCCAGTACTGTATACCAGCAAATGTTGATTGACTTGTTCCACCAAATACTAAGTCTTGGGCAATTGCATCAACAATTAAACCAGTATCGCGATAGCATTTGTCTTGATCGTATACAAATGTTAAGTAAGTGCTATCAACATAAGAAATAATTTCATCTTGTAAGAAAGATCTGTTCTTTGTCAATAATCCAGCAGCATCTGCAAAGCTTGATACAGTAGGGCCGGTCTTTGTAACTGCCGGGGCTGAAGTAGGACCATTCTTTAAAATGCTATTAATTAAATTGCACTCGCTTGTAATATAAGTACCAGCACCAACACCGCTTAATGTAAAGTCAAATACTTGTGATGTAGCAGTTTGTAAAGGAGTAACTGACTGATTAAGAATAATTTTCTGTGTTAAGCTATTCAAATAATTAATTGAATTAATTTCTGCTTGGCCCTGTAATCCCGGCAACAAGAATGTACCGGGGGTTACTGGATCAGCAGACACAGTGCTTGATAATACTGTGTAATATGCCTTTCCGCAAGAGAATAAGTTAAAATAATTTGCATTATTTGGGTCGCCGCCACCTGAATTTAGCGGATAGTTTAGCGTAATTGTTTCAAAATTTACGTCTGAAACAATTGTTCCAGGTTTTACGTAAGGTTGATTATTAGTGTCTGAAGTTTTACCGTACTGATCTCGAACATAGAAACTTTGTCCAATTACAATACCTGTAGTATCTACTCCGGAAATATTAATTGTTCCAGTAACTAATACACCAACGTTTGAATTTCCTGTTACAAATCCAGGGAATCCTTGAAGGTTTTTATAGTCTGCAGGCGGTTCAATTTCCATAACTAACGCAATGTGAGGACGTAGCTTTGGATCAGCAATATATACTTGAATTGCACCTTGTTGTGGATACACGCCTTGTGGATAATAAGGAGCAACTGGTGGATTATATACATAACCCGAGAATTCTCTCTTTCCATACCCTTTTGCAGACAAGCAAATATCGCCGAAGTTACTGTTTGAGTTTGTAATAGAGCAAATGCCGCCGTTTTCAACTGTTACCGCATTTGAACAGAAGATCGTGAACACCGATACTAACTGTGCATAGCCGTTGTTAGTAATCTTAACACCGTTACCACCTTGGTTCAATTGCGTAAACGCATCAAAAACAAACGATTGAATAGGTGAACGATCAGATATCACGCCGCCGTCAATTAAGGCGCCGCCATTTGAGCCGATCGCATTTAATCTACGTTGCTGCCAACGGTCAGGCACATCAGGATCAAGCAACGGATAAACTGCTGTTTGTCCAAAGTATAGTGTCTGGCTATCGCCAAATCCTACAGTACTTTCACTAATATCAACTTGATATTGATTATTTCCCAATGAAGTAACATTAGTAACTACTGGTGCAATTCTAACATCGTCACGACTTAGACCAGTTTTAACAAATATTCCGTTTCCTTCAAACACAGACGGTGCAAGTGACGGGCCGCCTTCGATAATATTAGAAATAATATCATAGTTTCTTATTACGGATAATGTTGCGTTTGCACCCTTATCGTAGAATGGTAAAAATACCTGAGAATTTACAGTAGATTGTACATATGCAATAACTTCTGATTTGATAAAGTCACGATTTGCTGCAAGTAATGCCGCTGCATTGTTAACAAATGCGTTGTTACTACGAGTTAATGGAATATTAGTAGGTGCTCCGGCTACTTTTGGTCCATTGTTAATAATATTTGTAATCTTATCAATATTATCAGTAATTATTGCTACTTCTGCTGAAGTTGCTGCCGGCAATCCTGTAACTTGAGTTGCTCCGCTGTAGTTACTCAATAAAGGTGTTGCTGTTACAATACTCGATACTAACACTTTCATGTATTCGTATGCGTTTGTTGATGCTACTTGCTCTTTTGGTAAGCTTGTGCTTACACCATTATAACCCCAATAGTAAACACCTGACTGAATTGCTTGACGATTTCCGCCATACAATAAGTCAAAGCTTACTGAATCAACAATGTATGCAACATCTCTCGAACACTTTGCCTTATCGTATTGGAAAGTAAGTTTATTATTGATATACGCAATTGTTTCTGCTTTAATAAATTCTCTGTTTACAGTTAGGTTATTTGCAGCATTTAGTCTATTTGCATCAGTACTTGCTACAAGACTAATAGGCGATTTTACACCTACAACGTCTGGACCATTTTCGATGATGCTAATAATTCTAGATGCTTCGTTATTAATTGCAGTAGCAGCAGATTCTCCTGCTACCGGCATTAGTGTAACTTGTTGAACAGTAGTTTGTAAAGGAGTTACTGGAATATTTCGTATAATTCGATTACTTAATATTTTAATAAATTCAAAAGCTGCAATTGTTTGTGGAATTTCAGTTGGAATTGCACTTGCATTGCTGTTGAATGAGAAATAGTAAACACCTGACTGAATTGCTTGACGATTGCCGCCGTGCAATAAGTCAAAGCTTACTGAATCAAGCATGTATCCTACATCTCTTGCACACAATGTCTTATCATAAACAAACCCAGGAGCCTTTGTTGCTTCAACAAACGCTACAGCTTCTGCCTGAATATATGCTTTGTTTGCCTGAAGAGATGCGTATGCATTTTGCACAGTTGATGTTGTTAACGGAGCAATTCCGTTAGCCACGATTTGATCAGTTACTCCAGTTGTACCACTTGTCAATATGTTAACAATTGTTGTAAATTCAGATGATAGTTTAGTAACTTCTGAGATTGTTGCAGCAGTACCTGTTGTATTTTGTACAATAGAACCAATTCCGGACTGATACCTAACGCCAGATAAGTTATTTAAAATAACTTTCTGTGCAAGACTACTTACATAGTTAATTGCATTTGTAGTAGTAGTTAGTTCACCTGCAATAGCACCGGTATATCCAGCCTGGCTCCAATACTGTAACCCTGCAAAGGTAGACTGGCTGTTAGCAGAAGTTGGGTATGCAAGATCTAATGCAATACTATCTACAATTATCCCTGTGTCTCTTGCACATTTAACAGGATCGTATTTGAATTGCATGCTGGTCTGAATCCAAGCTTCTACTTCTGCTTGGAAATACTGTTTATTTGCTTGCAATAATGCATAAGAATTCTTTACACTATTAATATTACTTGCAGTTAAGCTGTTCGGTACAATTACATCTGTAATTCCAGTAGTACCCGTTGTTAGAATATCAGTAATTACAGTAAAGTCATTGCCGATAATAAGTTGTTCGGCTGCGGTACCTAACGATCCACTTACTACTTGAGTTACTGTTGACTGATAACGAATTCCGGTAGTATCGCCTATAATTGCTTTTTGTGCAATAGATTTTAGATAGTTAATTGCAGCAGTGGTAGTAGTAATTTCACCTGCAATTTTTCCAACATAGCTTCCGTGGTTCCAATATTGAATACCAGAGAATGTAGATTGGCTGCTTCCGCCGAATAACAAATCTTGTGCTAGTGCATCAACAATTAAACCAGTATCACGTGAACACTTAGTAGAATTGAATACAAAAGAGCTCGATGTAACTGTAGTGTTGTTAATAATCTGTAACGAAATCTGTTTTGCGCGTGCAATCGCTGCTTGAGTTTCAGTTACTTGATTAGGATTACCAAATTTTGCATTTGCAATTACACTTTTTCCACCTGTCCAGTATGTTACACCGGCTTCGACTGTTTTTGCATTTGAATTTAAGATAATATCTTGGCTAATTGCATCAACAATTAATCCGGTATCACGATAGCAACGCTCTTGTGCATATACAAAGTTTGGATATACTTGATTAATCCAATTGATAACTTCATTTTGGATAAACTTTCTGTTTGATTGCAACAAGACTTCTGCAGATACTGAACCCCAATCTGGACCATTTCCTATTTGTTTAACAGGTGCGGAGCTTGGGCCGTTTATAATAATTCCATTAATAATCCCGGCAAGTTTTGAAATTGCAGGACCAGCAGTAGCACCGTTGGTAACAACAGTATTAATTACTTGCGGAGAAGTTTGGTAAGTGTTTAATAAGTTTGTTGCAGTAACATTTGCAATTACGCTTTGCGCCAATGTATCGATGTAAGTAATTGCGGCAGTTGTTTGTGTAATTTCTGTCGGAATCACACTAGTTACACCGCTCCAATATGCAAGGCCGGCTTCGACCGACTTTTCATTTCCACCAAATGCTACATCGTACGCAATATTTTCAAGGATGATACCTACGTCACGGAAACACTTTGCACGATTATATACAAATCCAGTATCTAACTGATTAACATACGCAATAGTTTCTGCTTGGATGAATGATTTGTTTGCTATTAATAAATTATAAGCATTTACAATATTAGTATTTGTGCTTGCTGTTAATCCTATTGGAGTAGGAGTAATAGCTGCGCTTGGACCATTATTGATGATGTTAGTGATAAGGTCTAAGTTTGAATACAGAACACTAAGAGTGGCAGTAGTTGCTGAAGGAAGGCTTGTTACTTGTTTTACAGCATTGCCGGCAGTCGTTGTAATTTGTTGACCGGTAATAACCTTTCCAACAATGTTTCTAATATGGTTATATGCGGCAACTGTTTGTGGAATTTCTTTTCCTATAGCTGACGACGAACCGTTAAAGTTGTAATAGTACACACCGCTTTGAACGGCTTGTCTATTTCCACCATGTAATAAGTCGAAGCTAACAGAATCAAGCATGTAACCGATATCTCGAGCACACTTTACTTGATCGTAAACAAATCCAGTTAATTGGCTACTAATATATGCCACAACTTCAGCAGCAATAAAATTTCTATTTGCTTCAATAATTGTAGATGCATATATTACATTTGCATCGGCTGAACTTGTTAAACTAATCGGTGAAGGAGTTGCTGCTACGCTTGGGCCATTAGTAATAATGTTAGTAATAACATCAACTGCTGATTGCGCTGTTATTACTTGTGCAGTAGTTCCCGGAGTACCGAATACTTGTGCCACAAGTGTTGACGAAGTTTGGTAGCTTACTGGGATAGGCGCATTTTCTACAATATACGGAAGAATATCTCTTAAATGCTTATATGCAGATAGTGTATTTGACAATTCGTTAGCTGGTATTGCTCGTGCAGTACTCGAATAGCCGTAATAATAAACACCGCTTTGAACAGCTTGTCTATTTCCACCATATAACAAGTCAAATGCAATACTGTCAATCATGTATCCTACATCTCGGGCACACTTTGCTGGATCATATTGAAAGCCTACTGGCTTCACTAATTCAACATACGCAACAGCTTCTTGTTCTAAGTATAATTTATTAGCTTGAAGAATCGCATAAGCACGTTGTACGTTTACATTTGCGCTTGATACTAAACCGTTCGGCACAATAATATCAGTTACACCGGCTGTTCCGTTTGTTAAAATGTTAGTAATAACTCCGAACTCGGCAACAATTGCTGTGGCTTCTGCTCCTGTTGCTGGAGAAAGGTTTGCAACTTGCACACCTGTTGAATATCGTGTTCCGGTCAAATCGTTAAGAACTACCTTAGCTGCGATGCTACTTACATAGTTAATTGCTGCGGTAGTAGTAGTAATTTCGTTAGGTATTGCACCAGTATATCCTGCTTGATTCCAATATTGAATACCAGCAAATGTTGATTGGCTTATTCCATTAAACAATAAATCTTGTGCAACAGCATCTACAAGTAACTTAGTATCACGTAAACATTTTGCTTGATTAAATGTATCATGCTGAGTATTAATATATGCAATAGTTTCAGCTTCAATAAATGACTTGTTTGATTGAAGTAAGTTATAAGAAGCAATTGCACTCGGAGTTGTACTTGCAACACCGTTTGATTCGATAATATCAGTTACACCTACTGTTCCGTTTAATATAATCGAATTTATAACACTAAATTCGCTTGCAACTTTTGCAATTTCAATAGAAGTTGCAGTAGTGCCAATAGTAGTAACCTGAGATACTGTATTTTGGTATCTAGTTCCAGTTGTATTAGAAATAACTTGTTGAGCAAGCGAACTAACATAATTAACCGCGTTACTAGTAGTTGTAAGTTCACTAGAAATCAATCCAGTATACCCTGCTTGATTCCAATACTGTAACCCAGAAAAGTTACTTTGTGTTTGTCCGTTATACAACAAGTCAACTGCAATACTTTCTACAATTAATCCAGTGTCGCGAGCACACTTAGGTTGATTATAAACAAAGCCAATGCTATATAGTTGATCAATATAGTTGATAACTTCAATGGTAATAAACGACTTGTTAGCTTTAATAATGTTAACTGCATTTGTTACCGATGCAGTATTAGTTGCTGTCGAACTAATTGGCACAGGAGTGTCAGCTGCATCAGGCCCTGCATTAATAATTTCTGTAATCTTATCAACCATTGATTTCAATACAGTAACTTCTGCAGAGGTTGCAGCAGGATAAGATGTTGTATCTTGAGTACTAATGTTACCTTCAGACTTTACAATCGGCTGATTTAGTAAAATGTTTTCAATAATACTTTTAATTCTGTAATATGCTGCTGTTGTTTGCGGACGCTCATTTGCAATTGCACTTGCAGTTCCTGAGAAGCCGTAATAATAAACACCGCTTTGAATAGCTTGACGATTCCCGCCATATAGTAAGTCAAAACCAACACTGTCGATCATATATCCCACATCACGGCGGCATTTTGTTTGATCGTAACTAAACAACGGAGTTTTGGTTGATTCTATATATGCAATAGTTTGGTCTATTAGATATGCTTTATTAAGTTGAAGATTAGTATATGCATATTGAGCAACCGTGGAAACTGCCGTAGTTCCGTTCGGTACAATAATATCAGTAACTCCAGCAGTTCCATTACTTAAAATAGTAGTGATAACACCGAAGTCTGCTGCAATTGTATTAGCTTCAGTTTGAGTAGCTATAAAACCAGTTAACGTTTGAGTAGATACTGTAGCATAACGAGTGCCGCTAGTATCGTTCTTTATAATCTTTTGTGCTAGCCCACTTACGAAGTTAATTGCATTCGTAGTAGTGGTTAGTTCGCCCGCAATAGCACCAACATATCCTGCTTGATTCCAATACTGAAGGCCGGCAAAATTACTTTGAGTAAATCCGTTGCCTCTGAAAACTAAGTCACTAATCAAGCTGTCGATAATAATTCCAGTATCGCGGCGGCACTTTACTTTGTCATATTGGTAATATGTATTGTTTATATCGATATAAGCAATAACTTGTTCTTGAATAAATGGTTTATTTGCTAACAACAAGGTGCGAGCATTAACATAATCAATTGGTGTTGGTCCAACATTAATAGTGTCGCCTGCCTTTACTACACCCTCAGATATTGTTACTAACATTGTAGTAGTATTCGACACCCAAGTAGCTTGTCCAACACCTGATGGAATTTGCACAGTTTGATTTGGACGGAACATTGTACCGTCATATAACCACGGTCCAGATTGATTGGTACAGTTTTGAATGTATGGAGAATAGAAAACGTCAATCTTTGCATCATTACCGTAATTAGGTTTAAATGCGACAGCATATGCACCGCGATTCGAACTTGAATTATACCCGATTCCAGGTAGAAGACCGGACTGTCCGTTTGAGAACTGCATCTGTGCTAGATAATTTCCCGACTTAACCCAAAACAAATCTTGTGTTTTATGTATTGGTTCGATAAAAGTTGTACGAAGATCTGAACCAATAACAGAAGTTAAAGGCTTTAATTCAATAGGATTATTTTCGTAGTAATGTCCTGGAGATACTTTAATACTTGTACCTTCCTTATAGAACGGACTGCGAACAGCGCCACTAATTGTACGGCATGCACGAGTAGGATCCATAGAGCGACCATCATTTGTGTCGCTTCCATCCATTGTAACATACAGCACATTGCTTGTTACTGGACCAGTACCTAAAGGATTATCGCCCCATACACGGATATTACTATTGATATTTGTTACGCTACCTGGGCCTGGACTAATGTTTACATCTTGTCCTGGCAAGCCGGTCATACTGCCTGCGATTAAATTATTTACATAGGCATTTGCCCATGTTTGTTCTTCACTACCAATACTATAAGTATTTGCAGTCTGAGGAATGATGTCAGAAACAATTTCAGCAAACAAGCTCAATGTATCTGAGCCAGTCATATTTCCAACTTGCACACTACCTGCCGCAGTAATATTTCCCGTTGCGTGTAAATTTCCGCTTACTAGTGTATCATTATTTAAAACAATTTTTGTATCTTTTGCAGACTGAATTATTAAATCGTTAAGAGTATTTACTATGGAACTTGCTGTGAAATTTAAATTTCCCAACGTTGCATTATTATTAACAGTAAGTGTTCCACCATTTACAATAATCGATCCGCCAGTTGTAATAGAAACAGTCGATCCGGGATTAACACCGAACGTGCTACTGCTTACTGATACGTTGCCGAATGTTTGATTACCTGAACTAGATTGTTGCCACGCAAAACCGTTCCAGGTATATACTGTTGTAGTACCTGGGATACTGTATTTTTGTCCTACAGTAGGATTCAGTGGAAAGTTTAATAATGCCATAGTATATTCTTATTTTAAATAGTTGTAACCTGCACCCAAATTCTTTGAGTGCCATCTTGTATATATTGAAACCAGGCGTGTACAGTCGGGTCTGTACAAATCCACTGGTCGCCCACTCTCGGATTCGCTGGAGCAACGGTTGCAGTCGAGGTAACAGTAACCGCCGGTGTATATAATAAATTATTTTCGTGTGGGTTTCCATCAAAACTGTAAACACTTCCGGTTACTCCTACACCGCCAGCAACTTGTAATGCACCAGAAGTGGTAGAAGTGGAAGTCGCTGTTGAATATAAAAATGTAACACCTAATACTGTTGCAGAATTATTGATCGATATTGCGCCGCCGATGATCGCGTCTTTAGTTATGCCGACACCACCTGAAATTTGCAATGCACCAGAAGTGGTAGAAGTGGAGTTTGTTCCAGTTGTGATTAAAACTGTACTTAAGAATGTTGCAGTGGAACTTGCATCTAAACTCTTAACTGAAGCATTCCCGCCAACATGTAAATTTTCAGCAATACCTACTCCACCTGCAACTACTACAGCGCCAGTCGATGTGCTGACTGAACTGGATAAGTTTGTTACAAAAACTTGTCCAACAATTGTTGCAGTGTTTAATACAGTAAGTGAAAGTAATTGAGTTGCAGTGTTTACAACTAATCCAAATTTTGGATCGAATGTATTTGTGGGAGTAAAGTCTGTCTTAATACCGATGCGACCGGTAGTAACATCTAGATATAATAAAGTTGTTTCAAACGATAAATCAACTCCGTCCCGAAGCAAGTTTTTCGATAATAGCGGACCCGATATGCGACCTACAGCCATGCTTGCTCCTCAAGACCCCGTGTTGCACGGTTAACCACCTTTCATTGCGGGTTTACCACAGTACAATCTGCTAATTTCTTAGCATCAGTACTATTTATATCAATTGGTAAAAAGGGGTTACTTACGGTATGAACACGTAGCCATCGAAGCCGAGTAATGAAACAACTGGCTTGAATGGTACTGGCAGGCTATCAGGTTTAAAATATATGTAAGTACCGGATGCAGTAAATGACGTTGTCAACACTGTAGTTTCTGCTACTATACCGCTTGCCGGTTGGCTTAATGTAATAGTTAATGATGTTGCACTTGTAGATGCAATAGTTGTGCCAGGGGCGATTCCAATTCCAGAAATTGGATTTCCTACATTAAAATCTGCAACAGAATTTACACTTACAATACTAGTTCCAACCAACGTTGTAACCGATGCAGTCGTTTGTGCAGTAATTGCAGGAGTATAAAATGAAGTTGATACTACTGAGTTAAAAGGTAATGCTACAGTTACCCCGGAGTTAATTGTCACTGTAGTGCCAGTTAAGTCAACTGAGGATATTGTTGTTCCCGGTGCAATTCCTTTTCCAGTTATAAAATTTCCCACACTAAAATTACTAACATCATTTACTGGTAACACCGTGGCATTGATAGACACTGCCGAAACCAACGAAGTTGCAAACGAAGCTGTAAAATTACTTCTTGCAAGTGTATAATTGATGTTAGCGATTTGAGGAACGTTCTCAACATATACCATAATATTTTGAGGACGACTTGCATCGATATTATATTTCAAAGGACCAAAATAGGAATTAAAATAATTTCCATTAGTAAACACTTGTTGAGTAACATTTTGTTGAGCATTGGTTTTAAACAACGACCAAGTTCCATTAATAAATCCTTCAAAGTTTCCGCCAACAGGAATGTCTACATTATATCGAATGTCACCATTCACTGCATCTTTTGGTCGATAAGAAGTATCGCCGCTCGGAACCTGCATACTAATTTTTGAGGTTGTGACTATTTTGTCGTCTGCATGGACAGCAAAACGATCACTCATAGGATCTTTACGATTTAACGGTAATTTTTTATAAAATTTCATTATGTATTCACTGAGCTAATAGTTGAGATAACAATACCGGCATCTACTTGAGCATAGATAGCATCTTTATCTTCTAAAATAAATCTTTCTGTATCTAACACAAAAGTTTCTGCGGGAGGAATAATTACCCCTTTAATAACTTGATTTACAAGACTGGATGCATTTTGTGGGAATGGTACAATATAAACATCTAACGCAGCAGTTGATGTAGATACATTACAAAATATTGCAGTAGTTATAGCAGACTGGCTAGTTGACGAAAAAATTTGAGAAATCGTTAAATTTGAAATTTGGTGGTTTGTTATCATGGTGATCCTAAAATATTAAACTGTAGACTAAGGCTTTTTTACGACTTACCATTTCGTCATTTACTACAACTCCGGTAGTGCTACTAGATACATAATATAATCCAGTGCCGCCGCCACCTGGGGCTTTTGAATAAAACCCAATTTGTCCCGAAGCAGGGCGCGGAGTATTTACTGCCGCAAATACTGCCGAACTTGCAAATACAACTTGAGTTGCTGTTGAATTAGTCGATAAGATTAAATCTTGATTTAGATTTGTTGGCAATATAGTGTTGCGAACAAGTTGTATTCCTACAAATTGTGCCGAGATATCAGAGATTCGCATAACAACTGTTCCAGTCGTAATATTGTCGGGGTTATCTGCAAGGTTTCCGTGCACTACTCCAACAATTTCACTTACCGGTGCGGCGGTTAATGCATTGTCAACTAATTTAACATAAGTCGTTCCGGTTGCAATAAAGGTTGCACCGTTGCCGTTTATTGCAAGTTTATTATCAACATATTTCTTATTAGGAATATCATCATCGTCAACTACTCGATCTGCATATCCTGAAGTCCCTGCTACACTTATTACCGCAGTAGGATTTTCTTTTCCAAATATGTTCAACCTAGGAGCACCAGTACCTGCACCAATTGTTGATGCAGAGAACTGATCAATACGAATTGCATTTACTTTAATTGCAGAAAATTTAGGATTGTTTGTTGTTTGACCAATTCGAAATTCAAATAATCCATTTACTTGTCCTACACGCCCGGTGCCGTTCCACACTGCATTTTCATTCCATTCAATAAATGCTGCAAGGTTATCAGTGTCGTTACCTACCCGGCCTCTTGATATTTTAAGCCCGCTAGTGCCGCCTGCGGCAGTGATTCCACCGTTAAATGCAGTAGTTGGTTCGCCGGAATTTAGAGTTATAATATTATCTCTAACATTAGAATTTACAGATTCGATGTAAGTAGTCGTACCTCTTACATCTAAATTTCCGTTAATTACCACATACCCCGAAGTTGCAGTAGTTCCGTTGTTAAGAACATCAAGGACAATACTTCCGCCAGTTGCAGCATGTATTTGGTAGTCGCCTTGTAATTTTAAAACATCAGTTGTCATTGTTCTTAATCCTTTTAACTATTTATTCTTAGTAAACTGTAAGTAAAACCGAGTCTACTGTCATCCCACAGCTATGTGGATAATAAGGATGACTTTGAAATTTTAATATTACACCAAAACTAGGATCTTGCAAAATTGCAGGAGTTAAAGGCTCTCCCCATAAATCAGTAGAACTACCGTATGTTGTTTCATTTAAGATTGTTAAATGCCCTTCGCTATCGGTTTTATAAACAAAATTGTTATTTCCGTAAGGTAACCCTTGATACGTTAGTTGTATAACTTCGTCTACAATTCTTCCCATTCGTTGTGCATTAAGATTTAATTGTAGCCCTGTGATAATAGTAGGCAATTGTACCATTCGAAAATCTGTACAAGTTAACGACCATGTTTTATTTCGTAGGTCGCCAGTTGCCGGGTTTGAAATATGTTTTAAATCTCGCAGTGTTGTCCATCTGCTGTTAAGCAAGAAACCTTCATCTGCCGTTGGCACAGATTTCCATCCAATTTCGTATTCTGGAATTTCGCTAGATTGCGATACACTATTAGGTCTAAAAGATATTGACATTTAAGTTAGGGGACCGAAGTCCCCTATATTGCTTAGATGCTAGCAAGACTTACGATACCTGCAGAGGCACCGCTAATTGTCCAGCCTGCGACAGCGTTTTGTCCGAATAAGAACGAACCGCTTGCTGTGCTTTGTACTAGTACTACCTTACGAGCAGTTAACTTATTAACATAGTATGTGCTACCATTTAAGTCAGTTGCAACTATATTCATAGTTCCTGCTGTTAATGTAGATGTAGTTACTAACTTACACTGACCAACTCCGTCAGATGTTCTAACTAGATATCTACGTGTACTTTCTTGCTTAACAATATCACCTAATGTGCGGGCAGCGCCGCCTGAAACGAATGCAGTAAATGCAAGTGCATTTGCAGTTGTTGTTAATGCAATATTAAATGTTGCATTTGCTCCCGGTCCGCTAATCGACACAGTAGGAATACTTGTGTATCCGCCACCGCCGCTTATCAATGCAACGTTTGTTATTGCACCACCAGCTACAGTAATCGAAGCAGTAGCCGTTACTCCGCCAGCAAGTTGCGGGTTACTAAATGTTAAAGTTGCTGTATTAGCGTAGCCAGTACCAGGAATTGCAACCGAAATTGATGCAACATCTTCGCCGCCGACTGGTGGTGTATTTAAATTACCGAAGTATCTTTTTTTAATTGGACGTCCCATTTTGTTTCTCCATAATGACGTTCTAGGTCCTACGCTGTGGGTACAGCATAATGCCTCAACCGAGGCTGACCCTTTATTTAGTGTTAAATACACTATCTAGGAGACTACTATGGAATTTACGTTAACAAAAGAAAAACTACAAGAATGCTTACCTAATAACAAAGAGATTGATTTATGGTTTCCTGTGTTAGAGAAACAATTTGGTTATTATCAAATCAACACTATTCAACGCGCAGCCGCATTCCTTGCGCAGTGCGGTCATGAAAGTATGGATTTTACAACTACACACGAAAACTTAAATTACTCTGCACAAGGGCTTGCAGGAACATTTAAAAAGTATTTTCCTACAGTAGACGATGCTACTCCTTATGCTCGCCAGCCTGAAAAAATTGCCAATCGTGTATATGCTAATCGTATGGGTAACGGTGATGAATCTAGTGGCGATGGTTGGAAGTTTTGTGGTCGTGGAATTTTACAAATTACAGGACACGATAATTACCATGAATGTTCACAATTCGTTTTTCAAGATAGTAGATTATTAACTGATCCCTCTTGGTTAGAAAGTAAAGAAGGATGTGTTTCGGGTGCTTGCTGGTTTTGGACAAAACATCAACTCAACGATCTTGCAGATCAAGATGACATTAAAGAAATTACACATAAAATCAATGGTGGGTATATAGGATTAGATGATCGCACTACACGGTACAATAGTTGCTGCGATATTTTAGCAGACAAATCTTAAGATTTACTTTTACAATTATCCCCGTGCCAGCGAGGATACGTGTTTACTGAAATAAGTTGTTGACAGTGAGGGCATAGAAGTTTTTTACGTTTCTTACCTATGTTAGAATCGCCGCGTCTACGTTTCTCTTCTTCTGTTTGCTTTCGTCCTCGAATTTTATCACCTATCTTTTTCCGTGTTTCTTCATTTAACGAGCCGTTAAAATCAGGTTGTTTACTTTTGTGATTAGTTGATAAGTTATTTTTCCATTCTTCACTAAACGGGTCTCGTTTCTTTCCTAACTTACTATCAACAATTTTTTGTCGTTGCTCTTCTGTTATTTGATTTCCTAAATTAGCTTGCCTAATTTTCTCTCTTGCTTCAAGTGTCTGAGTCTTACCATACATCCCATTTCCTTCACCTGTAAATTTTACACTTTGTAGAGCAGCATACTCTTGCTTAATCGATTCATATACTCTAGAAGTAATTTTTGTATGATACCGATTGTTAGTAGAGTCTGCCCTCATCATCCTTAATGCGTTCAACATTTGATGATGAGCATATCCTGTAGTAGATTTTACTAACAACCAATGACATATGAAATGTTCTCTTGCCGTTAATACAGATAAATTATCAATATCATCAGTTCCGCCCATGCATCTAGGAATTATATGGTGAGTCTCTGTGTAAACAGATTTATCTATTTTACGGGTTTGACCACGGGCAGTTATTTCGGTGTACCATTTTTCGTATTTGCTCATATCTATATTTATGTTAGTTACCTTTACATTTTAATATATACAGAAATTTAAGTCAACAAAAAACCCACCGAAGTGGGTTTTTATTTTACCAATTAAGTAATTGCTTACTTGAATGATACATTAGAAGAAACGATCTTAACCTTACCTAAGTAATCCGCAGCATTACCAAGAGATGATGCAGTATTGGTTAATTCGACGTAGCCATAGCGGGTGAGAAAGCCAACTACTGGTTCGAATGTTGATGGATCTAACACAACACCAGAACTCATTAGAGGAATGTAAGGGCAATAGAATGCCGCTGCATCTGCTTCTGAGGAACCCTTGTAACCGATAAGGACTTGATTGTCATCATCAGTATCAGGACGATATGCATCAACATACACACGCATAGCACCGTTCAATGTACCAACAAACTTTGTGTTTGTAGGAGCTTCGAAAGTACCTTCTGTTGTACGTGCAAATGCACTTGTTGTTGCTGACTGAAGAATAGTCAACGCTTGGTTGGACACGACAGCCCAGTTACCTGAACCACGACGTGTACGCTGAGCGATCAAGTTGCTTACGCGATTGATCTGAATTGCAAGAGCAGCGTGCTCATCACCAACGAATGTAGCAGTACCTGAAACTAGGGACTGGTCATAAGTTTGTTCAACTGAAGCAAGAGCACGTAGCGAAGCTAAGATTTCTTGGTCGATTTCAGTTGTAATTTCTTGTGCCAAAGCAGCCATGATTTCTGCTTCGATGTCAATACCTTGTTGGGCTTGTGCATCTTGAGCAGCTTCAAAAGTCCAACGAGCTGAAAGCTTGCGGCTCTTAGCTTCGACTGGGCTCTTCAAGATTTGAATGCTCATTCTACGACCAGGTGTACCTTCCATTGCGCCTGTGGAGTTCGCTTTTGGAGTAGTATCATTGTCGTTACCGGAGTAAGCAGCAGCGATCTTGAATGGGCTAAGTGCTTCTTCACCAGCAACTACGTTTGCGCCGCTATCTGCATAGCGAACACGTAATGTGTGGATCTGAGCAACTGGACCAGTCATAGGTTGAACGCCAACGATTTCGTTAGCGATAACTGTTGGCATAACACGACGGATTACTGGAAGAATCACGCGGTTTAGTGTTGCGATATTACCTGCAGAAGTTGCACCAGCGGATGCTGATTCAACCAAGTGACGGCGTGTATTCTCTAAGCATACGCTCATTGAAGAACGACGAGTTCCTTGGAGGCCTTCAAGCAGAGCTTCTTTTGTATCTGACCATCTTTCGTTTAATAGTTGTGACATTTATGTCTCCTTGAATTATTTTAGACCCGCTAATTTGCGGATATCTAGAATGTTGTCTAAGCCTACCTCAGACTTTCTTGCTACGCGATCACCAGTAACTACTTGTGCTGATTCTTTCAAAACAGCAGGTTTTGCTTTTCTAGTTTCGCCTTCTACGACTGCGGGTAGGTATTTCTCAAAAGCAGCAGAAAGTTTTGCAGTCTGAACAGACTCCAAAAGTTCTTTCATGATGCCTCTCTTGTCGGCTCCCAAAGGTGCTAACAGTTCGCCCATTACGTTTGCACGTTCCATCAAATCTTTCTGAGCGCGGAGTGCGCGATTAGAAGATTCAGCTAGTTGTCGTGTCTTAGTTAGAGCAACTCGAGCTTCAGCAATTTCAGTTTCTTTCTTATCTACAATCTTCAACAGACGAGCTGTATCAGACTTTTCGTTAAGATAAGAGTGCTGAAACTCTTGGGCAAACGCTTCAAAAATACGACGACCAAAGCTGTTTGTACGAGCTGAGTCAATATCTTCACGTAGTTGAGAAATCTCTTTACGTAAAGTACCTTCTACAGTTTGTTGAACAGCGCCAGCGGCGCGTTTAATGAATTGTGTTTTTACTTCGTCAAATTTAACTTTAGCGCCTGCAACTAACTTAACTTTCGTTTCAGCTAGATCACGCTTATCTTCAGCAAATTCAGCGATTTCCTTGGCCAATGCGCTTACCACGAATTGTTCAAGTTTTTGGAAGTTTTCAGTAACCTTACTACGATCACTTTGGAATTCCACTAGTTCTTTTGCCAACTGCTGAGCAACAAATGATTCCATGACGCTTGCGTCACTTGACATTTTTTGAACATACTTAGCGCGTGTTTCTGCTAATGTACGCTTGTCTTCAGCTAGTTCGGCCATCTCTGCGGCCAATCTCTCACTCAACATCTTGTCGATTGCTTCAACCATAACACTTTTATCGTGTTCATACTTTGTAGCAAACTCTTCACGAAGTAGAGCGGTGACTTGGTCGCGATTCTCTTGAATCTTTGTTGTGAATGCGGCTTCAACTTCAGAACGAATTTGCTCTGACATTACACCACTTTCAACTAATTGTTTGAATGCGTCCAACATCTATTTCTCCTCGGGCTTATTTTAGACCTTTTATTATCTTAAGGAGTGATTCTTTAAGATATTTTTGGGCCTTTGGATCTTCTTTTACTTCTTGCGCTACACGCCACGAGTTGTACCCACCACGATTGTTCATAAGATGTTCATAAACAGGTGTAGGATACGCACCAGGGGCGCTAGGCTGTGCAACTATGTCAACCGTGATAATCTCAAAATCGGATACTTCGCCAGAGCCTTCGTTAACGTTTCCGCTACCGCGTGAGCTCACGCCAAGTTTTACACCTGCTTCAAGCATGGTCTTAATAAGATTGCCCATAGGCGTTGGCAAAACTTTCATCTTGCCGTAGCCGTTCGGACCATCCATCCACATCTCAGTTATCATGTGTGATACACGGTCTAAATTTACTTTAAGATCATCAGGGTGATCAACTTCGCCTAGAACACTGTAACCGTTTTGAATCTGGTCGTTTAGAGTTTTTACTGCATTGCCAATCTCGGAGACAGGGTATACACGCTGATTTGCATTGCGTATACCACCTTGGATGCAAATACCTTTCAACCAAAGGTTCTTTCCATCCTTCTCATCACTCTCCAAAACAACACGAGCTTGATCAAAACTTAAATGTTCACGAAGGTATTTCACCTGATGTCTCATGATAATTAAGCGTTACGGTGTGGAGCACCAGTCAATGGGCTACGAGTTTGAACGCCGCCAGTTTGACCTGCTTTGTCGCCGCCAGCTACTGCACCGACGCCTGCACCTTCTTTGTTGCCTGGCTTAGGAACTGCCTTAACAGTCTTAATACCCGACTTCACGCCGTCGACATTATGTGTTCCAGCTGAAGTGAACTTGTCACCACGCTTCAATACACCTGTATTCTTTGGCTGGTGTGGTGATTGACCGTCTTGGTTTTCTCCCATACCTTTTTGTGCAATGTTCTTAGCATTTGCGCCAGTTTCTGGCTTACCCTTAGCTGAACTAATTGGGCTGTGCTTAATAACACCACCTGTTTGTCCTGCCTTGTCACCACGTCCGGAACCAACACCTTCACCGTCAGCCATTGCAACGCTTACACGTTCAATATACTCACGCATTGTTTCGCCTTGTGACTTCTTAGCTGTAGTACGGCTTTCTTGCATTGGGAATGCCTCATCTTCTTCGTCGGACTCTTCTTCGTCGTCGGACTCTGCATCGTCAACGCTGTCAAGTGGATCGTTACCTTCTTCGTCGTCATGGACGCCAGGCTCTTTTTCTTCTTCGTTGCGTTCTGCACCCATAAGTGCTTCAAACTCAGCTTGAAGTTCGTCTAGTGCGCTCTTAAGATCTAATACATCATCTTTTGTAGCTGGCTCACTTCCGCCTTCGTCTCCGCCGAATTCGTCACCGCCGAATTCATCACCACCCATTGCATCAGCATCGCCGACTTCACCGCTAAGGTCATCAGTCTGATCTTGAACTGGGAATTCTTCTTCGTTTTCTTCGCCGCCGAAGCCTTCGTCTACTGAGTCATCTTCGTCATCTTCAGATGCTTCATCTACCGATTCATCTTCGTCATCGGTCATTTCTTCTACGGACTCTTCTTCCTCTTCCGCAATAAGGTTTTCATAAATTTCGCGTGACTTTTCTACAACGATTTCGTGAAATAGCTCATTAGCTTTTTCTGTTTCTTCGTTTACAAGATAGTCCAATAATTGTTCGAACTTGCTAGACATGGTTTAAATCTCCTTTTATCAGTTGGCAAGGCTGTCGTGTATATTTACAGCCCAAGTTAATTACTTATACGAAATGCACCAAAAACGGCCGATCTTGAAAAAAATAGGGTATTTAGTGAAAATTTTAAATTTGTGCGGCACCGTCTTCTGGTGGGGGATTGGCATACATTACTCTAATTAAAGCAGCATCTTCCATTGCTTCTTGTTCACGGGCCTCGCCAGCCTGACGCAATTGATTAAGCATTTTTAATGTTAATCTTGTTTTACGAGTATCGTTAACACTTAGGATAGAATCGTCATGGTCAGGATCATAACGTTTATCTTCTTGTTGATCTTCGTCTTCGTCTGTAAAGTAAACAAATTCTCTTAGTAGCATAAGGGTATTTAGCTTACGATGGTTGGGCTGCGCCTGAGCCAGTTGACCCTGGCATGCCAGGTGCAGCTTGGGGCTCTTCCATCGGCATTCCATTTTCATCTTCCATTCCTTCCGGTGGAACTCCTGCTGAATCAATTGCACCCATATCAGCAGCCGCGCCCGATGCTGTTACTCCTGCACTCCGTAATTCTGCGGCAGCACTTGCAGCATTATTAGGATCTTCAAGATTCTCTTCCTTCCATTTTGTTTCGTTTTCTACAATCTCTTCGTCAGTTAGTCCTAAGAAACGTTTCATTGCAAACCGTTTACTTAGATATGGAACTGCGATCATCTGTCCAAAAACTCCAACTCGCACACCATCCATTTCTGCTTGGCGGTATGATGCAAAGTTTTGTGGTGGGTTAAACTTTAGATCAAAAATACCTGGATCTATGTTTAGTCCCTTATTATGCAAGTATAATTTGAATTCGTTATTAAAATGATCGTTAATTAAACTTTGTAGTCGTTCACAGTATTTGTTAAACCTGAGTTCTTGAATATATGCGGTCCCGACTCGTCCATCATTAAAAGATGAGCCTCCATCGTCCGGACCAGTTGGTAGATAACTACTAGGAATGCGCAAAGCCCTAAACAACTTATTAGTAAAGTAACGTAAATCATCAATTTCTCCGAGGTTTGTTCCGCCCGGTAGTAATTCAACCTTACTTCCTCTACCTTCGGCGGTTTGCGGGAAAAAGTAATCTTCGTTTATACTTAATGGATTATAACTTGCATCTATAACACTTGACCCGCCCCCGGTCATACTTGGGATACGGCGTTGGTTAACTTCGTTCTTTACTCGCTCTACAAAGCCCATTGCTAAGTGACTTGGCATGTTTCCTACATCAATATAGAAAACACGACGTTCCGGCGCTCTTTGTACACGGTATATAATAATGGCGTCTTCCAGCAGTTCTTTCTGCTTATAGACCTTAAAAATGCTCTCTAATAGACTGTTTCCGAACGGAAAGTTGTTATCTAACCCCTCTGACATAGAAAGGTGAATAACGTGCTTTGCATCGATTGCAAACTGATTTTGATTCAGTTGGAATCGGCCACCCGTATTTGAACTAACTGATCCGGCCGCTTTTCCACTGTTTCCGCCACCGCCGGATGCAAACGAGCTAGATCCTGGGGTACCAGTAGTATTACTAGGATTAATTGCTGTAACTGTTAAGCTCTGTAAGTTAACATTTAAGTCACGGATAACATATTGTTCGGGCTTTTTTCCTTCGCTTTCGTTTACAATAACACGGTCAATTTTGTTTGGATCAATATACATCCAAGTGTCTGTTTCCGGGTCGCGAATGAAGAAACTGTCACCGTATTTGAAACAGTTACGGACAATTTTAAAGATTCTATTGTGGAATTTGTTTAGCTTAGTCCACTGTTGAAGATACTTTTTAAGTACTTTAACTTCAGTTGATGTAGCTTGTTCGCGAAACTTTAAAGCAAACGGCGTGCCATTTTCTTCGTTTGTCTGAGAACAAAATTCTGCTAAAATATCAAGAGCAGCGTTAACTTCACTATCAGTATCCATTGTGTCGTACTGACCGTATCGTTCTAATCTGTTCGGGTGTCCTGAGTAAACATCAGGCAAATAGCTCGAATAGTTTGTACGACTTGGATTTGCACGACTACTGGAACTACCAACTGTGCTTTTCGAACCGTCAGTGTTAACCGGGGTAAAATACTTTTTCCATGCCATTAATCATTATCCTTTTAGTCTATTACCACCTGCTGCCATCAAGTCCTTAGTGCGTCTTGTGTTGTCAGAAGTATCTCGAGTTGCTTGTAGAAGCAATGCGAACTGTTTATTTAACAGTTGTAGCTCGTTAGTTAAAATTTCTACAGGGTCTTTAGATTTAATAGGAACAGCGGTAGCAGCAGGGTTAGGAGCGTTATCATACGCTGATTTTTCTTGTTTTGCTTTCTCTTCTGAGGCCTTTGCCCGGTCTGCTTTTTCTTTTTCTGGGGAAGGAGCAGGTGGTGGTAAATTTGTAGCTTCAGTTGCAGTAGGTGGTACAACGTGTGCCATCGGTGCTCCACGCTTCGGTCCAGATGCACCCGGGGCTGCTGCCGTAGGTTCAGGCTCTGCTGATTTTCCTGTGAAGAATTTTACAATTCCGGACCATCCCATATCAGCCAACTTCACTATTCCGTCTTTTATACCGATAAAAAATCTTCCAATTGCAGCAAGCATATCTGTAAACGCTTCTTTTATCATTTCTCCTGCTTTGGAAAAATCACCTTGTAGTATAAATTTAACTGCTTTAATCAATGCTTTAATTCCGTCCCATAACGGATACAATGCTTCTATTACTCCTGTAATAACTGGTTGTAAAATAGGAAGAATATTTTCTCTTATAAATTTTACAAGTGTGTTAAAATGGCCCAACAGTAATTTTGTAATATCAGATAAGTCAGAAAATACCGGACCAAGATCGCTGAATATTTTCCTCATCACTCCGCTTCCAGTTTCTAAAATTGGCGATAAAAATTCTTTTACTGCATCAAATACACCCTTAAATGCTTTGCCTAACCCTGTACCGATACCTTTAAAGTCCACTGAATCAAACGCAGATTTTATTCCTTTACATTCTTCTTTTACTAAATTTAAAAATCCATCAAATATATTTGTTAGATCAGCTAACTTCGATCCTGAGAAAAATGCATCATATAACGATTTGCCAAAATCATAAATTGCAGTAAATGCATCTTTTATAAATGTACCAACTGCTTTCCAATCAATTGCATCGCTTATCTTTTTAACAAAAGTACTCACTAACATGAATCCTTTTCTAAAGGCGCCGCCAACTGCTTCCCAATCGATCATCTTCATCACATCACCTACAAAAGATACAATTGGTTTGAAGAAACTAACGATTCCGTTTTTAACACCTTCAAGATCTAACCCGCCGTTTCCACCAAATAATCCCTTCCAAAAATCCTTAAAAGGTTTTATAAAGTCGTTAAGTTTTAGTCCGCCGAACAATTCTTTAAACACAGGAACAACTACTTTATCTATAACATTTGTTGCAAACTTTGCAATTACAGGAGCAAACTTTGCAAATGAATCTGTTAAGAATGTAATTACAGGAAATAGTGGGGTTAGCGCCGTTGCTAACATATCCATTAAATTTCCAGCAAACTTTGCTCTTGCTTGTGCTTGGGCAGCATCGCCGGCTGCAGAATCTTTTGCCTTATCTTGCTCTTTTCTAATTTTATCTTTTTGTGCAATAATCTTTTCTTCAGTATCAAGGCCTTGTCGTTTTAATTCTCCGTAGCTCTTTGCGCCGGCGGTTGCTGTTTCTGCAAGTGTTCCTCCAGCCATAATTTGTGCATTCATTACAGTTTTATTCTTCTCATAAAAATCTGCACTTTCTTTTCTTCCTTTTGCATCAAGCTTGTCTAATTTTGTTCTTGCTTCTTGTGCAGATGATCCGTCTTCAATAACTGCTGCCTGTTCTCTAACAGTTGCAGCAGCTTCGGCATTTGCTGCTGTAAATTGCTGTGCAGCTTTAGTCATAGGAGGTAATCCTAACATCTGACTCTGTAATGCTTCTGCTGCACCTTTACCGCCGATTCGCAATGCAGAGTTGTACGCCTGTTGATATTTTGCTTTCTCATCTTCAGTCATCGAAGCAAGCTTTGCATTCACTGCGGCATTTGCTGCGGCTTCTTTCATTTCTTCTGCTTTTTGCTGTCTACTTTTACCTTCCAACTGAGCCGATGCATCAAGTTCTTCTGCAAACAATTGAACCGTCTTAGTCATTTTAGTTTGATCTTGCATCTGATTTGCATTCAACCCACCAACAGATGCAGAATACTGACCTAGCAAATTATTTGCTTCAGTTAGACTGTATCCCATACCGAGCAAGCCCTTACCTACCTCACCTTTAATTAATGTGCTATTAAACTTAATTAAATTCTTTGCACCTTCATCAGCAGTTGCTCCCATAAATCGTAGCTGTGGACCATTTTGCTTCATCACAGTTGCAAACTCATCCATTCCTAACCCCATGTTCATTGCAGAGGTACGAACTTCAGTTAAATTTCCACCGAGACGTGCACCAACATCACTAATTTGATCATAAACTCTAAGATTTGATTCTAACTTCTTTGTGTTATAAGTCATTGCATTTGCAACTAACCCCAACCCAAATGGTAGGCCACTAAGACCTTCAGTTAATGAATGTAAACTATTTGTTCCTTCGATTGCACCTTGCGACAGCGCCATTTGTTGAGCTGCTAGAGTTTTTCCAGTCGATACAAGGGTTGATAATCCTGCGCCCGCAAGATTTAGTGCAGCAGAAAAAGTTCCGGATATCACCGAACCTACAGTTTTAAATACTCCACCTAGTACACTAGCCGCAGTACCGGCGACGCCTCCGCCTCCACCGCCTCCACCCGCGGCGTTGCCGGTGGACCTTGCCGCAAGACTTCTAAGCGAGTCAGCTTGTGCTCGATTTATATCAATTAATTCTGCTAGTAGTGCTTCGGATGCAGCGCTCATAATTTTTTCACGGTTATATACCTACATAAATAAAGTAAGAGTATTCTATATTGTTATTTATTGGAGATAAAAACTATGTCAAATTCGCCGTTACAGCCCATGAAAAAAGTTAATCCGTTAACAAGTTTCATGCGCCAACCCAAAATTTACATTACATTGCCCAGCCAAGGAATGTATTGGGCACCCGGAAGTATACAAGTTCCGGAAACAGGCGAACTTCCTGTATTTTCAATGACTGCAAAAGACGAACTTGCGTTTAAAACTCCCGATGCATTACTTAACGGTCAAGCAGTAGTTGATGTTATTCAAAGTTGTATTCCCGCTATCAAGGATGCATGGCGTACTCCTAATATTGATCTCGACTTAATCTTAATTGCTATTAGAATTGCAACGTACGGTGAAAAGATGGAAATTACTCACAAAGTACCAAATACTGAAGAAGAAGTAGAGCACGAGATCGATCTTCGAACACTTGTTGATCAATTGTCAATAAGCAAATGGGAAGAAGCTGTAGATATTAGCGACGATCTAACGTGTTTTATTCGACCTCTAACTTATAAGCATATGACTGCTACCGGGTTAAAAACGTTTGAAACCCAAAGATTAATGCAAGCTGTGAACGACGAAACGTTAACTGATGAAAGAAAATTAGAAATTTTCAATCAAAGCTTTAACAAAATGACTGACATTACTATCGATTTAATGGCAGACACTATTTCAAGTATTCAAACACCTGATGCAATTGTTAAAGATCCTGTGTTCATTAAGGAATTTTTGCAGAATGCCGATAAAGAAGTTTTCCAGAAACTTCAAAATCATTTAAACAAACTGAAATTAGTTACTGGATTACAACCGTTAAAAATGAAGTCAACTCCCGAGCTAATTGAAGCAGGGGCTCCTGAAACTTACGAGTTACCAATTAAAATTGACAACGCTGATTTTTTCGGACAAGGCTCTTAACACTATCTAATCAAGAGATAGAAAAGCTCGTTAAGAGCCTCGAAGACGAGTCTAAATCATTTAAAAAGAATTTGTTTAAACTTTGCTGGTATATGCGAGGAAGTTTAACTTTCGAAGAAGCATTTCAGCTTGACCACGAAAGTCGAGAAATTATATATCAAATAGTTGAAGAGAACCTTGCAACTACAAAAGAAAGCGGATTACCTTTCTTTTAAATCATCATACCAAGAAACTTGCTTTCTACTTTGTAGCTTTCTGCTGCAACTTTTGGCTGTAGTAATGCAGCAGTTTTCTTTCCGCCGGGAACTACTTTTGCATTTGCTAATTTATTTGCAGGCGCTGCGGCAGGTACTGCTGTTGGAAGTTGACCTTGCATATTTGGAGTAACTGCTCCAGGAGTAGTAAATGATTTAGGCGATGCAGCAACTCCTGCTGGAGCAGGTTTTGGTACTGCTTGCTGCGCAGCAGATTGTTGACTCTTAGAAATTGCAGATACTTGAGCAGTTAGTGCAGCAATCTTAGTCTGTAACGATTGCATCTGACCTGTAAGTTTCGGAATAGCGTTATTTGTTTGCGGTGCTGCTGGAGCAGATTGTGCGGCCGGAGCAGCAGGTTGTGGTGCTGTTTGTTGTGTTGCTTGTGGAGTTCCTGCAACTGGTTTAGCTACAGCCGGTGATAATGCCTGTTGCCCACCAACAAAATTCTGTCCACTTTGAAAACCAGATTTAGCAGCGTTCCATACACCTTTAGCAGCGCCTGCAACTCCACCTACTGCATTTGCAGTTTTTCCTAAAGCAGATCCTACTCCTCTTACTGCATCGCTTGCAGTAAGTTCATCTATCTGAGTACGATCTTCTAAAATCTGATTAATCTTCATTTTATTCTATTCCTTTAAGGATAATTCTATTTATGTCATTTGTGAGTAAGTATTATAATGAGCTTACGCTCATTAGCTTCTTCAGCTAACGCTTCGAAGCAATTTTTAAGAAACACATTAAATTGTTTTCTGCGAAGCAGTGAATTAAGTATTATCTAGATGCAATGGTCACACTTTGCCCTGCCGGGCAAAGGAAAACTGGGCATTATCTGAGTGCTTTACAGTCACTAGCGTTAGAACTACTGTGCTACTACACAACGTAAGCGGTCATCCGGTACTTACTCGTTCAGTCTTTATACGACGGCAATTTACAAATATACGCTAATCATATTCGTAAATCCGGGAACCACTGTTCCCTCCTTGGGCTTTTAAAATTTATTTTCAAACAATCAAACCGCAAGCATTTTACGATCTTCGTCCTGTGAAGGATAGTGATTGAGTGCTTCTTGCAGCGAGAAGTCTTCGGAATCCAGTCGCCCGAGGCGCTGGTTACATGTGTACGCCACCCGATATATGCCGGTGGTAGCTTTAATTCTGCTTGTATTACTGGTGGTACGGTGTTACTGGTGGTGCCTAGGATTTTTTGATTATGTGTGAGCCATGTACACGGACTTGTATATGTCCGTTATAATAGTCGTTTGATTCTAATACTTTGCGGTCGAATTGTTCGCGGGCCTCAATGTACGATGTTTCTGATTTTGAGTTACAATAGTGAAGTATTTCACGGGTGAAGTTTTGAATGCCTAATGCTTCTATGTCTTTTGTAAGATTTGGGCTTGAACCCCAATACTCTTTCCAATCTGAGTCTATTTTGCTTCTGATTTTCTTTTTCTTTTTTGTGCCGTTCTTTAACGTTACCGTCTTGTAGGTCGTTTTACTAAATTTACTTAATTTTTTTCCAATATATTTTCTGCCGGACGGAACACATGTGATAATATATACAAATCCCACACATTCGTCCGGCAGTTCTTCTACCAAATGTCCTTGATAGGTCCAAGACACAGATTAAGCAGCCTTAGCTTCTTTACGTGCGTTTTTTTCAGCAGTAATTTCATTACGGCGAGTCTTAACTAGTTTGCTTAATTCTGCAAGTGCCTTACGTGCGCGTGTACCTGCTGCACTGTTACCTGCTGTGAATTTTGTATCTTCAGCGATAAATGCTGCTAATGCTTCGTTAATCTGGTTTGTTGTTGTGTTCATTATAATCCTTGTTAAATTTTATTTTTCTATACTCTGCTGCATCTGGATGTGCAGCTAACCACTCTTTCTGTCTTTCATGTCGCCTTTCTTGCGCAACATCTGCCATTTCGCGTAATGCTAATCGCATCTCTCTAATTACTCCGCGAAGTGCTGCGGTTCTAACTGCACTTTGCTTTTCTAAGAAATCTTCATGCATTGGATAATACTTTGTTAACGCATCAATAAACCTAGAATGTGCTTCTGTATACTTGTTTATCAGTTCGCTCATGGTGCCTCGACATATTCTGGGTTTGTATCATAACTTGTGTATCCGTTTTCCTTAACTACCCTTAACACATTATTAACCCGGCCGATAAGTTCGTCTTTGTGCGAGATTAAGAAAATATTTTTATTTCGGTCACGCGCCATTTTCTTAAGAACTCCTAACCCTGCTTCGACTCCTGCTGCATCCATCCCTGCATCGATAAGTTCGTCGACAAATAATAAGTTAATATGTTGATACAAGTTTTCCCATACATCTCGGAATGCAAAACTTAATGATAAAATAAGTCGATTTCGTTCACCACGTGACAAATTATCAAAGTCTAGTTCTTGTCCAAGCTGTGTAATTTCTACATTAAGATCATTCAAAAACACAACTTTATGAGGTAATCCCATTTTGTCAATATAGTAACTTAACCGTTTATTCAGGTAGCTCAAGTTTTGATCAATAATCTTCTTACGAATGAAACTGTCTTTGTTAGTAAGCAACTTGTGTAATAATTCTTGATGATCTTTCAATTTAGCTAATGCGTTAACTTCGTCCCAAACAATTACTTGAAGTGCTTCTTTTTTCAGATCTTCGATCTGTTCGTCGTAGGGGTTATATTCATTATACTTGTCTTCTAAACTTTTTTCAAGCCCCGCAAGATTATTTTTATGGCCTAACGCTTCTGCTTCTGTTTCGTAAAATGATGCAGATGGTTTTGGTATCTCACTAATTTCGGCAAGGCCGGTTAAAATTAAATCGAGATCGTTTTTAATTTTAAGACCATACACTGTGCTCTCATCAAAATCTTTCTTCGCCTTTGCAAGCATGTCAGTATGCTTGTGGTCGTGTAAATCTTGTTCGCAAGAAGGACACTTATGATCTGCAAGTGTTGCAATTTCTCTGCCATATCTCGCAATAGATTTTTCGGCCTGTCCGACTGCTGACTCTAATGTTGCTTTTTGTTTATTAAGATCTCGTATCGACGCATTATTTGCATTCCACTCTTTTAATGCAATATGACTTTCGAGCTCGGCGTTAATATCAACAGACTCTAGTTGCATAATAGCTTTTCCGAGTTTTTCTAAATCTTGGTCTTTCTTGTGTTCCCAGGCAGAACTTTTAATAGATAAACTGTTTATTGCCTTTTGCACATTTTCATTTGCTATCTTGATACCGTCGATTTTATAAGTTTCGGCTTGTATCTGATCTTTGATATCCTTCATTGCTGTCTTTAGTGCTTCGGCTTTTAGACTTAGTGCAGTAATTCCAAGCAACTGCTCGATAATTTCGCGTTGATCTGCTGCTTTCAATGAAAGAAACGGCTCCGTGTATGTGTTTAGTGCAACTAAATGCTTAAACATCATATGACTCATTCCGAGTAATGATTCGATATACTTTTGTGTTTCTCGGCTGTCGCCCTGTGCATCATCGTCTTCTGCTTTCTGTTCTTCTTCGTTTATAAAGATTTTAAGAATATTAGGCTTACGACCACGCTGAATACGATAGTTAATTCCGTTGACAGAAAACTCAACAGTAACTACCATAGCCTTACCGTTCGTTTTGTTTATTAAGTTTTCTTTTTTAATGTTAGTAAGAGCCTGACCATATAGACCGTAGCTTAATGCATTAATCATCGTAGTCTTACCAGTACCATTTCGACTACCGCTATCGTCACCGCCTAAGTCGAGATTTTCGCCTAGCACTAATGTTAAGTGCTCTTTGTCAAAATCTACTGCTTGTGTTTGATTTCCGATCGATAAGAAATTCTTAACGGTGATATTTTTAATGTGAAATGCCATGTTATAGATTGTTGTAAATGTCTAGGAGCAATGCTTTATCAAACGTATCCGAATCGAGATTAACTAGCTGTTCAGTTACAATCTGATCAACACTTTCAAATTCTGCATCTACTGCTTCGTCTGCGGAAGTTTCTAAACTTGCTTTTTCTTGTATTAAACTAATTTCGCGAATATCGTATGTGTCGACAAATGTTTCTTTGATAAAGTTTGCTTCCTCATACGAAATATCTACATCCAAATGCACTTTCAAATACATTTTTGATTTCATAATGCTATCAGTTTCATCAATTAGCTTGCTTAAATTTAGAGTTCTAAACTTTGGAGCATCTGGCCATGCTTTGTATTCGGGCTTTCCGTCCCAATCCATTATCATCATGCCTCGGGAATCGTCCCATGTATCTGCAAAGTTATGTGGGAATGCGTTTCCGATATACACAATTTTATCACGCTGTTGTCGCTTATGGAAGTGTCCGCTGAAAACATAGTCTTGATGTTTGAAATGATTTGCTTGAAGTTCACCGTTATCGGGCATCTGTACCATTGCATTCATATGAAATAGTGGTAGTTCAAAGTGGCCGAACATATATTTGCTCTTTACTTTAGAAATCCCTTTCCATTCTTCGCCGACTAACCACGGAACTAACGTTACATTCCCGATAGTTGTAACTTTTTCAACAACAGTTACACCTGGAATATGCCTGCCAAATGATGAACTGTGAATATCGCGCTTGTCTTTATAGAACAGATCGTGATTTCCTGGAAACCAAAAGAACTGTTCGAATGCTGCGCCTAGTTTTTCTAGACACCGCATACTTGTGTCTAGTGTAATTAAGTTGATTGAATTTCGATTATGATGCCAGTCTCCTAGGAAGATGCAAGTTTCACAACCACTGGCCTTTGCTTCCTGGATAAACCAATCTACAAAATCTTCACAATCTTTGTTGTGTGTTGACGAATTTGATTTCAACCCAAAGTGAATATCTGTAAAACACGCAACCCGCTTGAATAATTCCATTTAATAGTTCTCCTAACTATAGTATACACGACAGTTAGGAGTTAAATCAAGAGACTTCTTCGCCATCTTCAATAGGATCTTCTTCCGACTTAGGCATCCGCATTTTTTTGTATAACTCTGCTTGCCGTGCAATTTCTTCTGCAAATATTTGGCTACTCTGTCTTGTTAAACTCGGAGTTAACCCATTTTCTTCAAGTAAGTCGTCGCGAATATTTTGCATCTTCTTTTCGAGATTTAAAATACGAGTAAAAGAATTAGTTACGGCTGCGGTGTAATAGGCAAACGGGTTTTCTGATTTTGATTCGTCGAATTGTAAACCAATTTGGCTTAATTGTAAGATTGCTTGTCCTCGCATCTCTTCGATATAGGTATACCCACGCCAGTTAGACCGTTGTGCATATCGTTCACTTAATTTAATATACATCTTTCCGAGGTTTTCTGTAATTCGACCGTGGTCTTTACAAAATTTTCCAGTATGTACATCCCCTTTCCAATGACTCTTACCTACACAAATTAGTTCGTCTTTTTCGTTAAATTTCCAATGCTGATATGGAGGAAAGTTTACTTTTTCATGTGCATCTGCTGTGGTTTTGGTTGTTTTCTTTCGCCCGGGTGCAAGCGGAATATGATCAAATGTCATAACCCTAATAACTAAATCTAACTTTAATATAGTGTTAAAATCTGGAGTGACTTCGATTAGTCTCACTTTTTTATCACCTGCAACTCTTGCGGCATTAAAAATTGCTAACCCTATTCTTTTAGCACGGATTCGTTGGGCATCTACTAATGTAACATCATTTATCTTATCTTTATTTGATACAATAAGATCGTGCTGTGCATAATCTGGGCTAGTATAACTACTAAAACTTACTTTGCTTCTATGAATCTCTGCTAACAAATCTTTATTGTTCAGGTATTTTTGTTTTCTACCTGAAGGTTGTATTATAACACTATTGGGCATCTAGGCACCCTCCTTTTATATATTATAACATCTTTGGTTATACAACTGCAACCGAAAGCTATAATAGTAGCACTTTATTTATCAGGTTAAATAAGGTATAGGAGAACGATATGGGATTATTAGATACAATAGTTGGTAGAGTAACGTCTGCATTTAGTGGGACACAGACACCGACATCTGCAAAATTTACAGGATCCGCTGTTGATCTCCGTGCGAAACTTAGAGTGCCAGATATGTATTTGCTATCTAATACTCCTTCAGCTGGCCCAAACAATATTTTACAAAAAAACGGAGGCATTCTTTTTCCGTATACTCCTACGATTAGTATAGATAACAGGGCAGATTACGGCACATCGTCGCCACTTCATTCTAATTTTGCATTTTACTTTTTTAAAAATGCAAGTGTTGGTCCTATCACAGTTAACGCTAAATTTACTGTTCAAAACGAATTCGATGGTGCAGTTTTGCTAGGAGTAATACACCTGCTTAGGAGTTTAACAAAAATGAGATGGGGCGATGAACCTAATGCTGGATCTCCGCCTCCTATTTGTAGACTTGATGCATACGGAGATTTTATGTTAAGTAATGTTCCTGTTGCACTTACTGGATGGCGTCATGAGTTACCCGATAGTGTAGATTATATTACAGTTGGCCGCCCGGGTAGTCCAACGCTTTATGGCCATAGTATGGTCCCGTCACTTAGCACATTGTCATTAACTTTTAATGTAATGTATAGCAGACAAGAAATGGGGAATTATAGAGTCGATAACTGGTTATCAGGCGATAGTAAAGGGAAAGGGTATCTATAATGAGTGACTATAGTAGAACAAGTCCGTACTTCTCGACACCAGTAGTAAACGGATATTTAGATATATTAAATTTTAAAGATATTCCTTCAGTTGCAGATGATGTTCAATTTACTATTACAAGTTTTTATACACATCGCCCTGACCTGTTAGCAAACGATTTATATAATGATCCTCAATTATGGTGGGTGTTTGCTGTAAGGAACAAAGATGTTATTCGAGATCCTGTATTTGATATGATTCCGGGACAAACAATTTTTTTACCTAAGCTTGCAACTATAAAAGGAGCATTAGGATAATGGCTGATCCTTTGTTTACAGGTAAAAATTATACATCTGCGCTAAAGCGAAATATTTTACATTCTTATAGATCTTGGGTTTATAATTTTTCGTTTGGTGCAGTACCTCCTACCGAACTAACAACTGAGGACTCAGTTCGCAAAGCTATTAAAAAATACAATGTGTTAACGTCGTCCGGTAAAGGTACTCAAGGAATGCAGGTAAGTGGAGATGCAGCTAGCTTACCTGGAGATGTTTCTAGTCTTGTTGACGAATATAATAAATTGAGCCCCGGCCATTTTGACATGTATATTGATGATGTAGAAATTCAAAGTGTAATCACTGCCGGAACACCATCAACTGGATCGTCTCAAGCATGCAACGTAAAATTTTCAGTATACGAGCCTTACAGTATCAACGGATTTATCGAAGCACTCCAAGTTGCTGCTCAAGCATCGGGTTATACTGACTATATTAAGGCTACTTTTGCATTAGAGTTTACATTTCAAGGTTATCCAGATGATCAACCCGTTGAGAGTTCTGTTCCTCAAGAAGTTCCATTTTCTAGCAGATATTATATTATTACTATTACCGGGATTGAAGCTGACATAAATGAAAACGGAACAAAATATCGAGTTGATGCAGTCCCAATGACTCACACAGGATTCGGTAATCCTAATAATCTGTTATTTGACATTAAAGTTGCTGGAGATTCGGTTAAAGAAATATTATCAAATTTCTTTAACGGTATAAACGAATCGCTTCGTGCTAATGCTGTAAAGAGCAAAAGCTTAACTGATTCTGAGGCTGGGGTAAAATACGATACTTATGAATTATCAGTTCCTGATATTGTTGCACCCGGCGGCACCGCACAAGACACTACCCAAGCATTAATTTGTTCAAAAGATGACGGCCCGATCAAAACTCCTAAAAACTTATTTCAGCATCGCGTATTATCTTCGCCAATGAATAAGGTACTTGAATCAAAAAACGTATTTCAAATGGGAGATCCTAAACAGTTTGCTAAAGGGTATGTTGCAACTGGCACAAAAGATTCGTCTTCTAAACCAACTTCGGACAAAATTTCGTTAACTAACGGAACTGTGGTATTTTCCGCCGGCTCGAAAATACATGATTGTATTATGGCAGTCATTCGAGATAGTGAGTGGGTATCTCAGCATATAATGGCAGGAACATTAGCAGGCAGTGATTTGGTAGATGCTTATGGAATGTTTACATATTTTACTGTTCGATTGGAAACAAGTTACGGCGATTTTGATAAAGTTCAAAACAGATATTTGTTTAATTATCGATTTATACTTGAACCTTATAAGATGCACTACACTAGAATTCCGGGGAATGAACAAGGTACATTTAACCCTTCTGCAATAAAAGATACCTTACAGAGGTCCTACAACTATATCTATACAGGTAAAAATCTTGATATAGTTAAATTTAATTTAAAATTTGATAATTTATATTTCTCAGGAACTCCAGCAAACGCAGGTAATAGGCCTGCAGAAAACCCAACAACTCATTCTGCTAAACCTAACGGCGATGTTGAGAATAAGCATCCTAATTCAGCATTTGGTCAAGATCCTGCGGCATTCAAGTCTATGTCACCAGTTGCTCCACGAAGTACTGATGCATCACAAAGCCAACGCCCTGAAACAGTAGCCGGTCAAATACAAAATACACCTTATCAACGATTAGCATCGAATATGCATAAGGCAATTTTAGGTGGTGCTGAGTTAATTACGGGAAAGTTAGATATATTTGGAGATCCTTATTATCTAACTACTGGCGGCACATTATCTAGAAATTTAAAAGTTAAAGAAGCGTACCTTACTGCTAACGGAGAAGCAGAAGTTACACAAACTGCACTTTATATCAACATTGATTTTAGAAATCCAGTTGATATAAACACTACTGGATTTTTAGAGTTCTCTAAGCAAACTCCATTTAGCGGAATTTATCAAGTTACTATGGTTAATAGTTTATTTAAAGACGGGTTGTTTACCCAATCATTAGATGTGCTTCGCCTTCCTGGACAGGTATTAGATGGGTCGACTGCTGTTATTGCAAACGACAATAAGAGTGTTGCGGAGCCCGATGCTGCTACGGTTAAAAATTCTGCAGGAGCAACAGTTGTTGATACGGGACCAAAAACAAATGCTGCCGGCCTTGCTAGCTTAGGACCTTCGGTTAATTCTGCCGCAGATGCATTTACTACCCCTTCCTCAGTTGCTATACCAACATTACCTACTGGCATACCAACATTACCTACTGGCATACCGACATTATCTGCCACTCCTCTTGCATCAGCCAGCGCCGCCCTAAGTTCCGGCGCCACAAATTTAGTTTCAGGTGCAACTAATGTAATTGCAGGAGCCGCAAAGCAACTACCGTCACTAACTTCTGCTGCTAGTTCTCTTGCTGCTAAAGCTACAAGCGCAGTGACCCCGGCAATTGCACAATTTAAATCTATTGATTTTGCAGCAATTGAAGCGACTGCAAAACAAGGGTTAGATCTATCTATTTTAAAACCAACGCCTGGCAGCGGAGAAACTTTATCAGATCTTCTTAAGAAGATTCCGCCAGCACAACCATTTTCGCTTCCGCCGCTTCCGCCACTTGATCCTAGCCTTGCACTTAGCATTAAAGCATCTGCGGATACATTAAAATCTGCAATACCTAGTATATCTGTTCCGAAATTTGGAGATAATTTAACCGGTCTTGCTAATAATGCAGTTAGTGGAGTAGCTAACCTTACTTCTAATTTACCTTCTGCCGCCGGCACAGTAGCTAAATTTATATAAGGATCTGTAATGGCAATAAACACCCGCTCTAGTCTCGAAATTCTCACCCGCCCTGGCCCGTTCTTAGGAAGGGTGGTTAATCACCTCGATGGCACTTATATGGGAACAATTGAAGTTGTTCTTCTTAAACCTACCACTGGTGATCCTGACTACAACTCTGTTGCAATTCCTGTTAGATATTGCAGCCCATTTATGGGGGCAACTTCTCAAGACTTCGAAGGTAGTGATCCTTCAAATATTAACGATGTTCAACGTTCATACGGAATGTGGATGGTACCACCTGATATCGGTACTACAGTTCTTGTTATTTTCCTTGACGGTGATATTAATCAAGGATTTTGGATTGGCTGTGTTGGCGACATGTTTCAAAATCATATGGTGCCGGGCATTGCTGCTAGCCAGTATGTTTCAATGTCTGCAGATCAAAAGAAAAAATACGGTACTAATTTACTCCCTGTCGGTGAATATCTTAAGAAAATTGGAAGAGAGGGTGACGAGATTGATAATAAAACTAAACCAGTTCATCCTTTTGCTGATCGTCTGCTCGAACAAGGGTTGTTAATTGATACTATTCGCGGAGTAACTTCTAGCAGTGCACGTCGCGAAGTTCCTTCGGCAGTTTTCGGAATTTCAACACCGGGCCCAGTTGACAAAAGTGAAACCGGAACACGAGGAGATATTGGGTTTAGCGATAAAGTTAACACCTATGTTGGACGATTAGGCGGCTCGTCTTTTGTTATGGATGATGGTGATAAAGAAGGACAAAATGAATTAATTCGCATTAGAACTAGGACCGGGCATCAAATTTTAATGCACAATTCTAGTGATTTGATTTATATAGGAAACAGTAAAGGTACTGCTTGGATAGAATTAACTTCTTCAGGAAAAATCGATATCTTTGCACAAGATAGTGTTAGCATACACAGCGAAAATGACTTTAATTTTAGGGCAGACAGGGATGTTAATATTGAAGCAGGTAGAAATTTGAATGTTTCGGTTAAAGGAACATCACATACTGATGTTACCGGAGACTACATTCTCAATGTTACTAGAAATGGAGTAGTATCTATTGATATGAATCACCATCTTAGAGTTGGATCTAATTCGTATCTTACATCAGACGGTGACACACATGTTGAAGCAGCAAACATTTTTCAAAGTACCCCTGGTGTATTGCATTTAAAATCAGATGGTAGCTTGTTCGTGCAATCGGGTGCAACTATAAATCAAACAGCCGCATCAGATTGGAAAGTTAGTGCAGGTGGGTCTATTAGCGAGAATTCGGGAGCAGATTGGAAAGTTAGTGCAGGTGGGTCGTCAAATATTACTTCTAGTCATCACTTAGAAACTGCTGGCAAGATTGATATGAATGGTCCTTCTGCAACCGCAGCAGAGGCAGCAGAGGCAGCTACTGCGGCCGCTCTTGCAGAACATGCATCTCATCTTCCTACGTATAGCCTACCTAATACACAATCTGACGAAGGTTGGTCGAATGGACAGTTCTTTAAAGCAGAAGATCTTGTTTCTATTATGAAACGTGTTCCTACGCACGAACCGTGGGCACATCACGAAAACATTAATCCTAACGAATTTAGTGTTGCAGGTACTGATTTAGGAGCCACTGAACTTACTCCTAGTGTGACAAAAAGTGCAGGAAGTGATACTACAATAAAATATAATGCCCTGCCTGCTACGGCCGGAACACCACCTGCTAAAACTGGTATTACAGAAGATGATAATATTGCGGCGTTTCTTTGGACTATTCGAGTTTGCGAAGGTACATCGGGTTCTAAAGGATACAACACAATGTTTACTGGTAAAACATTCGATAGTTTTGCAGATCACCCAAGACAGGCAATTTCTGCAGGAGTCGCAGGAAAGAGTTTAACATCAACGGCCGCCGGCGCATATCAATTCTTGAGTTCTACTTGGGACGAAGTACAGAAAGCTACTAAACTTCCTGATTTTAGCCCTGCAAGCCAGGACAAAGCTTGTATATTTTTGTTGAAGAGATTGAAAGCACTTGACGATATTAAAGCAGGACGTTTTAAACAGGCTATTGATAGATGTAAAACTACTTGGGCTAGTTTACCGGATAGCCCGTATAATCAGCATCCTAAGTCCCTTACATTTGCATTAAACACTTATCAGGCCGGCGGCGGCACGGTAACAGCATAAGGAGTAAATATATCATGGCCTATAAAAATATCGTAATTTCACCTGCTAATGTTAGTAACCAACAATCTGTGAAACAAAGTCAGTTCTATAAAGGCTTTAGCACCGTTAACGATGCAAGTCTAACGAACAAGCTTTACGATTTTAAGCTAGTTGAACAAGACATAATGAATATGTTTCAGACAAAGCAAGGTGAGCGAGTAATGAATCCGACGTTTGGAACCGTGATTTGGAGTTTAATCTACGAGCCGTTCACCGACGACATTAAACAACTAATTGCAGCAGATGTTACTCGAATATTAAACTATGATCCACGAGTGATTCCGACAAACATCGATATTACTGAAGCAGAATACGGTATGATAATTGATGCTACACTGTTTTATGTTAATCAAAATCTTTCACAAAAGATGCAATTATTGTTTGATAAAGAATCAGGCGTAGTCACTGCACAATAAACACCAACTTAATTTTATCAATAAATATGTTATCCAGGACACTGCATAGCATATGATACCATCAACAAAAAACCAATTATTAGTTTCACAGACGTGGACTAAGATTTACCAAAGTTTCCGCAACGCAGACTTTCAAAGCTACGACTTTGATACGCTTCGTCGCACAATGATTACGTATCTGCGTGAAACCTATCCTGAAGAATTTAATGATTACATAGATAGCAGTGAATATATTGCTCTTATTGACCTTATTGCGTACCTTGGCCAAAATTTAAGCTTCCGCATTGACTTAAATGCTCGCGAAAACTTCCTAGAAACTGCTCAACGTAAAGACAGTGTATTGCGCCTTGCACAACTTATTAGCTATAATCCTAAAAGAAACATTCCTGCCAATGGAATGTTAAAGATTACTTCTATTAAAACAAATGAAAGTGTAATAGATGCAAATGGTACAAACTTAGCCAATCGTACAGTTGGGTGGAACGATCCTACAAACACTAATTGGTATCAACAGTTTGTTAGTATTCTAAATACAGCAATGCCCGGATCGTCAGTTTTTGGTCGCCCGCACGATTCTGGCCTTATTAATAACATCAAAACTGATCAATACTTTGTAAACAACCAAGGAACTGATCTTCCTATTTTTAGTTTAAGCAAGTCAATTAACGGCACAAATATGACATTTGAAATTGCCGGCGCCACATTTAGCGGTAAAGACTATGTTTACGAAAATACACCAGTGCCCGGCGGCGAGTTTAGTTATATATTTCAAAACGATAATCAAGGTGCAGGTTCTTCTAACTCTGGATTTTTTGTGCACTTCCGTCAAGGAACTATGGCATCAACTCAGTTTTCGATTACGCATCCTGTAGCAAATGAGCTTGTTGGAGTTAATGCTAACGGAATTAATAATAGCGATGTATGGCTTTGGCAATTAGACGGTTCTGGAAATTATAGTACACTGTGGACTAAAGTAGATGCATTAGTTGGAAACAACATAATTTATAATAATCTTGCAAATAATATTAGAACAGTCTATGCAGTTAGCTCTAGAGCAAACGATCAGATTGATTTGAACTTTACGGACGGCGGATTTGGCGATTTACCAAAAGGCACTTTTAGATTATTTTACCGTCAAAGTAACGGACAAACATATACAATTACTCCTGACCAACTTTCAGGGGTGAATATTACTATTCCTTATGCTAATAAAGCAGGCAATATCTATAATCTTACACTAACTTTAAGTTTACAATATACTGTAACTAATAGTAGTGCGCCGGAGAGTATTGAAAGTATTAAGCAAAAAGCACCGCAAACATATTATCTACAAAACAGAATGATCACTGCGGAAGATTACAATGTCGGTCCTCTCAGTGTTGGGAATAATGTTTTAAAAGTTACTAGTACCAATCGTGTTTCAAGCGGTATTTCTAAATATTTTGAACTATCTGATGTTAGCGGAAAATATTCTAGTACAGATATCTATGCACATGACGGAATACTTTATAAAGATGCAAAACTATCTAGTTTTGAATTTAAGTTCACCTCGCGTAATGAAGTGTTTGCTGCAATAAAAAATTCTCTTGAACCAATAGTTGCAGCTAACGGCTTTAAGAATTTTTACTTTGAAAGAACTAACTATCCTCGTCCTGCATTTTCTAATTTAAAGATTAGTTGGTCGCTAGTTACTAAGAAAGTTGATCAATCAACTGGTTATTTTTCAAATGCCGATACATCACCAGTTCAGACTGGATATTTTAGTAGTAGTGATACCGCTTATATTACATCGGGCGCCTTAATTAAATTTCAATATGTAGAAAGCGGCGTCACAAAAACTATTTGGTCAAAAGTTTTACAAGTTATCGGTGATGGTGCAAATTCCGGAAAAGGAGTGCTTAATGATGGAACCGGCCCCATTGTTTTAACGGGTAAAATTCCTAATAAAGCAACTCCGGTAGAAATTATTCCTGCATTTGTTAGTGTGTTTAGCTATGCGTTTGAAACTCAGATGGTTAATCTCTGTGTTGCACAACGAAATTTTGCATTAAGTTTTGATAGAGTTTCAAGACAGTGGTTTATTATTACCGAATCTAATTTAGATGCTATTTCAAATTTTGATTTAACATATCAAAGCGATATAAGCAATACGCAAAAAGATTCAAGTTGGATGATTTTATTCCAGTGGACTGGTATTGCATACAAAGTATCTTACCGATCGTTAGAATATATTTTTGAAAGCGATAAACAAACTGCATTCTTTGTAGACTATTCTAATAACAATTATGATTATACTACAAATAAAATTATTAAAGATCAAATTGATGTGTTAATGTTTAACCCGTTGCCAAATCCTAATACTGCTTCTCAAGGATTAGGTGTAGATTATCGTTGGCAAATTGATAGCCCTGTCATTGAACCCGATGGATATATTGAACCTAAGAAAGTTGTTATTGGATTTTATAGCGCAAATAATGACGGTCAAATTGATACACCTGATGCATTTACTGAAATCGTTAATCCTTATTATTCTGATAGCAACGGCACTTATCAAAATTTTATCTATTTTGAAATTTTAAGTGATAGAAATAGATATCAATTAATGGCGGATCAAACATTAATTACTCCGTATGCAAATGAAACTTCTGCTCGAACTCTTGCGACCTCGCTAACAGAAGGACAGTTATTTTATTTTTACAACGACGATGCAGTGACGAAATATACGAACGGCATGTTTGTTTTAGATACAACTCATTTTGCTAAATCTGGCCGCGCATCTATGAAGTTCCATTACATACACAACAGCGGGCAAGAACGTAGAATAGATCCGGGAAAATCAAATATTATTGATATCTATGTGTTAACATCAGATTACGATAATGCATTTAGATCATATTTACAGTCTGGATCAACTACATTACCGTTAGCTCCGACAAGTCAAAGCTTAGAAAATAATTTTGCAGGTGCACTAGATACTATTAAGTCGATTTCGGATACACTAGTATTTCACCCTGCAAATTACAAAACATTATTTGGCTCTAAGTCGGCATTAAATTTACAAGGTACTTTCAAAGCAGTGCGAAATCCTACGAGGATAACTAGTGATAACGATCTGATTACAAGAATTCTTGCATCTATTAACAGTTTTTTTAGTGTTGATAATTGGGAGTTTGGTCAGTCGTTTAATTTTACAGAACTATCAACCTACGTGCTAAATCAAATGACACCGGACATTTTAAATTTTATTATTGTTCCTAAGAATTCGAATATTCCGTTTGGTAGTTTATTTGAAATTGCATGTCAGTCTAACGAAATTTTAGTTAGCGGTGCAACAGCAAGCGACATAGAAATTATCGATTCAGTTACATCATCACAAATTAATGCAGTATCACCAATCATTACAAATACAAATGCGAGCACATAATAATGGCAAGTAGAGACATTTCAAAACCAGTCGACATTAATAATTCATCGGTTACCCGCCGCTCATCGGATTTATTGCCCGGTTATCTTAGAACAGATAAGAACACTAAATTTTTAGCTAGCACGTTAGATCAATTTATTCAACAACCTGAATTAGAGCGCGTTAACGGATTTGTAGGAAGCAAAGAAAGTGTAAACTATAATGCATCTACTGATAATTATATTGACGGCGGAACTCCTTTACGTAATGCATATCAACTAGAGCCTAGTCTTGTAATTAAGGATGTACAAGGGGCGATTAATATAGCATTAGGATATGATGATCTTATTAATGAATTAGGATTTTCAGGAGCAGATACCTCCAATTTAGATAGAATGTTTAGACCACGTTCGCATTCTTATGATCCTAGAATTGATTGGGATAAGTTTGTTAATTATAATCAATATTACTGGATGCCGCTCGGCCCTGATGTTATTGAGATTACCGGGTTGCAAAAGCATACAGTTAGTACATATTCAGTTACTGATTCTGCTGACGGTAACTCATTAATTTTCATGCCTGACGGGTTAACTCCTACTCCTCTATTAACATTGTACAGAGGCATGACTTACATTTTTAATGTAACTAGTAAATATTCTTTCTATATCAAGACATCATATGTTATCGGAGCATCTAATTTATACGAAGGCGCATCTGGTAATGGATCTAAAAATGGGCAGGTAGTTCTTACTGTTGATGATTTTACTCCTAACACTTTATTTTATTTTGCCGAAGGAAATCCAAATGCCATCGGCCAGATTTCCATTAAGACACTTTCTGAAGATACTGTGATTGATGTTGATGCATCGATTGTAGGGAAAGAAACATTTACTGCTAATAACGGTATTACACTTAGCAACGGAATGAAGATTAAATTTGCAGGTTCGGTAACTCCTGCATATTACGAAAACAAGGAATTTTTTGTAGAAGGTGTTGGCAGTGCAATTGTGTTGGTTGATTTTGCTAGTTTAACTAACGTTGGAACTGGAACAACAAATATAGATCCTAATTTTGATGCTACTCCTTTTGATCAATATCCGTTTGATGATTTCCAATTCCTGCCATTGACTCCTGAATATATTACTAGCAACCGTGCAAGCCCTGATGCAAACCCGTGGGCACGGTATAATCGTTGGGTTCATAAAGACGTTATTGCAGTCACCGCAACTGCAAATAATGTTCCATTAGTATACCCTAATGAGATGAGAGCACACCGTCCGATTGTTGAGTTTGTAGCAGGTCTGCAACTTTACAATTCTGGTGCAATCGCTAAACAATATGTAGATTTAATCGATACTTCCACTGCTAATGCTTTTTCGACTGTAGAAGGTACTCCTGGATTTTATATTGATGGTGTATTAGTTGAGCAAGGCCATCGTGTTATTTTTAATGCAGATACTGATTCTCTTGTTAGGGGTAAAATTTACGAAGTAAAGTTTGTAATTATTAACAATCAACAAATTATTAATTTAGAAGAAACACTAGATAGCACACCATTTATAAACAATGCTGTTCTTGCAATCAGAGGAACACAGTATGCAGGATCTAATTGGTGGTTCAACGGCGACAAGTGGGTATTTGGACAACAAAAGACATTAACAAATCAGCTTCCGTTATTTGAATTATATGATAATCAAGGAAACCGTTTCTCTGATCAATCAATATATCAAAGTTCGTTCCTTGGAACTAGGGTTTTTAATTATGCAGTTGGAACAGGAAGTAATGATCCTGTTTTAGGATTTCCATTTACCTACCGAAATATTTCAAGTGTTGGAGAGTATCTGTTTAACAATTATTATATGACAGATAAATTTAACAACTTTAAGAATGGTGCAGTTGAAGTTATTAATGTATCAACTGGATTTTTAAAATTAAACGATGCTACCGGCAACTCAACATTTATTACAGTATGGTCTCCTGCCGCTACTCGTGCTGTTTCAGTTAATTCTAGCAGATTTTATGAGCCGCCTACTAATTTAACTAATAATCCGTTAAACGGATCTATTACTGATTTCTCTTTCTCAGAATTAAGCGATCATGCTAAAACTATTGCTGATAACAACAGTAAATTTATTGGAGTGTTCCCAGGAACCAATAATCTTAGAGATTTAAAAAATATAAGCACGTTTGGTACTCGTTTAGTTAGTCACGATAACCCTATGAGCTTTGCACATTATTTTTTAGGAACTAAAGAAAATAATATTATTGATGCAATTAGAAAAGTATCGAATGATTATAATCAGTTTAAATCTGTATTACTTAGGAATATTCCTAAGTTTAAAGGAACATATACCGCTGCAGAAACATTAGATAATATTTTAGTATCTTTAAATTCTACTAAAGACACGACAGCATCTTATAACTATTCAGATATGCTTGCTCACGGAAGCAGTAATGTTTCTAGAAAATTTACAGTAACTGATAGTCGAAATGTTCGATATAGTCTTGCATCATTATTTGATGACAGCATATTATCTGAACGTGCAGTTTTAGTTTATGTTAATGATTCTATATTAGTTAACAAGCACGATTATCTAATTGAACAATATACTCCTACGATTACTATTAGCAAACCGTTAGTTAAAGGCGATATAATTACTATTTTAGATTATAGTAGCACAGTAGGTAGTTTTGTACCTTCTACTCCTACTAAACTAGGACTATACCCAAAGTTTGCACCTAAAATATATGTCGACGATACATATATTACTCCGCAGTGTGTAATACAAGGGCATGACGGCAATATTATGATTGCATTTACTTCGGTTGATGCATTTAAAAATAACAACATTGATGATCGAGATTTAGTTATCATGGAATATGAATCTCGTATTTTCAATAATCTAAAGATACAGTATAATCCTGAGTTATTAGATATTAATTCTATAATTCCGGGTGCATTTAGAAAAACTGATTTTTTACCGAATGAAATTACTAAATTTATTACTCCTGATTTCTTACGTTGGGCAAGTTATTTCGGGGTAGATTATCAGACTAAAGTATCTGATGGGCATCCATTTACATATAACTATTCAGGGTCGTTTGATTCTATCTCTAACGCACCTGTTTCTGGATATTGGAGAAATATTTATAAGCATTTCTTTGACACCGATCGCCCGCATACTCATCCTTGGGAAATGCTTGGTTTTACTGAGCAACCTATATGGTGGGAATCTGTATATGGCCCAGCGCCGTATACTTCCGGTAATGGAGTGATGTGGAAAGATCTCGAAGATGGACGTATTGCCTCGGGTACTCGAGCAGGAATTGACTCAATGTATGCTCGTCCAGGATTACATAAAATTATTCCAGTAGATGCAAGCGGAGTATTATTGGATCCAATTGATGCGGGTATTACAGATACTACAAATATTAGTTTAGAGGTGTCGTTATGGCAAGCAGGGGATTGTGCTCCTGCAGAAACTACATGGCGTAGAAGCAGTTATTGGCCTTTCGTTTGCCAAGTTGTACTAGCACTTGCTAACCCTGCATCATATGCAGCATTATGTTTTGACCCTAGTAGAATGCATAAAAATATTGCAGGTCAATATAAGTACGGCACATCTGGCATATTTTTAAATCCAACTAACGTTTTATTATTCAGAGACACTGTAAATAACACTAGAGTATTATCTAGTGGATACAGTGTATTTGTGATTGAGGCAGGTATTGCTAGAAATATAAATTATCTTAATGTTTTAAACTCAGATTTTGCAAATTTAGATTATAACTTGATGGTTAAGTTAGGAGGTTTTGCAAGTAAAGAAAAATTACAAGTGGGTATTGATTCAGTTGATCCTACTAGCACATATGCTGGCTCGTTAGTGCCAAGTGAAGATTATACAATATTTTATAATCAAAGTTCTCCGATTGACAGCATTAATATTTCAGGACTTGTAATTCAAAAAACTGAAAGAGGATGGATGGTAAAAGGTTACGATAAGTATCGTCCGTATTTCACGATATTTACACCTTTTACATCTGCATTCGATCAAGCAGAACAGGTAGGAGGAGTTAGTGCACCGTACGTAAATTGGGCACCTAACACTACCTATAATATTGGTGATATTGTATTCAACAGTGATCGCTATTATCGTGTGTTGGCAAGACATAACAGTGATACTACTTTTAATAAAGTATATTATCAATCATTACCGTATCTGCCAATAGTTGGCGGCGCAAGCGTTCTTCGCCGAACCGTATTTGATACTAGTGAAACTATTATTAATTACGGGTCTGAATACTATTCTGTTCAAGATGTGGATGACTTAATTATGGGTTACGGTAAGTGGTTAGAATCTAAAGGATTTGTATTTAACGAGTATAATGGCGATTTAGATCATGTATTAGACTGGAGTTTTTCCGCTCGTGAATTTTTGTATTGGACTACTCAGAATTGGGCACCTAACTCAATTATTACATTGAGCCCATTTGCAAATAAATTAGTATTCCAATCAGATGTTGGAGTAGTTAATAGTATAACTGATTCTTTCTATGAATATAGTTTACTAAAAGCAGACGGCGGCGCTTTCCCTGAACATAATTTTAGTATTGTTCGATTAGATGGCGTGTTCTCGTTAAGTACAGTTAACACTACTGACGGTATATATTTTGCCAGACTCAATCTTGTGCAAAAAGAGCATGCATTAGTATTGAATAACTTTACAATGTTCAATGACGTTGTTTATGATGTTGAATCAGGATACCGCCAGCGCAGAGTTAAACTAAAAGGATTTAGGACAGCTAACTGGAACGGTGATTTCTTTAGTCCTGGTTTTATTTTCGATCAAGCAATAATAAACGATTGGCAAAAATTTACAGACTACGGAGTTGGGGAAGTTGTTAGATTCTCGGGAAAATACTATTCTGCACCAAAGACTACTCCAGGTACTTCTGCATTTAATATTAATCAATGGATCCCGTTAGGAGATAAACCTACTCCTAGATTGCTTCCTAACTTTGATTATAAGATTAATCAATTTGAAGATTTTTACAGTTTAGATATTGACAATTTTGATGTTGGGCAACAAGCTATGGCCCAACATTTAACTGGATATACTCCTCGTCCTTATCTGAACTATATTATTGGAGACCCTATTGCTCAATATAAGTTCTATCAAGGATTTATCAGAGATAAAGGTAGCCGTGCATCTCTAAATAACCTTAGTAAAGTTAGTTTAAACAATTTTCAAACTAGCGTAGACTTTAACGAAGAGTGGGCATTCCGTATAGGGCATTATGGTGGATTTAACACTTATCAAGAACTTGAAATTAGTTTAGAATCTAATAAGTTCCTTGAGAATCCACAAATTATTGAATTCGTACCAACAAAACCGATCGGTACTTCTAATATTGTTTATTACAAAGATGCATCAGATGTAGTGGTTAAACCTGATAACTTTGATATTACATGTGTATTTGTTACAACATCGACTAGTAATATTATAAAACTTCCAATAGCCGGATATGTTAGATTTGACGATGTATCTGCTACAGTATATAACCGTTCTAACATCTTAAATATTACTAATAATTCAACATTATTAGAAGGTGATACGTTCTGGATGGGATTTAGACCAGACGGTGAATGGGATGTTTTAAGATTATCTAAACAGCCTTCTGCTATATCAGACCTTGCAGTTTATATTCCTGCATCCTCGATGATTTTTAGCACATACTCAAGTCACAATCTCGCAGTCGGTGATTTAATTAGCGTTACTAAAATTGATCCCGCAGTTAATGCTTGCTATGAAGTAATTGAGATTTTAAGCACTACTGAATTTATAGTCGCGTCGTCTCTTACTTCGTTGCCTAGCATTGCAACTCCTATTAACGGTGCTCTATTTGTTTTTAGCTCTTCGAGAGTAACTACATTTGACGATATTGCTAGTATTCCTTATTTAGAAAGATGGAAGGTTGGTGAAAAAATATGGGCAGATCCTATTGATGAAAATGATACATGGAAAGTTTACGAAAAGAATGATAACTATCAACCAGTAGGTAATAATTTTACTGATGGAACAAATCAACCTGGCCAGAATTTCGGGTCAGCAATCGCAGGTAGTTCTGATCATAAATTTATTATATCGTCGGCACCAAACTACATATCATTAACATCGTCCGGCACAGTGTTTGTTTCATATCGTGATGTATTAAAAACTGCCCCGGAAATATTTTCATCATATACCCTTAATGACGGGTTAGGCGGAGGGTACTATACTGGAAACACTCCAACATTGTTTGGAGCTACACTAATTTTTAACCAAACAGCACGTATGGTAATTGCTGGTGCACCGTTAACTTCACAAGTTAGAAGCGTGTATCCGGGAACAGCTATAGTTAATGTAAACGGAGCCACAAATACTGGAACTGTTAATCAAGGAGTGGTTAAGCTTTCTTTATTAAAAGATGCAAATAGTAATTTTGCAGAATGGGCAGATTCTACTGCTACTGTAACTGTAATTTCCGAATCCCCGGCTACATATTTTGGAGCAAGTTTAGCATACTCGGCAACTAACGGAAGATTAATTGTTGGCGCACCGGGAAGTAACTCCATTTACGGATATACAGTTTCTGTATCGACTAGTTCAGTTAGCGTAGTTAAGAGTGGAAGTATTGTTGGATATGCCGGCGGATTAAAGTTCGGAACATCACTTACAGGAAATTTAGATTTAAGTATGTTTGCAGTAACTGATCCGTTGCATGTTTCTACATTGGGATCTTCTGGTACAATCCATGTTTACTATAATAACTGGCCAATTTCTTCTATCAGTTCTCAATCAATAACAGGCGACGATTTACCTATTCCTATGCAAGCCGGCGACACTTTTGCATCTTCTATTAAGATGACTCAAGATGGAAAAATGCTAATTGCTGGTAGTCCATATGCATACGATCCTGTATTCGGCACTAAAACAGGCGTTGTTGATATTTTCATTTATAATGGTATTAAATTTGTTCACAGTCAGAGAATTCATGCATCTACAGTTTCGTTAGATACTAAATTTGGTTATCAAGTTGATGTTAACGATAATGTTAATTCATTAGTTATAGCAGCACATAGTCAATTTGCTTCGGCTAGTGCTACGTTTGACAAGTATGTTTACAACGATCCATTGCTATCACTAAAGCCGGTTTCTACTACTTTTGATAGTAATTCTACTGTTTTTTATAGTAGTGAAAACAATACTGGCGATTCAAACATAGTACATAATTATGTAAAATCACCAACCGGATCTAAGTGGGTGTATGCTCAGGACCTTACAGTACCTGGAACTACTGCAACTGACTCGTTTGGGTCAGCTATATTTTTAAATGATAATTCTATATATGTCGGAGCACCTGGATTTTCTAGTGTAGGAGTTGCAAGCAACGGGCAAATTTCTATATTTGATAAAACAGATATTAATGCGAATAGCTGGAATATATTTAGGCAACAGGAACCACTTGTTGATCTGGAACCAATTAAGCGTTCTATTACTATTGAAAATATTTCAGAACAGGTGAAAGATTATTTAGAAATAATTGATTCTGTTAAAGGAAAAATATTAGGAACAGCAGCCGCTGAACTAAAATATATTAGCTCTTATGATCCTGCGTTATATAATATAGGAGTTGACGGAGTTACAGTTAATTCCGATGCCAACTGGCTTGATGAACATGTAGGTGAATTATGGTGGGATACTTCTTCTGTAAAATATATTTGGTATGAACAAGGCGATTTAGAATACAGAAAAAATAACTGGAATAATATTTTTCCGGGCAGTACAATTGATGTTTATGAATGGGTGCGCTCGTCTTATCTTCCTTCGGAATGGAGCGCAGCAGAAAATACTAATGCAGGAGCAGCAGCCGGCATTAGTGGCCAACCTAAATTTACAAATGATTCTGTGGTGTCTGTTAAACAGTTTTATAATAGTAACAGCAATTCGTTCTCAAATGTTTATTACTATTGGGTAAAGAATAAAACGACAGTACCTTCTAATATTCCGAATAGAAAGATTGCAGCATCCCAAATCTCTCAAAATATTGCGAATCCTGTAGGAAGCGGTGTGGAATTTTTAGCTTTTATTAGTCCAACTGCGGTTATTTTGGCTAATTACAAATCCTCTGTGATTACTGATACTGTTAATTTAAATATTGGTTTCGATGTAATTAATAATTCTGCCAATCGCCATACAGAATGGGCATTGATGCAAGAGAATGATCCAAATAGTAAACCAAATTGGTTACTTGAAAAGAAATTAATTGATAGTTTACTAGGCCACGATAGTATTAATAATCCTGTACCTGATCCTGCATTACCTAGCAAATTAAAATACGGGATCGGTATTCGCCCTCGACAAAGTTTATTTGTTAATCGTAGAGAAGCTTTACGCAATATAATAGAATATTCAAATGGTATTCTACTAAACAATTTAATTACAGGCAAAGCTAATTTCAGCAATTTGTTAGCAGCTGATCAGCTCCCTGCCGCATCGACATATGATTCAATTGTTGAAGATATCTATATATTAGATTTAATTCCTACAAAGACTTTAAAAACTGCTAAAGTATCAGCAGTTGTTGATTCTGTTGGAAAAATAACTAATATTATTGTTGATCCGTTAGCCGCAGGTGCAGGTTATTTAACACCGCCGACAATTACTATTAGTGATGTAGGCACCGGCGCAGAATTTAACGTAAATATTGATGTTCAAGGTAAGATCACATCAGTTGATGTTATAAAAGGTGGCACCGGATATTCAACAAGCATTGCACTAACAGTTAGACCATATACTGCAATTGTACGAACCGATTCTACTTCTGGCGGAAAATGGGCTAAGTATGAATGGGATGATGTTGCATCCACATGGACAAAAACCAGAACTCAGAATTTTGATACTTCGATATATTGGAAATATATCGATTGGGCTTCGGCGGATTATAGTAACTTTACTATCATAGAAGCTACAGTTCCATCACCATACGATTTATCTGAACTATTTTATCTTTCTACTGGTGCGTATGTTAAAGTGCAGAACGGCGGTGATGGTAGATATTTAATATTAAGCAAGACTTCGGGTACAGGCGGAACATTTGACAGCGATTGGAACATTGTCTATTCAGAAAACGGCACAATACAATTCTTAGATTCTATTTGGAATTCAACTAACACTGTTTTTTCGTGGGATCAGATTGTTGGATTTGATGTTACTAGCTATGATCAAACTCCTGATGCTGAAATAAAGTATATTCTAGATGCATTAAAGGATGATATATTTGTTAATGAGTTTAAAGGATATTGGAATAAATTATTCTTAAAGGCAGTTCGATACGCATTAAGCGAACAGAAGTCTCTTGACTGGGCATTTAAAACAACATTTATTAGTGTAGTTAACAGTGCCGGCAGCTTAGATCAACGTCATACCTATAAGTTACAAAATGCTTCTTACTATGAAGATTTCTTAAATGAAATTAAACCGTATCATACAAAGATTCGTAAGTTTACAGAAGTATATACAGCTACTGATTTATCTCACAGCTTTAACACTGATTTTGATTTGCCGTCATTCTATGATAAACGCACTCTATCATTTAACACACCTTCGGCATATGAATTAACTCAATACCCTTGGAAAGCATGGAATGATAATCACGGATACGGTGTCTCAGTTATTAATATTTCAAACAATGGTGGTGGGTATACATCAACACCTATAGTAACTATTATTCCTGCTGTTGGTGATACTGGTGCCGGTGCAGAAGCAATTGCTTTTATATCATTAGGTACTGTAAATCGTATTATTGTTACTAACCCGGGAAGGGGTTATACAATAACACCTACTATAAAGATCAGTGGCGGCGGAAGCACTACTTTAAATTCTGCACAAGCTTATGCACAGCTCGGCGGAAGTCCAGTTCGTGCAAATAAAGTAAGAATGAAATTTGATCGAGTTTCAACAACTAGAGAAATTGGCAATCAGTATTTCTCACAAGTGTTTGTTGGTAATGGTATTGACTCTAATTTTAACTTAAAGTGGCTACCTCTTAACGATAAAACAACTATTTCGTTGACTAAAAATGGCATTCTACAGTTAAGTACTGATTATTCATTACTATTCTATAGTACGGCATACAAAACTCAATACGGACGAGCAAATAATTCTTACCTTAAGAAGTATGCGAGTTTGCAAATGTCGTATATTCCTGAGATTGGGGATGTTATTGAAATCACTTATCCTAAGAGTTTAGAACTATACACCGCAGTTGACAGAGTAGAAGATTACTATGCACCTAACGCAGGGATGCCTGGAAAAGAAATTGCACAAGTAATGAAAGGTGCAGAATATCCGGGAGTTTCGGTAGATACACTTCCACTTAACTTTGCCCAAGGTTGGTCGGGTACTGAAAGCGGCTGGGATAGTGCAGCATGGGATAATGCAGGATTAGTAGAAGGCTATTTGTCGTTTGCGACAACTGCATCGAGCCTTGCTCCTTTAACAATTCCGTTTGTTATTAATTCGGGTACACAGTTGAATGTCTATATTCAAGATATTAGCACAAACACATCTGTTGCACGAAGAATTGATGGCAGCTCTACCTCATCCTTAGTTCAAACAATTTTTGGTATTGGATCAGGTGCAATTGATAGAATTGAAGTTCCGGTTCCTGGTGCAGGATACGATGCAGCATTTCTTGATGTATTTGTAGCACCTCCGACTTCGCCGACTGGTAGAATTGCAAAAATTACTCCGAATGTTTCAACCGGATCGATTGTTAGTTTTACTATTACCGATCAAGGAAGTGGATATCTTGTTGCTCCTGTAATTACAATTATTGAAAAACTAACTACAGGGCATTCTACTAGCACAGTTACTATTCCTGCATTTGCTAATGCGATTATTAAGTCTGAATTTACTGCAACAAATACAACAGGTACAATTTCGTCGATACAAATTCCTAGTAGTGTACTTACTGCTAGTACTTCATTAATTGTATTCCGCGAGTCAACTAGTGACGGTACAACGACTCCTACCGATGCCGACAGTTTAGATGCATTAGTTTCCGGCGGCACATGGGATAAACTTACTGGTAAACTTAGTGGAGCATTAGGAGTTACTCCGGGTGATATAATTGTTGACGGCGATTCGTTCTTGTCAGCAGTTAGCAGCTATGCTCCTGAAGAATTTGTTCCAGGGCAAATTCAAGAAGCATTTGGAATTAGTGTTTATACAAAACCTCCAGTTGCTGCTCCGTTAATTGTTAATAAAAAGTATTGGGTAGACGGAACTATGTTAACTTATAAGTTAGGTACTACTCCGAGTAATCGAGATTCTGTTATTGCCACTTTCAATGGTCAAAAATTAGTTTCTAGTAGATACACTATAGACTTTGATGCTAATACTTTTACCTTTACTAATATAAATCCCGGTACCGGATGGTTAAGTTTAACTAGTATGGGAGCAGGCACTGACTCTTTACTAAACTATACTACTGCGGTAAACGCAACTAGTTCTACAATAATTACTACCCCGGTTGCATATTCGGATGTTAAGAGTTCCTATGTAACTGTAAACGGTGTATCTATTTTAGAAAATGTAGACTATACACTAACAAGCGATAAATCTAGAGCTAAGTTTACTATAACTGCACCCGGCGTCATTCAGACATACTTGTTTAGTAAACCGTTTAAGTCATTCAGTGAAGTAACTGAGCAAATTATTATTTCAACAGGTACATCTACAACTTATGTATTAACTCAACCTCCAGGGACAGTCGGCCCGTTCCATAACCAAGTAATTATTACAAAGAACGGATTAAGAATGTTACCTCCGGTGACTACTTATTATGAAGTTACTAACGGACAACGGTCTTTTGATATTAGTTCGACAATTGTTTTTGATAGTGGAAAAGTTGATCTCCGACATTTAGAAGTTTATGTAAACGGAAAACGATCAAACACATTTGACTTTTGGAATTTTAATCAATCTGCAAATAAAGTTGTGTTTAAAAATGCAGCCTTAGTTGACGGTGATGTTATTGCAATTGTAGTAAAACGAGATAACGAATACTTAATTGAGAATAATCAGTTAGAATTAATTTCTCCGTCTGCACCTAACGATGAATATCATATTACAGCGTTTACCAATCACGATCCTGATTTTATCAGAACAGAACGGTATACCGGTCGCGCTAGTAATCAATATGTTATGCAACGAAAAATAGTCGATGTTTCGTATGTATGGGTTTCTTACAACGGTACCCCGTTGACTGCTAGCTTAGATTATAGTATTGATGCTACGAATAATGCAGTTCGAATCAGGGAAGGGATTTTTACAAGTCCCGACGATATTGTAATTATAACAAGCTTTGCTGACTATATTCCACTTGATGTAACTGGATATAAAATCTTTAGAGATATGTTAGGTCGTACTCATTATAAGAGACTGAGTGCTCCTGATACTACTGAACTATTATTACCTTTGTCAATGGATGATGCTACTATCACTGTTAAGGACAGCAGTGTCTTAACCCCGGGACAACCTGCAAGAAATATACCCGGAGTTGTTATGATCGATAAAGAACGTATTGAATTCTTTACAATCTCAGGGAATGTGCTCGGTCAATTGAGAAGAAGCACATTAGGAACTGCACCTAAGCCTGTGTATGATATTGGTACTTTAGTAATGGATCACGGAACAACCCAAAATGTTCCAGTTAACGAAGTTGTACAAAAGTTTGTAGTTACTGCTACTACAACTGCTTCAGTTGTTGCAGGATATGTTTTAGATGGGATAACATTTGCTGCTAACACCCCGTATACTGATCAAGTTGAAGTACGATATGCAGGCCGCATGTTAATGAAACCGTTTATTGATCCTACAAATATTACAGTAACATACAATAACATAGCATATGATAGCGATCCTGCTCTAGATATTTTAGTAAATCCCGGATTTGCAATCAATGCAGGCGGCGTACTGACCATTTCAACCAACAGCAACTTTATTCTTACAGAAGGTGCAAGATTAGAGGTTACTAAACGAATGTCTAATATTTGGTACGATAGTCCAGCTTCAACGCTTACCCTTGCTAAAAATACAACTGCACAGGCTAAATTCTTAGCTGAAAAACCAGCAGCTTTACCGGCTGCAATTATTTCATCAGCTCCGATTAATGTAACTGCTACTAGTGCAGTCTTGTATACAGAAACTGGCAGCATATTAACTGATGAAAATGGTAACCCATTAGAGGGCGGTATATAAATTATGCTAGTAATACCACTAGAAATGCTTAATGATCTCATAATAAATACATCATCTAGCGAAATGAATGCGGAACTTCTTCTTGGAACTTAAATGACAAAAGTAACACAACTACCAATAGCAACAACTATTACAAATTACGGAGTATTCGTTATCGTTGATGGCGGAATTACTAAACAAATTGGTTGGCAGACTTTAAAATCGGGAGCATTCAAAGGCGATACCGGAATACAAGGACCGATCGGTAATACAGGAACACAGGGTATTCAAGGGCCAATCGGAATAACCGGAACAGCCGCTACTGTTGTAGTAGGCACTGTAGTTGCGAGTACTGTGACAACAAGTGTTACTGATGTCGGAACACCGGGTAGTGCAATACTTAATTTTGTGTTACAGCAAGGTATTCAAGGTATTCAAGGTATTCAAGGACCGATCGGCAATACAGGAACACAAGGTATTCAAGGACCTATCGGATCAACTGGGACATTAGCAGATCTTCAAATTGGTATAGTTTCTACCGGAACTACTGCTACTGTTGGTATTTCTACTTCAAGCACAATTACAGCGGTATTTACGACATCAACTACTGCTGCAACAACAGCATCGTCGACGTTAACTACCATTATATTGACAACATCTTCGTCAATATCAACATCTTCGTCGACTGCAACTGTTTTTACTTTAATTACTACATCGACTACTATTTCAACATCTTCGCTAACTGCAACTATTGTTACGACAATTTCTACGGCAACTACTAGATACGGTACATTTCTTAATTTTGTATTACCTCCGACCCAGTCAACTGTTGGCATTGTTTCACTTACTACCGCTACTACTAGCACAGCAGGTGTGGTTAAAATTGGATCAGGAATTGATGTTTCGTCGAGCGGCACAATTAGTGTAACTCCGTCTAATGTGGTGTTTACTGGCGGAACTGTTAATAATAGTTCTACATTTACTAATAATCTATCAGTGTACGGAACATTTACAGCGGCAACTTTATTAGTTGGCTCAACTGGCATTGGCACAGTGCAATCAACAAACGATCTTTCATTAAAAGCAGCAGGCATTATTACTACTAACGCACCATTTGTGTTACCGAGTTATAACTCAACTACAACATTGGCAGCACTTGTTGGCATTCCTGTAGGTGCAACTGTTTTCGTTACAAATGCGCCAGGCGGTGCGCAACCTTGTTATTTCGACGGAGTACATTGGTATACATTTAACGGCAGAGTTCAGGTTCTATAATGTTACGTTCATATTATGTTGTAGTGAGCGAACCTCGCTTTAAAGAAGAAATTCATAAAGAACTTCTGGCTGAAAACGGCAGCGATACTGTGCCTGATCGTTCAGTTGAGCATGAAGATTTAATGCCATTTAGTGAATACAATGGCATATTTTTAATGACAGATGCAGAAGCCGAGCGTCTTTCTACTGATTTTAGGGTTACAGATGTTCATTTGAGTGCAGAAGATCAAGGATTTAGTATTGTTCCCTGTGGTACTAAGCATTATCAATACGATAAAAATACCGCTACACAGACAGCAGCAATGAAAAACTGGGCGTTAGGCAGGTGCATTAGTCCTACTGAAAACTTCGGCACCGCGGTTTCTACCTCAACATATACTTATACATTAACCGGTAAAGGGGTTGATGTTGTTATAATGGATACCGGTATTGAACCTAGTCATCCTGAGTTTGCAGTAAACCCAGATGGTACTGGCGGAACACGAGTAGTATCTATTGACTGGACTGCTTATGGAGTCATAACAAGTACTCCTACTGGCGGGTTCTTAGGTGATTGTGACGGGCACGGATCTAATTGTGCTAGTATTGCAGCAGGTAATACTTGCGGGTGGGCCAGTGATTCAGCAATTTATAGCATGCGAATAGTTGGAACAGGGTTGCCGACTGAACACGATATTTTAGATGGTAGAGTATTAGGGCTTGTAAACGAAATAAAAGCATGGCAGACTTTAAGACTATTTCACCTTGGGAAAGCAGTTGATCCTTCTACTGGTTATCGTAGGCCTACTATTGTATCTTGTAGTTACGCTTATTTAAACACATATACTAACCTTAAGTCGATTACTTATAGAGGAGTAGCCTCTTTAACAACAACAACTAACGGCATTTTAGGAGCCCTTGGTCCTGCACAAGGAAATTCTGGGAACAGTCATGGTGTTCGGTATGCAGCAGTCGAAGCTGAGATTGCATCTGTAATTGCTGCTGGAATTATTGTTGTCGGTGCCGCAGGAAACGATAGTCATAAAATTGAAGTTCCGGCCGGAGTTGATTATAATAATTATTGGACAAATACTAGTAATCTTAGTTCTTATTACCACCGCGGCGCGACCCCTGGTTCTACACCGGGTGTAATATGTGTAGGTGCAGTTGCAGCCGCTCTACCTGAACATAAGGTATATTTTAGCTGTGCAGGCCCTCGAGTAAATATTTTTGCTCCAGGATATTACGTCATGGGAGCATGGAGCAGTTCGACTTACGCTATTCCTTCAGTGCAAGATCCTCGAAACTCGTTATATTATTTTAGCAAGATTAGCGGCACTAGTCAGGCATGCCCGCAGGTTACGGGAGTAGGTGCATTATTATTAGAATTACGTCCTTGGATGAATTCAACTGATGTAACTAATGTTTTATCTAGTATTTCTAACAAAAATCAACTTAACGAATCGTACTACGGGCAAACTGGAACGTATACAAATTCCGCTAGCTTACAAAGTGGACCAAGTAACTACTTGTATATGGCGTATAACCAGCCTATTCCGTTAACTATTACCTAGGATAAATATCACTATGGATACTAACAAAACATCAATTTTAACTACTGCAACAGTGGAATCACACCCAAACGAACACAGCGGTTTACACATTCAAGGGCATATTAAAATTTTTGACCCTCAAACTGAAGAAGTTTTCATCAATAAACGCAATGCAATTCATTATGAAAATTTTAGTATCGGGTTAGCGCAAGCAATGAGTAATCAAGGACAAGGATTTATTTCCGAAATGTGTTTCGGAAACGGCGGAAGCCGCATTGATCCTACAGGAATTATTACTTACCTTACTCCAAATGCAGTTGGGTCAAATGCTAGTTTGTATAATCAGACTTATTTTAAGAATATTGATGCTACTAGTTCAAGAGATACAGACCCCTCTAGAAATTTTATGGAAGTTCGACATATTACAGGAACTGCGTATAGCGATATTCTAGTAAGTTGCCTACTTGACTTTGGCGAACCATCGGGTCAGCAAGCATTTGATAATGCAACTTCTTCAGGTACTGCTTATGTATTTGACGAAATTGGATTACGCGGATATAATTTCAACGGAGAAGGTACTGGTATGTTGCTTACTCATGTTATTTTCCACCCTGTACAAAAGAGTTTAAACAGACTACTTCAAATAGATTACACAGTTCGTATTCAGAGTTTAACTAACGGGGCTTAAAATGAGTTATACAATAAAATTTTCTGATCCTAATACTTCGGCAAAGCCTCCGATTGTTATACTTGATAATTCAAAAGATCAGAGCTCTACCAGCCTAACATTTCTTGGAAAAAATTATCCAGGGTATGGGCAAATTGTTGCGGAAAATTTTCTGTGGTTATTAGAACACTTTGCCGGCCCCATTCCGGGACCAGTTAATCCTGTTCAAGGACAACTTTGGTATAACAACACCGACGGCAAATTATTAGTTAACGACGGTTCTTCGTGGTCGCCGGTAAACAGATTATTTCAACAATCAGTTGACCCGACAACTATTAGCTCAAATGTTAAACTCGGTGATGTTTGGGTTGACACTTCTAATCCAAACGGAATTCAATTAAAAATTTACAACGGGACTATTGGAAAACCTTGGTCTCAAATAGGAAACAACGATCCTAATACCGGCAGCTTCCCGTATTTAGGAATATTAGATACTGACAATGCTATTCACACTGTTATTAAAGATACAATAGAAAATAGCGGCACTGTAATTGCAATTTACGCCAAGGAGGATTTTGTCCCTCAATCTCCTGATTTCGGGTTTAGCCAAATTAGAAAAGGAATTAACATTCCTGCTGATGCTAGATTAAACGGAGCCTCGCAATTTGCATATTCATTAAAATCAACTCCTACTTCAGAACCTATCCTTACTAATTGTATTCTTAGAAACGATATTAACCAGAGAATAAGTGGAACACTAAGTATCGGAGTTGATACTAACTCGTTACAGATTGGTTATAACAATTCGTTTATTTTACAAACAGTAAATCAGTACAATTCAAATTTTGTTAATACCTACCAATCTACTGCTACTTCACAGATTAGCGGAAAATTTACATTTAATTTACAAGTAGCTGGGAAATCTGCAGAACTACTTACTGTCGATGGGGCAACTCAAACTGTCACAATAGGTGATGTTGGTAAAAAAATTAATGGCAATTTAAATGTTACTGGAGACGTTAGTTTTATTCCGGCAGGTTCGATTATGCCGTTCGCAGGGTTAGTTCCTCCAACAGGCTGGTTAATTTGTGACGGGTCGACTACAAGTACAATTGTTCGCCCAGCATTGTTCGGAGCAATTCAATATAATTATGGTGGAACAGGATCAATTTTTAATCTTCCTAATCTTACAAACAAATTGTTTGCTACTAACGCAGTTAACACATCAACTTCGGCAATAAAATATATTATAAGATACTAAATCATGAGTTATACATTAAAACTAACTAACGGTACGATTCTGCTTACACTTGCAGATCAACATTCTGACCGCATAACTACCAGCCTAACAATGATAGGTAAGAATGTAAATGCCTATGGTACAGATCTTAATGATAACTTTATACATTTGTTAGAGAATTTTTCTAGTGTTAATCGTCCTATTAATCCATTAGAAGGTCAATTGTGGTTTAATGCTACTGATCAAAGAATTTATGTATATGCAAAGTCTCCATCTTCTTCAAATGATTTTAAACCAGTCGGCGGCCCAATTATAGGAAGCACATTGCCTTATAATGTTTCTACTGGAGACTTCTGGTTTGATACTTCTGCTAAACAACTTAAATTTTTAGCAAGTCCTGGTAATTTGTTTACCATAGGGCCAGCGTTCGATGCAGCAGCTGGAAAATCTGGATTGATTGTTGAAACTACTGCTACTACCGTTGGCCCAGCCTCGATATTAGAGTTATATATTGATGGTCAAGTTCTTGGAGTAGTTAGTACTGATCAATATACTTTTTCCGTTCCGTACAACGGTATTACTACAGCAACCGCTGGCATTAATCTTATTCCTGGGTATAAATTTGTTGGAACTGCAACATTTGCCGAAACGCTAATTTCACCTACTACCGGAGCATTGCTAACTGCTGATTCGTTTTTCCGTAAAGATACATACCCGATCTATACACAAGGGTTTACCGTTGCAAATGATTTTCCTGGGGTTATAATTGGATCTGGAACTGATATTCAATTATGCAATACCGGTTCGAGTATTTTAGCAACATCGCCAGTTGCAACATTAAAAATTAACGGGTTGGGCCAAGATTTTAATTTAGACATTAATCCATTAACAACTAGCACTAGACAATCCGCAGTGTATATTGATTCGTCGAATTCTAGAATTGGAGTTTTTAATACTAAGCCTTTGTACCCTGTTGACATTACTGGCAATGTTAATATTAACGGAAATCTTATTGTTACCGGGTCGTCGACTTATATTACTAGTGCTGATTTAAGAATAGAATCGAAAGTAGTAGAATTATCATCGGGCACTATTACTAATGACGGTATTGCAAATGGCGGCGGCGTTAAGTTATTCGGAGATAGTGTTAAATCTGTGTTGTGGAGTCTTAGCAATAATGCATGGACTTCTAACGTTAATTTTGATATTGACTCTACTAGCACTTATAAAATCGGCGGAGTTAGTGTAGTCCAAGCTGGCGGGCTAAGTTCGTCTGTTACTGCATCTAGTTTAACATCAGTTGGAAATTTAGTCAACGGTACTACTATTGGTCAAATAACATTTTCGACCTCTACGATTGGAACAACAAATTTTGTTCCATTATATCTCGGTAATCAAAACACTGCAAATATTGATTTCGGCGGAAATACTCTTCAAAATGTCACTGCACCTCCGATGGGTGCTGGCCCATCGTTTGCACAGTATTCTAACTATGCTGCTACTAAGGGATATGTTGACGGTGCTATTTCGAATGTTCTTGGAACACAAAAAGGTCAATTCTCCACAACAATTGATGTGACAGGTCATGCACAGTCTCTTGCAGATCCGGAGTTAGATATTTACGTTCAGGCAATGCTTAACATGCTATACCCGTCATCGTCATCTGATCCTAGTGGAAATTATGGTATTTACGATGGCGCACGGGCACGAGTAATTGTAACTAGATATACATCTTACGGAGTTCCTTCAGTAGCTAGTGATTTTATTAATTTCGGCAATCCTGTGGTCCTAAACAACACTAGTACCGAAGTTATTGCGTATTCTCAATTTATTCGAGCAGTAACTACTCTTCCTGTTACTCCGATCGGAATTAACAGAGGTATCAAACAATATATACTATCAAGCGGTATTTGGATTGCGTATATTGTAACTGGTACAGGCAGTAATATTATCTACACCGACGGAACCTGGTAAGGAAAAATAATGGCATATACTTTAAACAAATCTAATGGCGGCACTTTAGTAGTAGTTGATGACGGTACAGTTTCTAGTGGTTTCAGCATTACATTTGTTGGGAAGAATGCTAGTAATTATGGCAGAATACAAAATGAAAATTTAGTTTATCTGTTAGAAAATTTTGCTAAGCCTGTACAACCATTAAACCCTATCCAGGGGCAAATTTGGTTTAATTCTAATCCAGTTGTAAATAGACCTGCTATATTTGACGGCACAAACTGGAGACCTCTTGCGGTTCTTCAGTATAGTAACGCTCCTACTGATACGTTAATTAATGCAGGGTCTAACCCGATAATTGATTTTGCAGCATCGACTCCTGGTGATTTGTGGATTAACAAAACCACAAATCAATTGAGTATTATTACTAATACCGGTCCTTTGTTAGTTGGCCCGGAGTCGGTTTTTGGGTTTAGCACCACTAAGATGTCATCTACTACAATGGCAGATGTAACAAATAGAAATCTGCCAGTAATTAATTTAACAATTGATGGCGAAGTTCTCGGAGTAATTTCAAGCACACCGTTTGCGTCTAATGTTTCCGGATTCCCTAACGTAGTTAGAGGATTAACATTTAAAGATAATACACTATCATTAACAGTGCCGTCGATTACTAGTACTTCTATTAACAGTACAATTTTAAATGTCTCAACATTAACCGCTGTTCAAATTACTGCATCAATAACTTCAAGTACTAACGTTTTTAGTAATGTTGTCGATGCAAGCACTGTTAATGCAAGCACTGTTAATGCAAGTACCGCAATAATTACTCCCCAACTAACAGCGGCATCCGCGTTACCTGCATCACTTAACGGAGTTTGGAATCTAACTACAGGATCTACAATTTTACCGAGTATTAATTTAGGTAACAATTTAGGATCTGTTTCTAATCGATTCGGCACTATATTTTCAGGTGTTGGTGATTTTAACGCAGTATACGATAACGGATTTAGAGTCGTTACTGAAGGCACTATTGCAGGAAAGGGAGTTACTTCCTTATCCGGAACAGCAAATCAAATTACAGTAAGCACCAGTACTGGGGTTGTTCAACTTAGTTTACCTGGAGCAGTTTCTCTTAACACATTAAGTGTGTTACAACTATTTGTCAACGGATCACCTGTTGTGACTGAAGGCACTATTGCAGGAAAGGGAGTTACTTCCTTATCCGGTACAGCAAATCAAATCACAGTTAGTGCTAGTACTGGAGTTGTTCAACTTAGTTTACCGAATACTATTAACGCCGGAGTGATTTCTGGGTCTCAGCTGTTCGATAACGGTTCAAGAGTAGTGACTCAAGCAACAATTGGACAACTTGGAGTATCATCGTTAACTGGTACAGCAAATCAAATTACAGTAAGCACTAGTACCGGAGGTGTTCAACTTAGCTTACCTGGTACTATTAATGCTGGGCTAATTTTTGCTAACGGATTATACGATTCTGGCGCTAGAGTAATTAGTACAGCTAATATTGGTACTTATGGAGCAGCATCTATTTCCGGCACCGCAGGACGCCTAGCTGTTTCAAATGTTAATGGGGCATATACTCTTACGTTGCCGGACAGCGTTTCGATTCCGACTATTTCTGTTTCCACATTACTAGCTCAAGGAACACAAAGCACTATATCCGGAAAATGGGTATTAGGTGCAAGTTCTTCACTACAAGCAACATATGCTGACTTAGCAGAAAACTACGAGTCAGATAAGCATTATATACCGGGTACTGTATTAGTATTTGCAGGTGATAAAGAAGTTACCGCATGTACTATTAAAACTGATAGGCGTGTCGCAGGGGTTGTTAGCTCTAATCCTGCATATTTAATGAATGTCGATTGTCCCGGTATTGCAGTAGCAGTTGCGTTACAAGGGAGAGTTCCTGTTAATGTTATTGGTAAGATTGTTAAGGGCGATTTGCTTGTTACATCTGATCTTAAAGGATTTGCAGAATCAAATAATTCTCCTTGTATGGGAGCAGTTATTGGAAAAGCGTTATCTGACAAGGATTTTATCGGACCAGGAGTCGTGGAAGTTGCCATTGGAAGATTGTAAGATCTACCGATAAATACACAAACTTGAAAATAATATGCCATATACAATAAACAAAACTAACGGATTAAAAATTATAGTTGTTCAGGATGGCACTATTAATACTAGTGCGCTTGATATTACTTTAGTGGGCAAAAACTACATAGGGTATGGCGAAGCTTTTAATGAAAATTTTGTAAAATTATTAGAAAATTTTGCAAATTCTACTCGGCCTGCTAAGCCGCTTGCAGGACAACTTTGGTATGACACCACAGTTAATAAACTTAACGTGTATACTGGTGTTGGAACAGTTCCTTGGAAACCGATTGGTATTGTCAATAACGGAACTACTCAGCCAGTTTCTGCAACTTCAAATATTGGTGATTTATGGTGGGATGCAATTAACAAGAAGTTATTTGCATACAACGGGACAGAATGGACTATCATCGGCCCTTCAGTAGTTAAGGGCAGTAATAGTGGCGCATTTGCAGGTACTATTTTAAGTCAAAATGGCCCACCGGCAAAGTCGGTATTATTTCAATCAATTAATGGCACTCCGACGTTTGTATCTAGTACTGATCCGTTATACGCTTCTGACCTTTCTGATGCATCGGCTTCGTTATTCCCAAGAGTTTTTACGGGAATTACTTTTCCAAATACGGATATTAAAGGTATAAGTGTAACTGATATTTCAGTTCAAAATCAACCTAAAGGTCATATTCTTTGGGGTACTGCTGCATCATCGTTAGGATTGATAGTTGCATCTACGGCAACCAGTGGCTTTTCGTATGTTGATGCCAACAACTTCTTACTTAGAAATGAATTAGCTAGTTTCGGCAATCAGTTAAGTCTTAAAGATAATAATGGTGTTGTAATAGGTAATCCTTATGTAATGCAGGTTCATGTTGCTCCTACTAATGTTGGTAACGTGAGTGTGTTTGCAGGGTCTAGATTAAATCTTAATGTTAACACTAGCTATGGAACTTATACTACTGTTGTATCAGCAGATGGTGCAAATAACAAGCTTAGTCTATTGCCGAACGCTACTATCCCTACAAATATCGGTAGTACACTTACCTCGTTTGATACAGGGTACTTCGGTACTGTAATTGCAAATACACTTACTGTTAAAACTTTTCTATACGAACAGCAAGAATTAGATGCAGTATATATTTCTGCAACAAAAATAAATGTTGCAACTACCGTAACAGCGGCAGTGTTTTCCGGATCTGGAGCAAAGCTAACCAATATACCAAACTCTGCGTTTATTGCAAGTACCTCAACTATTACTGCTGGGATTGGATTGAGTGGCGGCGGAACAGTAACATTGGGCGGCACTATTACACTTACTAATGCAGGTGTTCTAAGTATGACAGCGGGAACTGACACATCTGTGTCCGGACTTACTGGCGATATTAAAGTGTGGAATAACAGTACACTTCAATCTGTTACTAACCGAGGTGCAACTTCTAACAGTGTTATACAATTTACAAACTCTACAAACGCATCTAGCACTGCGACTGGATCATTACAAGTAGCAGGCGGCGCAGGAGTTGGAAAGGACTTATATGTAGGCGGCAACATCTACATGGCTGGAAATAAAGTTGTTAATGTATCATCTGTATTAGCGGGAATTGGAATTGGTGTTACTCCTTCTCAAAGTTCTGGCACTGTTGCAATTTCTAATTCCGGAATTTTAAGCATTAACGGAACACTTGATCAAATTAATGTTTCGGTTGGAACTCAATCTCCAGTCCTTAGTTTACCACAAAGTATCTCTCCTTTGTCGTTTGTTACTTTTGCCGGGGTAACTGTTAATGGCCTGTTAGTTACGACAAACAGTGTTACCACTCCTAGCCTAACAACCGGAGCAACTGCCACTGCTGGAAATATTATCGGCCAATGGACATTAGGATCCGGCAGCACCCTACAATCAACCTATGCTGACTTAGCAGAAAAGTATGCTGCTGATCGAGTTTATACAGAAGGTATGGTGTTGGTAATAGGCGGTTCTAACGAGGTTACTACTACTTCAATACGTGCCAATGTAGCAGTCGCGGGCATTGTGTCTATAAACCCTGCATTTAAGCTGAATTGTGCGGCAGGATCAGACGATTCTCACCCCTATATTGCACTAAAAGGCCGGGTTCCGTGCAAGGTTATTGGTCCAGTATACAAAGGCAATCTACTTGTAACTAGCAGTAAACCCGAGTATGCAGAAGCATTTAAGGACGGTGACAGCCCGAATGCAGTGTTAGGGATTGCACTTGCAGATATGTTAGATAATTTTGGTGTAGTTGACGTAAAAGTTTAACCGTGAAAAAGCGCCCAAAGGCGCTTTTTCAATTCTAGCTAAACAATTTACGCACTTTCTGTAACAGAAACTTTCTTACCCTTGCTTTTGGGAGGATCAATCTCATCTGCCTCCTTACGCAACTTTGCAGCTTCTTTGTAAAGAGCATCGGCTTTTGATCGCAGATCGGCTGGACTTTGTACAGGATCTACAACTACCTCGGCTGGGACTTCGTCTACAATAACTTCTGCAGATTTTTTCGCATCGTCGTTAATAGTGGGAATTGTTGAGTTTGATCCGTCTTTAATCGACAAGTCATCTAACTTTACGCCTTTCTGTTCTGCGATAATGATATTCAACTCGTCTAATGGAATCGAAGTTTTATTATCTGGAGTAACTAGTACACCAGTAGTAGGAACCTTTTTAAGCAACCCGTTGGTATGAACATATTGCAACATGTTTGAACCGTCTGGGAATCTACGGACTGATAATACATCCGCAAGTTCATTTGCTTGCTGACCGGATTCAGATTCGACTAAGCTCATAAGAGCATCGTGATAAGAATCCATCAGTGCTTGGGTACCAATTACTAGTGCAGACTTTGAATCCCCGGGGATAGTGCGGTACGCAATAACGATCTTCGCCCCGTTGTTTTTCATTTTACCAACATGTTTCATATGTTATCTCCTTAGGCTGCTGGTGCAGCTTCTGCTGGGGGAGCAACTACGTTTAAGAAGTCATTTAACTTATTAAAAGTTGCACCTACCGCAGCCATTTCAGTAGCACGGAATGCTCCGCGCTGACTTGCAACGTCAATAATAGCCCGTAGATTACCGAGGTCCTGAATAGTCAGTTCCGGAGGTGTTGCTGCCGCTTGCTCCGGCGATGCTACTGGTGCTGCTACTGGTGCAGTTACTTGCTTTGGAGCCGATGCTACCGATGCTGCTTGTTGTTCTTTCTTTGCCATTTAAGTTCTCCTATTTGTTCTTGTCCAAGTATGGACAGGCTAGACTTAACATAGTTAGTTCTTTTGAATCTTCAATCCCAATTTCTTGGATCTCTTCCAACTTGTTAATAGCTGGATTTACTCTTAACGTTTTTGCGATAGCATACCTACTATCTAAGTTAAGGTAAATCCACTGATCTATCTCTGTTATACGAAAGGTAACAATGCTCATTTTAGCAAAATGTATTGGTATGTAATTTAGCCGCCGTGCATCTAATGCATTTAACGGATTTACCTCACCTCTTACTAAAGACATTATGTACCTACTTTATTTATAATATGCAGTCTGGCCGAATGGCGCAGTTATGGATTCGGTTCCATGAATAATAAACAGCGTTTCGCAGTAATCTTCATCTCCCCAACTTCCGCAAGGATATCCGTCCGTAAACATAATGAAACGCTTTGGATTAATATCGTTATTTTTCATAAACTCCCAGTTAGCTTCGAAACTAGTTCCTCCGCCGCCCTTCGGTTCGTAACTCAAAATATCATCGGCAGTATCACCGGTAAATTTTGCATATTGATATACGCTTGTATCAAAACACCACAGATCTAATTTGAAGTCGGTATATTCGTCCATAATACCTTTAACTTCGGAGAGCATATCACGTGCCATTGCATTTGAAATACTTCCACTCATATCCAGGCATACTGATACATCAATTGTATCTTCATTCATCATTCCGGGCAGTATTGCTCCGCTCATTTGACTTTTACGGTTCGGACGACTGAAGCTAAAGTTGCTTTTGACAATACTTTGGATGTTCATGCGTAGCATCTCACGCCAATCCATTTTTGGCTCAGTAAAGTCTTTAATCATACGTGCAACACCTGCCGGTAGATTGCCAGCACCTGCAGATTGCGCAGCACTAACCATCGCCTCTTTGATTTCGTCACGAATTTGTTTGCGTTCTTCAGCAGTTAGTTTCGGACGTCCTTTACCTTTTCCAGCACCTTCACCGTCTTGGTCACTGTCGCCTTCACTGTCGTCGCCATCTTCCATATGCTCGTCAAGCAGTTCGCCCAACTTACTCATATCAATCTTATCGGCCTTTTCATACAGGTCGTCGTAAATTTGTTCATACGACCAGTCGCGATATTTTGGATCGTAATAGACTTTCATAAAGTCTGGAAATTCTCCGATCTTTTCGTCCTTACAAATTTGATTAACGGCAAAGTCGGCAGCAATATTAGAAAGTACTGGATCGCGGCTCTCACGACGTCCCATATGATCGAATACGTTATGTAGAACTTCGTGCCCGAAGCCGAACTCTGCAACTTTTGGGCTCATTTTATCAACAAAGCCAACATTGTAAAAGAAGTTTCGCCCGTCAGTTGCAATAGTCGGGCACCAATCACTTGCATCCACAAGTGTTAACCGCGTTGCCATATTGCCAAAGAACGGATGACGAAGCAACAATCCAATTCGGGCAGTTACAAGCTTTTCAATAACTTTATTCTTTTCAGCTTGCGTAAATACTCGGTCTTTATCGACCTTGCCTACACGCTCTTGCTTCATTACTTTAGACATTTATATTCCTTGTTGATGTATTACTATTATACAGCATTATTTTGGTTTTGTCAAGTAAACAAGGGCCTTTCGGCCCTTTCTTATTCCATTGCTGCAATAATGTACTTGCCGAACTTTTCGTGAAACTCATCAAAGCTTTTCAGCTTAGAAGCATCGAACGGTAGTCCGTATTGTGTAAGAGCAACTTTGGCTCCCATAACAGTTAGTTCAGTTGGGAAGTTATCCATCATGAAACGGAAGAAGCAGTCTGCTTGATCGTTCCAGTCTTTTGCCTTCTTCTCATTTGCGGCTTGCAACTCGTAGCACAGAGAAATAGTTAGCGAATACATTGCAGAGATCTCACGAACTTGCAGTTTCTTGACCATACCTTTTAGGATATCTTCCGGCTTCGGCATTTGGTTTGCAACCTTACGGTGTGCCATAAACTTAACGGCAAGACCGTCACCCACTGCGCCTGCGATCAAATCAGTTAGTGTACCTTCGCTTAGGTCTTCGTCTGTTAGCAAATCAGATACAAATGACCAGCTTCGTGGTGTTGCGAATGCACGGCTTGAAGAACGGGGATCAAAATCGTACAAATCTTGTTTTGCGAAGCCCAAGTAACCGACTACTTGTTCATGGCACTTGTTCAAAACAGCCCATTGTTCCCAATCGGCGTGATTAACCTTCAATTCCAGATGCAAGAAACGATTTGCAAGCGGTGCAGGCATACGATATGTAACACCCTTGTCCGATTCACGGTTACCGGCAGCAACAATGCTAACACCTTTTGGTAGTACATAAGTGCCAACTCGGCGGTTCAAAATAAGTTGATATGCAGCCGCTTGTGTAGCAGGTGCAGCAGAGTTAAGTTCGTCCAAGAAAAGCACTGCGGTACTATCTGGATCGGACGGAAGTTCGGTCGGAGAAGCCCACTCCATGCGGCGCGTATCTGGATTAAAGAATGGGATACCCTTAATATCAGTAGGTTCCCACAGGCTCAAACGCACATCGACGACTTCGCGTCCTGTTTCGTCTGCGATTTGTTTAACAATATCGGACTTTCCAATACCAGGAGCACCCCACAAAAACACAGGACGTCCTACTTTAAAACAAGTACGAATTGCGGCCTTAGCTTCGTTTGGAGTTTGTGTGCGGTTTGCACTAGTTTGTTCTGCCATTTACTTCTTCCTTAAAAGTTGATTAACTGCTTACACTATGTATATAGTATAACACAGCCTAACAAGAAAGTCAAGCAGCTTCAGCATCGTTTTTTAGCGACATTGCTTTAGCAACGCCAAATTTTTGAACATCTCCGCTAAACAATATCAATTGCACAGCAGTTTTTTCTTTAAACACAACAATGGATTTTTTATCAAGGAAATAAGGACCGTCAATGAACCGATCTAGCCAAATCATTACTTGATTTGTGAGGGTAAATTCGTTCGGAAATGCTATATCGTAGCTCTTCATATCCATATCATCAGTAAAAACTTTGAACCCTGCATCGGTTAGTCGCATACCACCTACGGCCTTTTTTCGAGGATTTATCCAAAGCACTGCAAGATTTTTTTCAAGTGCTTTTGGATCAGTCGGCCACCCCAATTGCGTACTAACAAGTTGGGTGAGGTGATGCTTTATGTCCATTATTTTAATACTTCGCCACTAGTTAGTTTATATACTTCAAAGTCATTACAGCCAAATAGCTTATTAAGTTTTTCTGCAAGATTTATTGCGTGGCCGCTATTTGAAAATGACACTTTTTTATACTTTGGACCTACCAGCTGACCTATTAGACTTGTGGTTTTTAAGTTAACGGGCTTACCTTGAAAAAACACAGCCCAAATGGCGTCAGCTTCCAAAACCTGTTCAGTTTTGTAAGTTTTTTTATTTGTAACTTCGAGTAATACTTTAGGTTTTGGTCGGCTCACGAGATTCCCCTTTTTGAATACCTAGATTTTTGAGATTCTGATATTTTTCTTTTTGATTCTTCAGACATTTTTCGACCAATTGGCATTAGTTGCAATGCTCTCTTTTGTCGAATTTTTTCTATAGTTTCTTCAGAATGGGTTTTTCCAGACATTGGATTACTCTGGAGTTTTCTCGCTGCTTTAATTTTTTGTTTAGTTTCTTCAGAATGTTTGCGATTTTTTGAATTTTCGCTTAAGATATGTCTACCGTTTTCTGTAATTCCGGTATCACCTCCCATTAACCCGTCTTCTGGTTTTAGGTTTGCGTAATCTTTCGATTCTACAATATTATGCTCTTTTGAATATTGCAGTGCAAATTGTGTTAATTCATCTTTATCTGTAAACAGTTTAGACCAAATAGTGGCGATATCACGCCCGTGCTTTTTAAGGTGACGAGTCCAAACAATGCCAGATCCGAGATATTTTTCCGGATCTTGGATAGTCTTACCGAAGTATTTTAGCCCAGTTATATTATGTTGTTTTAAATATAACCATGTAGGTTTAAAAGTTTTTTCCATTCTGCGTATTCTCTTATATACGCAGTTATTTATCTTAATTTACCAGATGTGCACTTAGAGTGTACCGCCATCAAACTTAATAGAGACATCACCGGTTTGTTGCACACTTAACGCAATTGCATCTAATTCACCTGCTAAACGTGTCATTACTACTGCTAAACTTTCTTCTAGCATAATGATGTCGTTTATAGGCAAATTTAACGTTTTCTGACCGCTTTTTCGTGCAATTCGAGCCTTTTCCAAGAACATTTCGATGGGTATTGTATTAAGCGGTTGCATTGCTGTCCCTTGATACATTGTTTAAAATAGTACGCATTTCTAATTCAGTCTTAAAAGGACCCTTAAAATCGTAGCGTTCCAGTGTAATTAGTTTGGGACAGAAGCTTTTAACCCATCCTTTCTTGAAACGGATTACATAGTAACCTGCACAATATAAACTTTTACTTTTGCTGCTCTTTGCATATATCGGCAAGTGCTTCTTTACATTCCACAACGGTCCGTATGCTTTTCCGTTCATTGGAAAGCCGTAAATATCCTGCGGAAGATCTTTTATCTTAGGTTCTTTCTTTACAACTGATTGATCAAGTGTAATTCCGAACCGTTCTTTAATCTCTGTAAGATCTCCGACTTCGATTTTTTGTCCACGATATAGAAAGCTATAACCCTTTTTATCTTTACTAAGAGTTCCGACTTTTTCACCGTCGGTTTCGATAATCCAAAACTTGTTTGGAACTAATACTTTTGCAACTGCTGCGATCATGAGTGGTACCTTGCGTTTAATGGGTCGGCATAGCTTTGTGCTTGCTCGCTAATTTTTTGTAGATCGTATTGGGCACAAAACTTCATCAGTCTTACACCAACTTGAGCAACGTTCTTTTGTTTATCAATCTCTGCTTGGACTGTTTCGACCATTAATTTCTTAATATCTTCGGGCTGTGCAGTTAAGTCACATAATACAACGTTCCGTTGATAGTCGTCTAACACACGATGTTCGGCTCCTTCGTGATCAGTCCATCGCTGTAGCATCATATTATTCCATGCCCAACCTTTCTTATCACGATCTCCAAATGCTTCGCGTAGCCCGACTTTGTTCTTACTGCCCTTTTCGCGAACACCTGGATATGCAGAGAAAATATTATCGCTAGTATCTCCGCGCATACACTTTTCAAATAACAACCATTGAGGATCAGGTTCGGGCTTTAGTAGTCCGGTCTTGCTATCCTTAACACGTTTGCCATTTTCATCGAAGTAACCTTCGTGTGTGGTAGTAATTTTCGATACACCGTTATATTGCTTAACATTAACTGCGATTAACTGTGCAAAGTCACCGTCTGTGCTGATAATAACATGATCATCTTCCGGATGTGCTTGAATAAATCCTGCAATAGTATCGTCAGCTTCGAGCTCCGGATTTTGCAAAACAGAGCAATTTGTTTTTTCAATAATAAAGTTTTTAAAATCGTCAAACGTTTCCCAAAACAATTTATCTTCTTCTTGTTCTGCTGCGGTATGCTTTGCACGGGCATCGGTACGTTGACGCTTATACGGAGCATACACCTTTTTCCGCCAGCTTCGCCCTTCTAAGTGAAACACAACGTGATCACCTTTAAACTCTTTCCATGCCTTACGAACACTCATTAAGACAGTGGCAAGGCTCATGCCTACCTTGTCTTCAAGGGTTCCACGAACGACATGGCGTGCACGAAAAAATGTGTTTGCTGTGTCCACATGGATAAATGTTTTCTTCATTAAGAGACCTCTGACTTTCCGTTGTTTAATTTATTGACATTGATGTAACCACTACCTCGACGATCCATCGGAATACCTTCATCATTTCCAATTTCTTTACAAAGATCTTGAAACCACTGATCTACAAGTTCTTCGTCAGTGACACCTGTGTAACCATTGTTACGTAACATTAACACAAAGTACTCGTTCCAGTCAAGTTCAAAAAAGCCGTTTCGTGGATTCGTCGGATCTACTTTTGTATCTAGAACAGCTACCCAAGGTTCTTTACCTTCAGTTGCTGCCTTCTTAGGGTCGATAACAGGAGACTCACCTGCATACTTTGCAGCTTCTTTACTTGCTGTGATGCCTAGGATTTTTTTAATTTTGTTTAACATTATTTTCTGCCATTGAAGTTCCATTTTAGGAACGCTGTTTTTTCTATATAATAAAATTCGTATATTTTAGCTATATCAGTAGGCAGCGAAGATAATCGTTGCCCTCTATAGCATTTAGTTAGCCACAACTTCTTTCCGGTCAAAAAACAATTATGCGGGATTGCACAATATTGTAAATGCCAATTGGTAGCATTTTGTAATCCCCAATCTTGACTTGGAGGCGATTGTGTAGTGTCGCCCATTAAGTTTGCTAACGTGCTCATGTCTTACCCCACTTAATCTTTAGCCATATTCGTTCATGAATATAATAATCTATACTCAACAACATGTGTAAGATTGTTGCAAATCCAGTAGATTTTCCGATATCGCCTATTAACAAATATGTCCATAATATTGTGAATAACCACGCCGTTAGTCGGTATGTTATCATTCGTACTATGGTTCTTTTATGTGTCTCTATCATTATGCTAGTGCTGCAAACAAGTGCATCTGAGTTTGCATAATGAGTCCATTTTGCATACAGTACTGCCCAACATACTTGTGATTAGCTTCGTTCTTGGCCATATTTAAAAGGCCGGGCTCCCACCAAGAAATTACTTCATCTACAGTACTTCGTTCTGCTATACTGATTGCGCCCTTTTCAGCACGTAACAGTTTAATCTTTTGAGGGAAGTCGTTGTACACATTCATCGGAGAACAGTAAATATCCTTACCTGTGTTAGCTTTCCATTCCAATGCCCAGTCAGGGACTGTGTTGTACGGAGTATTGGGATCTGCACTAATAACAAACTTTAAAACATTTGCTCGTTCTAAGATTGTCTTGCCTGGTTTTAGATACCGGGTAGGAGCTTTACCAAACTCTGCACATTTCGGTGAGCAAACAAGCGTAACACCTTCTGGTACCACTGTGTCGGGAATACCGTTGCTTTCGACTTGAACTGCTTTGAATACATCGCGTTGCTTATACATAAAATCTGTAATGTTTTCTTGCAACAATGGTTCGCCACCTGTCATTACCAATACAATATTAGGAAATAACCCTGTATATGGATTTTGTGGAACTGCCCATTCTGGTGCAGTCTGACCTTTGTTAGTCCAATATGCTTTGATAGTCTCATCCATCTTATCTGCAATCTGATCAAACGTCATCCAATCGCCGTCGTCAAAGAATGTGTCGCAGAATGAGCAATCTAAATTGCACTTTGCAAGGCGGATGAATAACGCAGGCATACCGGCATACGGTCCCTCTCCTTGCAGCGTGAAGAACATTGACGTAACAAATAAACTATCTTTAGGTGCGTCTCGAAAAAACTTCTTTCCGATCACTTCGTTGGTTCCAAAAATTTTAATTCTCCTTAATTGTATCGAGCCACATGTGCTCAGTTACTTTGTACATTTCTAGTACATTAATATGCATGACTAACAATTTTTCATTAAGAGACAACCAATCTAACATTGCTTGTGCATCCTGCCGACGACTAAACCGCATTGCTTTATTAGCATCTGTACTAAACTCTACCGAGTTAATAGGTCCACCAACAAACCATTCAGGGCGTGACGCAGGGTGAGGTAAGTTAAGTTCAATTAGCCAAGCAATTTCATTCATATTAAATCTCCTTAATTCCAAAGTGTTCTTTAATACACTCAGTTGCTTCATATATGCCGTTAACAATGCCGTCTTCGTACATCGCTAATGTTTTATCTTTTGGTTCAGATTCTAAATATTTTGCATGATTTTCACTTACGTTAATGCATTCCCGAACAATCAGCTCGGCGAACTTTTCCGCTTGCTCATTTGTGACAAAGTAATCTCTATCTTCAATGAGAGTTCGGGGATTGCCACCTAGAACATATCGCCACCCTGCTTGCTCAGCAAGTTCTTTAATTCGTTCGTTCATATTATTCCTTAATCAATGTAGCGGACATTACTTTTGATAAACGGCCTACTGTTACTGTCATTTGATATTGCTGGCCTTTTTCTACTGTGTCAATATCTATTCCTGGCGTATCCTTGTTAAAGGAATATATCCAATCATCGTCTGTCCTAAGGTGAACTAACTTGAATCCTTCTAAGACTTCAAGCACTGTGCCAATAACTTCTTTCATTTGTCCTCGTACTTCACAAGTTTAACATCAAACTCGTCGGCAAATGCTTCCGCTAATGCTGCGGTTAATTGTTCGGTTAATTCATCACATCCGGTTGCATTAGTTGCAAGCAACTCTTCCCAGAACTCGTGATTGCCTTCTGTAATAGTTAACTCGAATGTGTAGCGTTTCATATTAGTTAACTGGTTTGAACGAGTCTAGTATGACTGTGTCTGTTCCGAAGCTTTGCCCTGTTGAAGATAAAATATGATCAACTGCACGTCGAGCACATTCTTTGATAACTAGCTCTGCAAACTTTTCAAACACAATGTCAGGAATAACTAACACGCCTGCATCTCGTGCTAGCTGAACAATGTTCCCTGCAGTTTTTTGCGAGACAGAAGATGATTGATCTAATGTTGTTAAATATTCTCTGCTTGCTTGGCTTGCAAATTGATTAAGTAAATCATTCATTGTTTATCCTTTTTATAATTACCTTTACCTGGGATAGTGTTTCTAACGCCACCTACAGGATCTTCAACATCACCATTCCTCCGAGGAATCATATGAATATGCGGCCACATAACAGTTTGTCCAGCAGCTTCGCCGTAATTCATTCCAATGTTAAATCCATCCCATGCTCCACCATCTACTCCGTTCTTCCCGTGTTCTACTGCATCAGTAAATGCTTCATACAAAATGCTTATAGTGTTATATTTAGGCACAAAGAGCAAGTGGCCTTCTGTACACGGATATTTGTCTCTGAAAACGATTACATGAAAGTCGTCTCGAATAACATCATCCCACGGTGCTGTTGATTCGCTAATATGGTTTGGACCATTAAAAATTTTATTCATTTCTGACTATCTCCTGGAAGTACACGGTAATTGTCTTCGACACTATCCGGTGTGCTAACTTCAATTATAGTGCCTTTTTCAATACAAATCAACTGGTGTGGCTCTAGCGGCAAGTTACGCCAAACATCACCCTTTGATAAAACTGTTTCTTGCTGCGATGCATCTTTAGTAAGAATACTTACCACTATGAATTTTCCATCAAGCACATACCATGATTCATCTTTTTCAGCATGAAAATGCATACTGAATTTTGCACCAGCATTAAAATTCATTAGCTTACCACAATACTTGCTGTTAGTTGCCCAGATAAGTTCTGAACCCCATCCTTTTTCTACGCTTCCTGTGAGTCTTGTCATTTTAGCCACCAATTACTATATGGAAATTCTACTGATAAATCATCCTCTACGGTGTTGACCTCAACTCCGGTAAAATCCATTTTTACATTACATTTACTAGCAGTATTATCAACTACTACTGCAAACTTAACATTCTTATTCCATACATCCGCCCATCGAGAATGATTAGGTAAACACCCGCCTTGCCAATCTTCCACAAGCCAATTGAATGTTTCACCTGTTCTGTTAATATCATCAACTACAAGGATATTTTTATTCAATTCGGGAAGTGTTCTAACGGTGTTAGTAGGCACTGGAAGTTCGTCACCTTCGTAAGGCAAGTACCCAAATGCATCTTCTGCAACCCATAAATTACTCTCATCTTTGTTTAGAATTTGTAGAGGAACATTGAAGTACTGACTAATTAGTAGCGAGGGATATAATCCTCCGCCGTTAATTCCTACTATGTAATCAGGCCTCCAACCACTGTTAGTAATCTCTCGGCAAATGCTTGAGATTATACTTTGATATTCTTGATGATTAAGAGTGAGCTTGTTCATGTCGATCCTTTAAATATTTTTCGTGATTGATCCAGTTATTATTGACCAGGAATCCCCAATCTCGTTTATGTGGACCGGGCATAAACAACGTCCAGGCAACAACTCCTTCTTTTAGTTCAATACGGTGATAACTCTCGGGTTTACAAATACGAAAGTGTCCCGGACCTCGCCAGTGTTGAGTCTCTCCTACTTTTAATCCGTTTGCAAATACAGGAGTCCATTCATAGTATCCGCCTTTAAGGATAAATGTAGCATATGGCCACGGATGATCATGCATATCATCTGGATCACCTTTAAGGAACTTATGTAAGAACACATTAAATGGAAACGCCTTTCGATCTTTAAGGAACAGATAATATCGTTCCAAGTAAGGCTTATTACAGACACGATCCATAATAGTGATCTTTCGACCTCTTTGATCCATCCAGTTTAAAAATTTGTTAGTAAGTGTCATCTTGTGATTTGCAAAGTTCTAAAGTGTTTTTAAATTGATTCCACGCATTTTCTAAAGTTGGAAACTTTTTACAAAGCCTTCCGACTTGTAGTGGATCAGTTTTGTATTTGAGATAAATCTCATGTTGATCATCTGTCCAATCATCACTGTCCTTGTGTACTGTAATCATGAAGCCTTCAACGCTTCGATTGTAATGATCTTAGAAATCTCAGTCCCAAGGTCCATGTCGTCATGTATAACATACAATCCAATACCCGAGGTATCCTTGCGACGATTATACATTTGTGTTTCGATAATTGTACCGCCACGTGCTTTAATAACTTTAAATCGAATTGCTTGCTCAGACGCAATTTCGTCTGCTCGAGCAGGTTCTAGCTGTAGCCCTTGTACTTTATTCGCCCCACTTGTATTAGGATTAATATCGCTATTCAACCAGTTACGAACTCGTTGTTTAAATGTCATCGGTTTCTTTTCCGCGGTAATTGTATTATAATACTTTGGTTCGTATTCTGCTTTTGCAGAAGAAACTCCGATTAATTGTCCGTTCATCTTGGTGCCCATCCTTGTTGTAATGCAATGTTATCAAAAAACTCTTTCTTTACGCTAGCATCTTCTTTAAAAGCACCTTTAAGTACAGTTGTTTGTGTTAGCGAACTATGCGCCATAATGCCCCTATTCTCGCAGCATCCATGTGTTGCTTGAATATAGACTGCTACGTTGTCGCTGCCAGTCGCTTTGCTAATCTCTCTAGCGATATCATTACAGAGTTCCTCTTGTAAAGTACCACGGCGAGCACACCACTGAGCAATACGAGAATACTTGCTAAGACCAATGAGCTTTTGAGCGGCAATAATACCAATATAAGCAACGCCGTTAACAGGCTGATGATGATGTGAACACATAGAACGGAGCTCACTACGTACAACCAACATACCTTCGTATCTATCTTGGCTATCGTTTGGAAAAGCCGTTGCATCTGGTTCTCTTTCATATCGTCCACTCATTACCTCATTAAAGTACATTTTTGCAAGGCGTTTTGCTGTGCCTTTACTATTAGGATCGGTTTCACGATCGATCAGAAGTGCATCGAGTACACTTTCAAATGCTGTAGTTGCTTCTCCGATTAATCTGGCTTTATCCATTTCTGAAACATATTCAGAAATATTATCGCCTGCCCAGAATCGCTTATTCTGCGAACGCATGTGATCGCGAATTACCTGTGAAAGGTTTTTACTATTTTCCAATTTTATTATTCTCCGATGTTAAGCCAGTGGATTGGCATATAGCTAGTATACAGATTTATTTAGGATCTTGCAACCTTAGCAACGTATTTTTCTTTACTGCGGCATCCACTATATTCATATTCAATTCTAGATCTGCTGCAAATTTTAACAATGCAGAAGTATCTTTCGGGAAGCATGCTCCACCGAATCCATATGCTCCGTCCGGCCCCGGAACTTGCATATGACTCTTACCAATTCTAGGATCTGCTTTTACTAGTTCGGCAACCAATTTGTAATTACAATCTAATGAATTTGCCAACGCTTCTATTTCGTTCATAAACACAACCTTGGTTGCCATGAACGAATTAATTGTGTACTTTGCTAGAGATGCTTCCGCAATTGAGCAATACCGAATTGATTTTAAACTTGGCTGACTAATTTTTATTACTCGCTCTGCTTCGCGCATATACGCACTAACATTTCCACCGATGAATGCAAATTCTCCGTTGGCATAATCTTGCACTGCATTTGCCGCAGTTAAAAACTCTGGTGCATGCACTAAGTTAGGAAACCGTTCTTGTAATTTAGAATAGGTAGCCGGCGGCGCCGTGCACTTACTAATAATTACTCCTCGGTACTTTACATCATTTAGCTCTGCTAATACACTTTCCAATGGACCAGTATCGCATGTTCCGTCTGTACTTTGCGGAGTAGGAACAGATATAAAAATTGCAGAGCAATCCTTTAGTTCTTCGTATGTTGCGTTTAATCCTTTATATGGATCACGCAAAACAACAGGCATCGTTATAGAATCAAATGACTGCTTAATTGCCCCGCCTACAAACCCTAATCCAATGATACCGATCTTTTCATTATACATTATGTTATATTTCCTAAAAGTACATCTGCGTTAAAGAAATATTTAGACAAATCTTCAGTTTGTTTTCGCAATTGTGGCAGACGTTTTATGTAATGCGTCATGGTAACAATAATGTGGTGACACAACTCTTGTCTATGTACTGTATAGCTATCCCAATCTTTGGTCCATTCACTTGGATATTTAAATCCTTCGTGATACATTTCGGAATATGAAAGGCGATCTGGTACCATAGGTATAGCATCAACTAACGCCCCTTCGTAACATCCGATACCTAGTGTTTCTTGTAGACTTGCGCTAAACACAATCTTCGATTGACCTAGCAATGTATGATATTCTTCTTTGCTAAGTTCCTGATCTTGACAAACAATAAACTCGTACTGTGGTAATAATGTTGCAAGATCTCTAAAAATTTCAACCTGCTTTTCGGGCGCAATACGATGCGGAAACAAAATAAGATCATGCTTTGATAAAGTTTTATATGGAGTAAGAGTTTCTTCCATATACTCCATTGGCCAACCAGTTTGCACAATTTTTTTATCGTATTCTGGTTTCCACCCTGTGATACGAGTCTTGCCATCTTGTAATAAATTATTTACAAACATTTCAATATGAAACTTAGTTGCAAAGTAGTTGAAATCTATTGCATGATACAACGCTTTTTCGGTATGCCTAACCCAAGGAGCATTTCCAATCAATCGACCTAAAAAGTCTTGAGGATCATAACTGCCGGCGTGCCATAGTGCATGAATAGTAATTGGGATTTCCAATAACTCACTCATATACTTTAGGTTAATTATACCAGGATGCCATGCGTCAGTAAAAATAAAGTGGTCGCCCCCACGAATGGATCCGTCGCAAAACATACGGCCCATTTGCTCAACCTGGTTAGACTTATATACATTAGTCCCACCAAAATTGAGAAAAGCACCAGGAGTGGTAGCAGCAGGAATATCAGTAGGACCGGAAATAATTTGAACATTGAAGCCAGCCTTCTTAAAGAGAGCAGGTACACGAGACTTCCATTGTCCTGTGTACCTGGTACTCACCGCCTCTATATCGACGATGAAAATTGTCATTAGGACTCCTGGCGTTCCTTAGACTCGCGACGGGCCTTACGTTGCAAGAACTCTTGCGTCCGTTGCCAATCCTTATACGCCTTGGATCGATACAGATCCGCCTGATCGAAAGCGATCATTTCAAACCGGCAATGATCATGCCACACATCAAGATCAGCAAAGATCTTGCTTACTTCTGGCTTCATAGTCAGATACTTACCGAGCCACTTTGGTGCTGCCATTTTTGTTTCCTATTATTAAAAAGGATTATTAGAAAATTGAAGATATGCGCCATTCTCGCCATCTTCGCTCACGTCAACCCAAACCTCACGATTTGGGTATCTTGCATTGATTGTTGTGTTTAGATCACGTGCAATCATTTCGCAGGATTTGAAATCTAGCTCGAGTGTGCCGTCATTGTAGCAATTCTCAAGCCAGCGTTTAAATTGGATGAATTCAATATCTCGGTCGTCGTGTGTTACTGCAATCCAGACTTTGAAGTGAAAAATATGTCGATGCGGGAATCCCAGGAAGCTTACATCGGCAAGATTAATTGCGTCGGCCGCAGCAGGGTAACAGTGTATGCCTTCCTTACGAAAGGTTACCCAAATCATTGATAGTTTATCGTTTGGTCTCATTTGATGATCTTGTCGTTAGAGTATTGATCCCAAGATGTAAACTTACTACGATCTTTAAGATCGTGCAAGCTGTGTGACCATACACCTGGGTTAGTTGCTTTGAAATCCTTGTCATCAATTTTAATCATTGTGTTGTAGTTCCACAATTTGATGTAAGGAATAGGAACACGAATTTGCGGAATAAAATTATCAAATTCGTTCAAGCCGTTATCGTTAAATTCTTCTACCAGATGTAGAGGAATGTCGAGACTACACAGATATCCCTTCTTAAGGAAATCAATTATCATGTTTTCCCAAGATTCCCAGGATTCAATATCAGTAGTATCAAAGTTGAAGCTATGATTTGCGCCAAAAAAGATATGCTTAATAGCAACTCCGCACATAGTGAGCTTCATTGCAATATCTGTAATAGGTTGCACACCAGTTACAAACAATGTATCCATACCGTGTGCAGGGGTATGTTCCACCTCTACTCCAGTGAAGAATACAATGTTCTCTGCTTTGCCTTCTGTATAATCTCGTTTCATGCTACTAGTATAGTATATTTTACGTTATTTGTCAAGCAAATCTACAAGATTTTGCAGCTTTTCATCTTCGGGGTCTTCCAAATCAACTTCATTAGATTTGGTAACATTTTCTACTTCGAACAAATTCATAAACTCGTTTTCAGCATTTCCGCCCTGCATTCTAGAACCTTCAAGTGCTTTTAAGAAAGGCGTTGCTTGATCGATTAGTGCAAACGCATCTGCTTTAGTTGTAGTATTAAATAATTCTTCAATAAAGCGGTCGAAATACAAAATGTTTCGTGGAACCCAATCGCTATATTCATCACTAGCCGCATCTTTACTTCCTAATTTATTCCAATGTTTCCATTTAATAGTATCACGAGTTTTTGCAATTTCGATATCCATTAATTGTTGAGCACGTTGAACAGCTTTAATATGGCATTCGACATTATGCCCCATCATCAATGCATACGCAAAGCTATCCCAGGAAGTCTTATTAGGAATCTTATTAAGTTTATTAAGCTTTGGCGGAACATGATAGTGCGATACATTTAAGTGATCAAACTTGACAAGTTTCCCGTCTTTGCCTGTTAATTCGGCATCTGTTTTGCGTTCGCCTAAATCGTAGTAGCAAATATCGCCTACGGTTAACCGACGTCCAGTCTCGCTTTCAAACGGGAACGGTATGTCGGAACCGGAAAGGGCTTTGTTGTCGAATCCTTTGTCCATAATAACGCTCCAACGCTTTGTAGTGTGTTGCGCGTTTGTGTAGACAAGTCCGTGCGCCGTTGCGATGAATGGGGATGCGCAGTCAAAAGAGATGGTAAGTTCTTCATTGATATGTTTCCTGATTTGTCTTTGAATTAAGGTTAAGTAACAACTCCAATCTAATTGAGCAGTGCCCAAGAAGTGGATCCAATTTTTGCCTTTCAGCAAACCATCTTCACGCAAGGTCATAAGACGCTTTAACGTAATATCCATTTTGCACATGTTGGCGCCTCCGAATGCCCAACCTTCGGCAGCTTTATCGCCCCAAACCGCAGGATCACTAAACTCTTTAACGCCATTGTACCAATCTTCTGCAGACTGCCAGTCCCATCCTTGCAACACGTTAAGGAACTTTGTTTGTCCTAGCCGGTTCTTTAGGAAATACTCGTTGTTAAACTTTGTCTTATCCAAACAGTCTTGGACCGACTTTAGTCCAGTCTTCGGACTGTGATTGTGATCACACGCCCAGGTTGGGACGTCAAGCATCATTGACCAATCTGCTGTTAGCTCAAGCCAATTTAGAATGTCGTCGCGGGTTTTGTTTGCCTTAACTCCTTCGAAGTCTAGCCAATCAAATTTTAGAACGCCTTTACCAATTTGGTATCCGCCGGAGTCTCCGAGAATCATAGTGTTCCCACGATCACGTTGTTGGATCATTGACTCCTGCGTCATACTCTTTGTAAGATCTAACTGTGCGTGGCCCGCAGAGTAAAGACCATATTTGTATGTGAAATATCCCTGTTCAGGATTTAAGAAGTTCATACCTTCGATTCCGCGATCAAAGCCGGCGGGAATACGATTTTTTGGAACAAACTCTTCTAGTCGCTGTTTAGCAACATAGGTACTATAGAAGCTAGAGATTGCTGGAAGAAATACTGCGTAATCTCTCTGTAGAGGGGTTAAATTAACTGGTGGATTTGTCATGTTCTGTACTTAATATAATTGTAGCATCTAATTGCAGTTTTGCCTTTTCTAAATTCTCCACCGCAATCTTTACAGCAGGATGTGTATCAGCCAATGTTTTTAGATTTGCTTCTTCGATCATTTTTTTCATGGCCCAATCGAGCGCCGCTTCTGAAGAAGGCACTATACCAATTGATCCAAGGGATCCGTTGACTGTTACCCATGACGCACCGTCGTACACCTCGAAGTTGTTATTTCTATAACGCACTAATCCAGCACTCGGCGCACCGTCGTTAATCCATATACTAGTAGGACCACCGCCTGACACATTAAGATGCTTACTTGTACTTGTTAATGCAGTTATCATTATGCTTGTGCTGGAATGATGTATTTGTAAGTAGCAATACCACTATCGAGTTCGATTTGCATTGCACCGTCATTACTAATGCTAAACTTAGTATTATTGGCATCTGCAATCTTTAAAATGCTCAATACCTGGCTCACTGGCCATGTCCACGCCTTATTAAGCTTTCCTGTAACATCAGTTGCAAATACAAATTCGCCACCGTGTGTACTTTGATCACCAAAGATAAACTTTAGATTCCCATCTTCAACCTTAGTTAAGAATGTTGCGTGTTCGCTGTTCGCCGCCGCTTGAAAGTTGAACCGCTGAATAGCGGAAACTGTCGGGTTAACTTCAACGTGCCAATTCACTCCACGGAACTTAACAGTCTTCAACTTCTCGTTAATAATTTCAGTGTTCATGAAACGATAGTCGTTCTTGAAGTCACCTGCCTTGTTTTCAAAGTGCAACCCTACCGGAATCGTATCACCGTTGCGATCTGCACTAACAATTTCAATTGTTGCATCTTCGCGATATTCTGGACAGTCTAAATGAATCTTCAACTTATTAAGTTGTGGCATACCAAATACGCCCTTCATTTCTAGTTGTGGTTTATTGACCTCGCCATACATAATAACACTACGGTCATCTGCCATGGAGTCGATTTTTGTGGACTTGTCTTCACCTGTAATCTTAACGATGTTAAGAAAGCCTAGATTGTGTGTATGTCCAACGATGTCTTTAAGTAAGTCTTGCATAATTTGTTCCTTTATTAAGTATATTTAGATCTGCGAGTAATGTCAAATTTATTTTATTCAAAGTCAAATAAATTTCCAAAGTTATTGTCTTGCGTAGTTGAGTCCAAGTCCCATTCTAGCACCCCAATAAGATTTTCTAGTTTGTTGTTGATAATAGTAGTTTCCATTTCAGAATGCTCAAACGGAAGATCTTGAAACCACTTTGGTAAGCGTAATTCATCAACCGGATACGCAACACTGCTATATCCCAACGGATTTTCTTTCATCTTGCAAACAATAACTTTCATACCGTCTACAATATTAACGGAGTATTTGTCTCCGTTCATACGCTTCAATGTATTCCAATTGATTGATGCTCTAACGTGCCCTGGCATATTTGCCTTGCCGTATTTCTTTTCCTTTGCTTCGTATTCTGCAATATTATTTGCGCGTTTTGGACTACCTTTTTCCCAACCTGGCCGCGCCTTAAACTCTGTTCGGAATACTGAAATCATTTCTAGAATCTCTTTTTCTTCGGTACCGTTGAGTACCTTTGTTAGAATTTCTTCAAGGAATTTCTGCATAAACTCAGGAGTATCACTGCGCTTTAAGTCAAGCCCCATCGCTTTAATCTTACCGGGCTTATCACCGGTGTCTTGTCGTTTGCCGTCCTTATCGTAGTACAAAACCGCATATCGCTTCTTAGTAATGAATAAGCCCTTAATAGCAACTATTTCTCGTCCTGCTTTAATAACTTCGCCGCGCGTTTTTGGGCAATGAAAGTCATCTAGCATGAATTGCGGGAATGTTGCATTTACTTCGTCGGCAATCTGATCATACAGTTGGATAACGGTATCTTTATTCCACGGAATTAATCCCTTCTGAATGTCTTTCTTCAATGTATTGTATGCGCTGAAGTAAACAGAGTCAGTATCACCGTAGATTACGCTCTTTCCTATGTAATCGTAGTCGCCTGTAATGTATTCATTTACTTTGCCGGCCATATGACGAGCAATGCGTCGCCCTGTGAGGGTGGTTGATTGACCAATTCGATTGTCGAAAAAACGACAACCAGCATTAAGAATAGCACCATACAGTGAGTTAAGGTTAATTTTCTTAACCAGCTGGCGCTTGTCCCAATACTCTTCTTCAATTTTGTTGCCGGCATTAATTGCATCCTTTAGTTTTGCTTGCATTTCTTTACGTTCTTTGTACCAACGCTTTAGCAAGCCCGGAATAATTCCTTCTTTTGCGTATGTAAAAATAGTTCCGTTTGCACTTAGCATCCACGGCTGATTACTTTCAAATATCATTTCGAATATTTGTGCACCACTTAGTACATCGGTACTTCCATCTTCCCAATCAACAATAATATCGTGTGATTTATCTTGATCCATAACAAATTCGTATTCGTTACTACCGAATTTCCCTTCCCACGCAGCGGCAAACGAATTTCCCTTCGCTATCTTTGCATCAATTTCTACTTTTGTGTACTCGGGACGTAATTGTCCGACAATTGTTTCGGGTCCCATGTTTAATGCACGAATTGCAGATGGATACAGAGAGTTAATATCCATTGATCCGATCCAATCGTGGATACCTTTCTTCGGATACGCAACATATGCACCTGCGGCCTGCGAATCTACTTCGCTATCACGACTACGCCGACTTGGAACAATAAGACCTTTTGCGTGGGCTTCGTTAATAATCGCTTGCTCAGTAACAGCAACAGCACCCATCGTTGTTTGAATCAACACAGTGTTTTCGTGCGCTACTGTATTTGCAAGGTCGATAAACTTTAGCTTACGGTCTAACTTTTCTAACAGCATTGTATCTTGTCGATTATATTCAATAAACTTTTTAAAGTCGTTGTTATATAATTGATCAAGTGTGCCTTCGTATGCTGTCTTATGTTCCCCTAGCTCGTATTCTGCAATAGCATCGAGTCTAAAACTATGACGTTCTTCATATGTGTACTTACGATACAGTTCCAAACTATCTACGTGAACGCGACCGATCAAGTCGTATGTTACCGCAGCTTTACCGTACTTTTCGTATTCGCGTTTCTTAGGGAATTGATTCCATAAGCACAATCTGCGAGTGTCGTCTTTACTCAACGCCTTGATAACGCGATTAACAGTGTACGGCATATCGAAGCCTTCGCTGTTCCAACCACTCATCACATCTGCATCTTCAATAAGATTCAAAAACATATCAAGCATTTCTGCTTCTGTTTCGTACAAGATTGTGTTTGGAAACTCTTTAACTGCGTCCTTTGCCTGCGCCATTGTTATTGTCTTTGGAGGTACTGCTAAACATACCAGTGTTTCTAACCATTGTAGATACACTGCGATTGCAGTAATGGGCATGAATGCATCTTCAGGACTTGCGTATCCACGTTCGGGATCGAAGTCTACCTCAATGTCCCAAAAAGCTACATTTAGTTTTGGGGAGTCTTTACCTAGATAGTTTTCTTCCAATACACGAAATACTGGATTAATGTCGCTTTCGAATAGTTTTCGATCGCCGTGTATTTTTAGTTCTTTTGCATGTTCTTTCCAACTTTTGCTTACTACTCTGCTTAGTTGGTCACCAAATAGACTTGTATACTTTCCCTTCTTATCGGGCTGGTAAAACATATACTTTGCCGGAAACTGCTGGTATACTCGATTACCTTTTACATCGCGTTCGACGACAGATACGATATCTGTCTCGCGGTCCCACCGTGCATCTACATAACTCATTATTATTCTCCATACCGCTTATGGCCGGCAACCTTCTATATAGCGAATTATGGCTCGCTGAACCTTTCTCTTAACTATTTATTAGTCGAACTAACGCAAGTGAATCAATACTGACTAGCAGTAAGTAGTTTGCCATCATTCCTGTACTTCTTCGTGTCCACGCCGCCCACCCAAATATTGCACATTGAGTCATGAATAATGGATACAAAATTAGGAAAGGCGGATTCGGAACTGTTAAGGCCATTGTAATGCTACACGCAATACTCATTGCCCATGCAACTATTTCAAGAGAAAATCTTAACGGGTATGCTTTGAAGTCTTCTGTAATCCACTTCCGTGTATACGTAAAGAAATCTGCCATTAATCTTCTTTCTTAAAGCTGTGGCCGCTAATATCTACAATAGTTTCAAGGTCGTCAAACTCACGGAATACTTGATCCCATTGATCTTTTTGTGCAATACGAATTGCTTTCTTAATGACACTAGGCTTTACTTCCAGTTCTTCTGCTACTGCTTTGATGGTATCATTAAGACCTTCAGTAAGGTCGGCTATTTCGGTCATTACGGTTACACCTTCGGAAATGATTTGCTTAATCTTTGCCTGTTCGGGCGCACCAAATACTTTACTCATATAAATTCTCCTGTTAATGTTATATTGTATAGTATTTTCTTATGAAACACAACCCATCTGACATAAATAAAAGTGTAGTTCGCGCACCTCGACAATGCCAACTACTCTAACAGTTTATAAGGAACTATCAGCAATGATATTTATTGATAACAAATATACCCGTCGGTATAATTTAATTATTTTATCTGCTCAAAACAGAGTATTAATCGGTTACAAAGAAAAGCATCACATTATTCCGAAATCTATCGGAGGTACTGATTCCAAAATTAACATAGTAGAATTAACGGCAAGGGAACATTTTATATGCCATCTTTTATTACGAAAAATGGTAATCGGTAACGACAAAAGTAAAATGGCGCTTGCCGCATTTATGCTTACTACGGCATCATCTACTCAACAACGTTATAAAATAACAAATCGACGATACGAGATTCTTAAGAAAGAATTTTCCGAAGCAAAGAAAAATAACCCCTCTCCTAAGAAAGGAAAAAAGATTACCGATCCTATTCAACTTGCTGCTATTAAGGCAGCAGTATTAAAGAGAGAAGAACGATATAAGTCAGGCGAGATGGTTAGGACAGTTGGCAAATATATAAGAACAGAAGAACATCGTACTCAACACGCAGAGGCTATAAAATCTCGACCTAATTTTACTACAAAGAATTATAAACATACTGACGCTACTAAAAAGAAAATAGGTCTAGCAAACACTAAACCTACTTCTTAATTTATTTTTTCTTTGCTGCTAAAGTTTCGATTAAGACATTTTCCAACCAAACTTCGTAGGATTCTTTCATCTTTCTTCTTCGCAATGGGTCAACAGCTTCTTTCTGAGCAGCTTTTTGTTTCTTTTTGTAATCAGCACTTGCTTTATCTGCGGCTACTTCTTTCTTAGAAGGTTTACCTTTTTGCAACTTAGGATCATACAACGGCCCATTCCAATCGTTAGCTTCGCCTAAGCCGCGCTTTTTCATTTCACGATCGACTACTCGATTTTGTAATGCTTGTGGGCTGTGTGGTTCTGCTGGACCATCGACATCCTTGTATATTTTGCCCTTAAGATCTAAGTTCTTAATTGTTTTGTCATCGTGGCCTTTGTTACGCTTGACAATTTCGCCAGGCTTTCCTTGAGCTCCGCCCCAACCTTGCATACCACGCTTCACTTGCTTCACGCCACGCTTGATTGTATCGCCAATTCCTTCTTCTTGACTTCCGCCCTCTGGAAGACCACCGTGCTTTACTTTGCTCCACTTTTGATCAGATCCTTGTGGAGTCATTACCGGACCTTCTGCCACTGTGCTACGATCGCACGTATTTCTCTTGCTGCAAGTACTGCATTCACATGTTTTAGTGGCACAAGATCTACCTTCTTCGAGTTGTCTTGCTAATTCAATTTGCAAGCTTTCTGCATATTCTTTATTCTTATGCTTTACATCGCCTTGCTTTAATGCTTTCTTCTTATCTTTATGAGCACCAGCCGCTCCACTTTTTGCTTTTGCAGCCATAACTTGCTGATTAGGATTTCTGGGTTTCAGAGAAGGAATTTCGATTTTATTTTTGTTGCTCATTTGGCACCTTTTTACAATTATCAAAGTGATATTTTATCATATTATTTAGTCCACCTTCTTTGTCACAATGCGGACAGATTACACGTTTTTGAGGACCTGCCTTTTTACCTCGCACCGGGTTGTCTGATCTCAATTTTATTTCACTCATTAATTTTTTTGTTTCGTCTGAATGTTTTTTTCCTAAATTTGGCGGATTGAATTTTTGTGTTTCTTTTCGTTTAAGCTTAGTAGCTTCTGATTGCTTGTGACCAGTTTTTCTTGCTAACTTATTTTTATTAGCTATATCCGGATCTGGATGATTTTTGCAGTTATCGAAGTGATACCGAGATAACGCATTTCTTCCACCTTCTTTGTTACAATGCGGGCAAGATATAATGCTGTGCGGTTTTTTGTTAACGATTTTAAATCGCTCGCCGGTAAGTTGACCGACCCGGCGCCTTATCCATCCGAACGATTTGTTGTTTGATCGATTACCTGCAGGATCAAAACACATAAGATGTGCAGCGTATACTAGCTTGGGGTCGCTGGGATAGATTTTGACTAATAGTTGATGAGCTAGGAAATGCTCTTCGGCAGTTAATTTGACTAAATTTGTTTTGCAGTTAGTTCCACCTACACACCGAGGAATAATGTGATGGTTTTCGGAATACACGTTAACTGGCAATATTCGGATACGTGCGCGATCTATGAGGAGAGTGTAGTGCTTTTTATAATTCATAAAATAAGTTATTAAACTTATTTATCTTATTGCGACAAAGGTGCGGAGTTATCTCTTTATTACGTTGGTAGGTTTTTTCTTCTTTGCTTTGCTACTCGTTGCCCCTGGGCCACCATTTAAAAATCCGTTTCCGTAGGCGCCTGTTGCAACGTTGCTTGCAATATTTGCAGATGAGATAGCTCCTTCACTTGCGGATTCTTTGAATAGTTCTTTTATTTTCATTTCTTACTCTTCTTCATCCAATTTGGAGTTGGACTATGCTTGTGTGTATCTTCGGGCTCGGAACTTTTAGACCAAGGTGTAACTCGTTTATGATCAGACGGTACAGTATTATACGCTGCCTGCATCATATTATCTTCTTCTTTTGTATAAGGATGTGTTGTATTATATTTTTCTACCCAACTCGACGCATCTACACCATCAATTTTTTTAGTGTCTTGACCATGCGCCATTGCAACAGCCATTCCTATTCTATTCATATGATATATACGATCGTACCCACCGGTATCACGTGCACGGGACACGCCCTTCTGCACCGCAACATGGTGGTCATGCATCTTTCCCTCGGGAGCGGTTTCTACAATAAGTTCTTTAATCTTCATACTGGTTTTTCACCTGTTAGTCCCGGTCTACTAAACCAAAGTTTGATGTATTCATCAGATCCTGGCTTAATATTATGTTGACGCATGAGTTCAACCTTGCTTACTTCATTAGTTGTATTTATAGGTTTTTGTTTAGCCTTGTATTCTGCAAGTCTTGCTTCAGCACCTAACCCGCCCATTAACTGGCCAATTTTTAGTTCGTGTATAGGATCATCGGGAGCAAGATAACAATCGTCGTCGCTATCTTTGCTTAGGTTATCACTAGTTATGTAGTATTGCTTCATTTCTGCTTTAGTTGTTCTAGTAAGCTAGCGATTTGAGTTTCCCATCCTTCGCCAATTTTAACACCTTTTGACTCTACGCTTTCTGCACCTACTAAGTCACCTGCTTTTGCCCCACGCTTCTGATTGCGTAGTTGTCCAGCTGTTCCTAGCTTGTTCTTATCAGATCCGGAAAATGCACTCTTAGGTAGCATTGCTTCGGATTTTTTACCAGTAGCAGCATCGTGTCTAGCTTGCATTTTAGCAGTAAATGCAGGAGTTGCTGTTGACTTACTTTTCGTGATATGTGGACTATTCTTTTGAGTATTGCCCGGTAGCGATCTAGTCATTACTCCCGTTGCTGCTGCAATTGGAAATGATTCGGTTTTCTTTGGCTCTTCCTTTTTAGGAATGCTCGACGGAATAACAGAACGTGATTGACGTGCTGCTGTCTTACCTTGCGAGTTTTGTACTGCTTTTGCTAATCTCAGTTTAGCAGAAGTTGACTCTGCTATATTTTCTGATATACTTTTTCGAATAGTAATATCATTTGGTTTAGATAACATTAACATAGATAGTGCTTTATCAAGAGAAGTTGCATCAGGAAAAAACGCCGAAGTCATTATTAAATTACCATTATACGATGCAAGAGGTTGTCGTGGCCATACATCTTCTGGATCATTGTTAAATTCTAATTGTATTATTTTTTTGTCAGTTGGCTCTCTATAAATCTTTGTAATTTGTTTAGGAGTTCTGAATCCGAATAATTCTGCGTTATCTTGTGATAATTGTAAGTTTAAAATAGATACTGATGTCCCTACATTAATCTGCATATTTTTACGCTGATCTAATTTTTTAAATGTTTCTAGAAATTGTTTTCCCGAATCTACTACTTTCGAAATACCTTCGAACACAGCTGAACTTAGCCGCGTAAAATGTGTGTGTGGCCCAATTGGCACTCCGCATTTTCTCATCTCCGGAATAAGCGATTTTTGGACATAATTAACAATTTCGTCTACAGTTAATTCTTTTACATAGAATGCAGTATACGATTCGGCCATTCTAGGATCGCCTTTTAATTTTAATGCAGCATCTACTTGCTTTGCGTGTATCTTTTCTTCAGCACTTCGCTTTCCATTTACTCTATTAATACCTTTTCGTAATGAAGTAGGAGCAGGAGAATCTTTAAGATCCTTCTTGTACTTCAGTAGCTTATCAATAGTAAGTTCGGATATCTTACCTTCACCCATTGGCACTTTAACTCCGCGCTTCTGTAATTCTGCTTGCAACGCTTGCAGCTTGTTTGGTGCACGGGCAATAGCATTGCGAATATCGCCTGCTATCTTGCTAGGTAATTTACTTAACACATCATTTACGATCTGTTCAGCGTGACCTGCTTGTTGTCCGATGGCTGGATTCTTAGGAGACTTTGCTACCGGCTCGTCGTCATAATCATCCTCTTCTCCGGATGCTTCTAACTCGCTTAGATAATTTCTAAAGTCTTGTTTCGCTTTAATCCACAACTGTGCCTTGCGAGCTAATTCTTGATCGCCGATCTTCTGTCCCATTTGTGCAAGAATTTCGGGTAACTGATCTGCTAGTGCACTAAAGTTTTTAGGAAGTGTTCCTAGAAAATCATTTAACGGTGCAGCATGTCTCGGACTTTGTTGCGCCAAGTGGCGTAATTCTTTACCTAACTTGTTAAAGTAAAAATTATTGTACCAACGAGATGCAGCACCAGCGGCAACCATTTGAAATCCTTTTAGATCTCCTTTACTTGCATAAAACTGTTTTGCCATCTGTTTCATTGTTGCATACAATTGAAGAACTGGCTCCCCGATATCATTTGAAATTGCGCGAAGTGTAGATTTTAATTCTGGACCCTCATCGACAATATAGTTACCTATTCCAACTCCTGCCATCCTGTCTTGGTATTCTTTCACGGTATGAGTTATTATTTTATTTTTCAATGACCACTCGCTGAATTTTAGCCCTAACATTGTTTTAAATTTTTCTAGGTCGTTGATTGTTGGAAAAAATAATACAGTTTTGAGTAAGTCGCCTTCTACTGAATTACCTTCTGGAAATTGTTTCTTAACACCGTTTATTTCAAAAATTACCTTACCAGAAGTATACCTAAGTAATTTATATGGTTGATCAAAATGTGCAACACTTAATAGGTGTGCAGGCAACATTGAAGTTATCGAAGTGTATACATACGATTTGCCTACTATCGGAGCATTACTATATATTTTTAAGAAATTTTGTAAATTTTTGTAATCGGCGCTGTTTTCAAATAACTTAGGAGTTTTTAGTAGTTCTTGTCGTAGGTCCTCTTCTTGCTCTTCCCATATTGGCTCTAATGGAATATTATCAAAATCTTCAGAAATAATTGCCTGGAAATTAGTTAAGTGCGGCATAGTTAGCGCATTAAACAATCGCATCTCTGCAACTGGTGATCCTGCTGGTGTTACTGCCGGAGCAGCAGGCGCCGCAGGCTGTTGCGGAATATCTTGTACTCCCATCCCTTTCTTTGTTAGGTCCATTAAGTGCTTAATCCAATCAGCCCCTAACTTTTTAATATCAAATCCTTGGCTCCACACTTGAAATTGTTGCTCAGGAGTTGCATTTGGATCTTTTAAAATATTGCGAAGCTTAGTAAAGCTCATTCCAGTTCCGCGAGGTGTAACTTCTAAACTAACCTTGACATGTTCGTATCCTTGGAACTTATTAACAGCTTTCATTAATGCATTAGCAATGTTCATATTAGCGCGGTCTTCACCCACCATAATAATAATGTTGTCGTATCTTGGCGGCTTGCCCGGCAATGGATTAATTAACTCATGCTTGATTTTTTGTATTAACGATCCGCTATCTTGTACCGTACTAATATTGCTTGCATACTGTGGATACATTTTATGCCAGGTCTGTACTTTAACCGCTGGCGGAATAGGATCGTCTTTGCCTTCTGCATTTCCAATAAACAAATACGGATCTCCACCTACCTCTTTAGCTTTGTTAATTGTGTAATCAAATAATTGCTCGTGACCAATGTGTCCTACAAAACTTCCAATAGCAACTACTGCGGTTTTACTAGAATTTTCACGAGGGCGTTCTGTTCTTGCAGTTGCCTTTGCTGCTAGTTTATCTGCAATAACTTTACGTTGTTCGGTACTAGTTACTTTAACAGGTCCAAGGCGAGTGTTTAACACTATGCCTTCGTAGTCTTGACCTAATATGTCTTTACCTACAATATTAGGATCTTCGGCAATTGCCTTTTCTAATGCAAGTTTAACTGGCTGTAATGCCGCAGCAACATCTTGCTTTCGCTTTAGACTACCGGGACTCTTATCAGCTAACATTGCCTTAAATTGTGATATGTTTTCTATTGGAGGAACTAACGCTGTTACATCTAACGCCTCGTTTTGTGTTAAGCTATTATCAATAAACATCACACTACCTAACTTTCCTACGCTAAGTAGTTCTTTTATGAACTCGTTTGCATTTGGTAATTCTTCGCCAGTATCTGCTTCTACTACTCGAAACGGAACAAGTGCAAGTTGGATACCTGATGGTAACTTGTCATAATGTATTCCTACAAACTTTAGCTTTCCTTCCGGAGTTTCAGTTGCAAACGGCAAATATAATACTTCACAAGTTACTTGCTTGTTAAGTAAAAATTCAGGACCTAACTTGCTGTCGACTAATTTAACAGCATTCATCATCTCAGTGAATAAATCGTCAAACAGTTGAGCTCTTCCTAAAATTTCTGGATCAGTTGTTCCTTTCTTTTGATGATAGTCTACAAACCCTGCTTGATACCGAGGTGGTGTGTTACTTGTGCCCATGAAAGGCTTCCCGGCAGCATCCTTTCCAAAGCGCCCGCCAAATCCGTCGACTTTAACATTTAGTGGCATATTCTCCAACTTAAATGCACCATTGCCGTCGTGCAACTCATCTAACAAATCTAAGAAATCTATAGTCTTTAGATCTCGTAGATGTGGCATTCCTTTTCTGAGTTGTGCTTTTACTTCTGGTTGCGGAATAGGATCCTTATTATGTTCAGTTCCGATAGCCTCTGCAACCGGTTGCTTTGCAGCAGACTTTGCTTTGAACTGTTCTTCGTAATTCATTGCTTGCTGCACTGCTTGCTTCCTTGTTTCTTGTCCATTTGCGAGTTTTAATGGCTTATGACCGTCACCGCCTAATACCATTATATCAAGTGCTGCTAGCTTTGTATCACGATCCCTAACTGGATCATCTTTTGTAATCATTTGGGCTTGCTGCCCAAATAAAATATCAATAAAATGTTGTGCAACTGCTTCGCGTTGTGTATCATCTAAATATCTGTTCATTAGATCTATTGTACCAACAAAGCTTTGTTGTAATTTTAAATCCTGAGCTTTTGGTTTTACACCGTAAACTTTCTGAAACTGCGATGAAAGATTTTGATCGTAGCTGCGTTGTGAAGGTTCGAGCAACTGCATAACAGGAATGCCGTCTTTTTCCATCGGTTGATTTGTTTCCGGATCGATGTATGGCTGATACTTTGAACTTAGACCACCGCCTTGTGCGCTTGTTACTGCAAACGAATAATCTGCATCAGTAACTGGTTCAGGGCTAATTTTTGTGCTCTTCTTTAAAACACGAGCAACATATTTTGTACTTGCTTGTGATGTAGGCAATGCACGGTTAATCCATTTGTGGAATACACCCTTGATGCCTGATGCCATATCGTCGTAATGAGAACTATGACTGTATGCAAACCAGTCAGATGGTTCATTCTTTTCTTTGTTATATGGTCCAAGCTCGTAGTCAATTTGAATCTTAACTGGCGGCTCATCTAGCATCCATAATGCAGATAGCGATGAATTAAACCCGACAAATGTTCCATTACCGATCTTTTGACCTACAATAGATTTCAACCATGCAGCTACATCGTCGCCAATTTCTTGATCAACTTGCGTGTCGATGTCGCCGACTTTTACTTTCTTTAGCTTATTCATAAAGTCTTGAGTGCTAACACTCTTGACATCGAAAAACTGTAAACTGCTTCCACTGAACATTTTTCCAGATGCGATTAGCTTCGGATCCCAAATAGGACGTCCGTATGTTGCAGCAAACGAATCATTTTGCGCAGAAAGTAGTTCTCTGATCTTTCCTACCATGAAATCACGATTATGCAATTTCAAATCAATTTCTTCGGCCTCGTGTTCTCCGGGCATACCTTGCCAACCGGGGCTTGTGTTTGATAAATTTCCACCTTCGCTAATTGCTTTTGCACTTAAAAATTCAGGATGCAGTTTATTAAACTCTCGCATAATAATGCCCGCGGCGATGTGAGCATCGTTTTCAGTTTGTGATCCTGTACTTGGATCCATTTTATCACCGTCAACGAATTGCTTTGCATGATGTAACTCGTGAGCTAATGTACGTAGACTATCTACTGGTTGACGATTACCTATAGCTAACTGAATTGTATAATTGTCTGGATTAAACTGCCCCATTGTTGGTTGCTGGGAATCTTGAATCTTCTTCTTCAAGATAATAGTCGGTAGCTTATCTAATTTTGTAATTTTCTTTGCAATAGGTAAGAATACGCGCAATATATCGTTGAAATCGTATTCACGAGATTCAGTTATCTTATTAAACTGAGTAACAAAATCATTTAATTTCATATCTTATACTCGCCTTTGATAATGTCTTTGTGGTGATGGTCTGCTAGGCGTTTGCATAACTCGATAAAAAACTCTTTAGTAAATGTATCAGCTGGATGCCCCTTCACTTCTTTATCCTTGTAATATTCTAAGCAGCCTTCTTTGGCCATTGGCAACCATCTCTTCCAATCGTGCCCGCTTATTTTGTCATCCTTCTTGTGCGCTGCTTTAATTTCCTTTGCATGTGGGAGGAAATGTTTCTTGTGTAGATCGTCGCTATCCAATATATGCCAAAATACAGCATCTGCAATTTTGCGTTCTTCTTCTTTTCCTAGGGTATCGGGATTACTATCCGGGTCAGAATCGTGTTTTATATTGCCAAAAAATTCAAATAGTCTCATATTAGCTCACAAGTAGTTATTACCCTATATTTAGCGTTAAAAGTTTAGTGTGGCAGAATGTAGTGTGCCGCGGCTAAAGTCCATGCGTATGCGCAGCCATGCATAATTTCCCGTAAATTCTTTTAGATTTGTTTGTACAGGGTGGCTAATCGCACCACTAAATCCGCCGCTAATCCCTGCACCTCCAGTAGTTTCTAGACCTACATAGATTTGTTTCGTTTCTGCAATATCGACCCATTCTGCATCAACAGGATTCGGGTATAAGCTAGCTTGTACTAGCAATGACCCCATAAAACTTCCTTCAATAACGTATTGAATGGAATGAAGTACGCTTCCTAGCCCGTAGTACCCGCCCGCTTTTTCTTTTACGCTATACAATGTTAGCACAGGATCGGGTTTCCTGCCATCTACCATCTGTGGGAATGTTAGCCCTACTTGGGATGTGTGGGTATTTTTAGTCGACCACGGATTGTAAAATTCAAACGGTTTGCTTATTAATGGCATGTTTGTTCCTAGATAAACTATTTACCAGCTTTCTAAGTATCTCTAAGAACGAACTCCTCTGCTCTCTTTACATACTTGCCTAAAAACAAGCTTACTAACAATAAGTGCGATTTATCATGTACATATAAGAAGGGCCCTTGATAAAATCGTCGCCCTTTCCCGTCTAACCACTGTAATGTAGTCTTGCTTGCTTGGATAGTTTCTGGATAGTTATCTAACCATTTGAGAAAACTAGCCCGTTGGTGCTCAGGAAATGCAGGTCTTATATATACTCTATGCTTAAATTTACTCTGCGGAAGTTTGTTACACAACACCTGCGCTGATTTTTCTTGCAATGTTGCTAACTCTGTATCATTTGCAGGTGCAGATATACTTTTGACCCAATATGCCAACTCTTTCTTTATTTCTTCAAATTGTACAGGGTCATTTAGATACATTGTTATTGTATCATGTTCTACTCTGAGTTTTAGCCCTATATTTAGATATGGCTCTACATCATTTACAAATTGCAGCAATGTCGGTTTGTTAATATGGACAGTTCGACTATTCCCAGCACTTGCATCTAATGTAGAGCCTGTACAAAACAATTTAGTTTTTTCAAGGCCCCAGTATCGTAAAAACGATGCTCCGTAGGTTTTTAGCTCTATACGGTAAGCCCACTTACCGTAATAAAGCTTATTTGTCTGAAAGACTTTCATCTTCAGTTTCTACCGCAGATACCTTAGTCTTTGCAGACAATACTTCAATGAATTTAAAGGTAAATGCATCGTCAACAGCATCAATTTCAACGATTCCGCCAGCAACTAGTTTTCCGAACAAAATTTCCTTGCTCAATGGCTTCTTAATATGTTCATCAATAGCACGGCCTAGCGGTCTTGCACCCATCTTCTTGTTAAAGCCCTTCTTAATTAACAGTTCAACGGCATCGGGGGTTGGCTTGATATGAACATTCTTATCCTTAATTTGCGCATTTAACTCGTCAATGAACTTCTTAACAATCTTAATCATTGTAGTCTGATCAAGTTTGCCAAACTGGATGACTCCGTCTAACCGATTGCGGAATTCAGGCTTAAAGAATGTGTTAACAGCAGCGTTAATTTCACCGTCTCGCTCTTGACTACCAAAACCCACGGCGTTTTTCTCTTGATCAGATGCACCTAAGTTACTTGTTAAAATAACAATAGCATTCCGTCCGTCTGCTTTCTTACCGTTACTTCCAGTTACAAAGCCGTTATCCATCAACCCAAGCAAGATGTTGCTTACACTAGGATGTGCTTTTTCAATTTCATCAAGTAACAAGACGCAGTTAGGATGTTCTTGTAGTTTAGTTACAAGTTGTCCGGCATTATCTTCAAATCCGACATACCCGGGAGGAGCCCCAATGAACTTTGCAACACTATGTGACTCCTGGAACTCGCTCATGTCAAATCGGACTAGTTCAACTCCTAGTGATGCAGCAAGTACCTTTGCGGTTTCTGTCTTCCCGCAGCCCGTCGGGCCGACGAACAAGAAATTACCAACAGGCTTATTATGCGACTTCAGTCCAGCTTGTGAGATATAGATCTTATCTAGCAGAATATCAATAGCTTTGTCTTGGCCGAATACTTTGCCGTGCATATTCTTATCAAGATTCTTAAGATTTTGATTTTCTTTTGCAGCAACTTGTTCAAGCGGCAAATTAGCAATCTTAGCAACTTCAAAAACAATTTCGTCGTGATCAACAATCCCGTTCTCTTCATCACGGACCTTAAAACGAGCACATGCACTATCAATCAGATCGATTGCTTTGTCGGGCAATTTCTTGTCGGTCATATATTTGACAGAATATCGCACACTATCAATGACTGCTTGGTTAGTGATCTTTACACTGTGATGCTTTTCGTAATATTTCTTAAGGCCCTTGATAATTTTAATAGCCATTGCTTCGCTTGGTTCATCAATTACTACCCGTTGGAACCGGCGCATTAGTGCACGATCCTTTTCAAAGTGCTTGCGGAACTCGTCCCAAGTAGTTGATGCAATAACTTTTAATGTGCCCTTTGACAATGCAGGCTTTAGCATATTGCTCATATCGTTTGAGCTTCCACTAACTGCACCGGCACCACTCATCATGTGTGCTTCGTCAATAAACAGAATACAATTCTTTTTCTTTTCCAACGCAGTAATGACTAGCTTCAGACGTTCTTCAAAGTCGCCACGATATTTAGATCCAGCAAGCATCGCTCCGATATCTAGACTATAAACAACATGTTCTTTGATATACTTTGGAACTGAACCTTCTACAATCTTACGAGCAAGCCCTTCTGCAATTGCAGTCTTTCCTACGCCAGGCTCGCCGATCATCATTACGTTTGACTTTTGTCGACGTGCAAGAACAAGTTGAATTTCTTCGATTTCTTTCTCACGACCGATTACTGGATCAATCTTCTTTTGCTTAACTTTAGCATTCAAGTTTGTGCAAAACTGTACAATAACCTTTTCGAGATTTGCATGAACTGCCTCTTCGTTTACTGAGTCCATGTCATCTGCTTTTTCTTTTGTGATAAATTCTAGGAACTCGTCTTTATCAATGTTCGCTTCTCGCATATAGTATGCAGCATGGCTTTTCTTTTCCGAGAACAAACTAATAAAGCAATCAATAGGTTCAATAATTGAGCGACCAGTAAACAGTACCTGAGTAAACGCACGATTCAACATACGCTCCATTGAGTGGGTTTTTCGTGGTTTAATATCCGGGTCAGTAGTTACGATATCAGTAAACTTTTCATCGATATGCTGTTCTACCGCAGCTTTTAGCGACTTTACATTAGTGCCGAACTCGTCTAACAGCTTTTCAAACTTTGCATCTGTAACAAGCCCGTAAAGGAAATGTTCTAGAGTGATATATTCGTGATTGCGCTTCGATGCGGATTTTACAGCTTGTTCGAAAATTACTTCCAAGTCTGAATTTGGTTCTAACATTTTATTTCCTTTTAGATTTTTTAATACCGAGAGCCCATTTTAACGGGCTGACCCTATCCTGAAACACTACACCTTCCAAATGATCAAGTTCGTGCAAAAAGCATTTACATTCGTATCCTGTAAATTCTGATTCTACAAACTCGCCCTTAGCATTCTGCCATCGTGCCTTAATTGCCTTTGGTCTTTTTATTTTAACATAAACTCCGGGAAAACTCAAGCATCCTTCTTCTAAATCTTCGATGTCGTCTGTATTTGCGATAACTTCTGGATTAAAGAAAGCGATACTATTTTCAGGTTTAAACCGATGCCCCATTACAAATACTCTAGCCTCAATGCCCACTTGATTTGCCGCAAGCCCGATGCCGTCGTGCTTAATCATTGCATCTTTCATATCTTGTTCAAGTTGTTCTGGGTCCGTTGACGGACTAGTGAAATCGAACTCGGGCATTCTCTTTCGAAGAATTGGATCTGGGAATTTTACAATTTTCATTTTATATCTAATTCTCTTAGTTTAATTTGTTGGTCTTCAGTTAGCATTGGAATACGCATATTAAGTCTAACTAGTATTCTTCCCCTTCTCGAAGGATCATTAAAGTTAGGCATTCCGTACCCCTGTAATGCTAGCACTGAATTGTTTTGTGTACCTGCAGGAATAATTGCTTCTAAATACTTGTTATCGATACTGGATAGATTAATAGTCTTTCCGAGCATTGCATCTATGCAGCTTAGTTCGATTTCTTGAACTAGATCATCGCCCTGCCGAGTATATGTGTGATGTTCTGAAATTTGCACATTTAGCATTATATCTCCACGAGGGAGATTCGAGATCGAATCATCGCCCATTCCTGCTAACCGTAGTGTTTGGTTAGTATGGATGCCCCTTGGAATATTAATACTTAGGGTTTGATCGCGTCCGCTTGGCAATGTTATATTTACAACCATTTCTTTACCATTAAACGCATCTTCTAATGATATAACTGTTTGTAGTTGTAATGCGCGATTTTGTTGCCGTTGTGGATGACGACTAAACCCAAACAAATCCCCAAACGGACTTCCGTGCCCGAACATTGACTCGAAGTCACCGGGGAACCCGTGGTGATGCGACTGCTGTCGAGGATTATCGTGTTCTGCTCGTTTTTGTGGATCGCTTAGTGTAGCATAAGCTTCTTGAATTTCTTGAAACTTTGCAGTATCGCCGCCTTTATCGGGGTGATGTTTACTCGCAAGACTGCGAAATGCTTTTTTGATTTCGTCTTCGGATGCTGATCTCTCAACTCCTAGGGTTTGATAATAGTCCTTCATTGTAATAATTATACTACCTTTGAAGGACTATGTCAATGATCCGGCTCTGTTACTTTACCATTGTGTCTACATTCGGAGAGTTCATTGCTGTAATCTTCTCTTGGCCTCTACTCCATGCAGCAACACCTAGAACTGCACCCATTGCCATGTGAAAAAATCCACCAGACTTCAATGTAATAGGATCCCACTGAACTAGTGTGTTATGAACAACTCCTTGTGCGCCAGTCCATAAGATTGGAAACACAATGAAATCAAATATGCAAACAGCCATGTACATCCACCCCATTGCAGGACGCCATTTTGCAGACATCCAATCAGATGACGGTAATGAACCGACGATATGTGTATTAGGATCTATTTCTGCCATAACTTACTTCTTTGCTAACCAAGCTTGTACTTTTTCTTGAACAATCTTTGCCCAAAACGGTTGAGGGAAATTCCATCCAACAAACGCACCTACTAAAATCCACATAATTGTATCCGTCATAATAGTTCTCCTATATGCTTATTTATAGGTTTTACCGGTTATTTTGGCGGTGCGTTAAAGATTTCTTTTTGGTCGTTATACCATTTAATCCAATTATCTACTTCGATCTTGCATTCGCTATATTGTGCATAGTTATCTTTAACTACGCTTAACACAGTACTAAACTTCGTAGTGCCTTCTTCGATTAACTTTAAATCAGGGCATGCAACCATTAGTTCCTTTGGAACATCTGGAAATTTTTTATCTACTGACGGGACTTTAGGTATGGTCCCCCAACAGCCCGCTAGCATCATTACAGCTAATAGGATTGATACTCTTTTCATTTCTTGACTCCTAATGCAGCACTATTTAGGATACTAATAGCTTCTGGATCAATTACACACTGCGAATCGAGCTTCTTAGAAACTTCGTCAATATGTGTCTGAATAGCAGCCTGCGTAGCTTTAACTGACGCCATTTGTGTTTTTACTGCATCGGAAATTTCTTTATTCTTATCTTGACTTTGGGCTTCTGCAATTGCAGCCTGCGCCTGTGCTGCTTCAATTTGTGCTATATAGCTTTTTTCTGCTACATACCCGCCCTCAAAAAACACCCCTGCAAGTAAACATAGTGCACCTACTGCTTTTGCAAGTATTCCATATTCTGAAATACCTACAATATTCTTTGCGACAGCTCCCACTATGCTAAGTATAATTCCTAACACAATTAGTCCGTGCACTATCCATTCAACTGCACCGTTTGGTAAGATTGACATAAACCACATTACCAGATGTCCTTGGATAAAATAACAGCACGACTACCGTTGCGGATTAAGAAGTGCCCTTCGATCTTGTTAATATCGTAGTTACCTAAATACTTGTTTAGGAATAATACTTGCCCTCTGCTCGATTCGTCTAACTGTAGCCCGCCTCTAAGTGCGTTCTTTAAGGTATTATATTCGCCTATGGCGATTAGTTTTGCAGTTAGCGGACCGGCATAGGGCTTTGTAAACGTAATTGTTTGACTCTCGCCCATTTCAACTGAGTCAATTGCACCTTGGTCAAAGAAATCTGTCACTTCTCCTTGATCTTCTGACGATGTTCTTGCCTCGTATTCTTCGGGAGTTAAAGGAACTACTTTTGCAAAATCTTCTTCGGAAAAGTCGTATCCTTCTTTATCTTTATACCAGCGGAATCGCCAGTCTGAGCACTCGCATAGTTGTCCTAACCCTGCAAGTAGATCTTTAACATTACTTGGAGATTTTTTATCCCGTTCTAGTTCAACAAATATGCTGTACTGTCCGTCCTTCTCTTCGCCCGAACTAACGTCGGCATCTAGAACGAAGTCGTAACCTTTCTCAATAAACTCCATTAAGTCAATTGCAGGTTCTTTATCAACAGCACGAAAACGAATAACCATTACGTCTTTGTCATTGCCCATCTTGCTTTCATATTGATCTATGGTGAAGTGATTGTCTACCATATCTTTAAGGTCGGACCTACGTAGGCCTTCCATTACTTTATTGACCTTGGACCGGTGCTGGCGTGTTGTCATCTGGCATTGCCTCCGTAGCTGCTGAATCTGGGTTCATTTCTGTGTTTGGATTGATCGTAATATGATCACGAACGTACTCGCTCTGTTGGCGCTTCTGTCCTTGATATATATCTTGCATAAGTTTTTTTGGCATAGTAATAGATACTACCCAAATAGGGTGCGAATCAATCTTTCCTTTCTTTGTTCCTGGGCGAAAATCGCTTGCTTTGTAAACTTTACGTGGAACTAGCAGATCTTCCTTTTGATATGTTACTTTGCAGCCGTAATCAAGCAATCTTGCTGCTGCTACAGGATCTGGCATATCTTCGTACGGCCACATAAACTTGCAAGTAACTGCATGCCGATGTACTTCAGGACCAACAACTAGCTCGCCGTCTTCCCAGTTCTTGTACACATACAAATCTAGGTCGTCGATTACTCGTTCAAAATCCTTAAGAATCTTAAAAGCATCGTCGTTTGTTGTAAGTGTTTCAATGTTTTTGATTACATCTATAATATCATGCATGGAAAGTTCCTAGTTATCTAGTATATTTATACGATTCAAAATTATGCCATTTAATTACCCTTTTAGCATTAGAAGTTAAATACTTTTGCAGGTCCCCGACATAGGAGGTCACCATTGTCAAGACTAAAACGACGCGAACGTAGTACAGGGGCTAACAACAGTCCCGATCCTAGATTCAATGAAACTAAAAATCTTATTGAGATTAAAAACTACATCAAAAAGAAGCAGCAAGTCCAAATCATTCCTCGCAATACTAGCCAGGAAACATACTTAGAACTACTTAAGAACCCCAAAAAATACATTATTTTTGCTATCGGACCCGCCGGCACAGGCAAAACGATGATTGGTGTTCAAATGGCCATTAAACAATTAAAAGAGGGGGTGATTTCTAAAATAGTAGTCACGAGGCCAGCAGTAAGTGTAGATGAGGATCACGGGTTTTTACCAGGAACATTAAATGAAAAGATGGCGCCCTGGACTCGTCCTATTTTTGATGTGTTTGAAGATTATTATCATCCGAAAGATATCCAAACGATGTTAGAAGATGGCGTTATCGAAATAAGCCCGCTAGCTTATATGCGTGGACGCACATTCAAAGACGCCTTTATTGTAGCTGATGAGATGCAAAATGCAACTCCTAGCCAGATGAAGATGTTGTTAACTCGTATTGGGGAAGGTTCGAGAATGGTCGTTACAGGAGATTTACATCAAGCAGATAGACCAAACGAAAACGGATTGTTGGATTTTGTCCAACTTGTCCAATCACATAAGGGCCACAAAATGATTGACGTGTGCTGGTTTGAAACCAAAGACATCGAACGTCACCCTGTGGTTAAAGAAATTTTATCAATCTATAAGGAATTGGATTAAAAATCATTCAGCTTTAACTTAACCCAAACAAAAACCGCATAACACTGACCTGCAACTCAGTTATGCGGTTTTTCATTAAAAGATACTAATAAACGAATGCCACATGCTTTCAACAAGATGATACACCCACATTACTCCCTGCCACAATAACCAGCATACAAATGCAGTGCCTAGCAAATCGACCATCCAGCTAGATTTCGATGAACTATTATTTTCAGATTGCGGCTGATCATAATAAGTTTGGTTATATTGTTGGGGTACTTGACTAGCATTTTTTGCCGCAGCCCTCGCAGCATTTTCTGCGGCCTTTGCAGCTTTTTCTTGGACCTTAATCTGCTTTTTCTGTAATTCAATTTGTTTACAAACCGGGCATCCCATCCAAGTTAGTGTATTGCTTCCACACCCGCCACAAAAACTAGTTTCTGCATTTGCCATAATAACTTTCTTTAATGTAATAATAGTATAACATCATTATTTGGCAAAGTCAAGTACTAAATTACTCAAATTATTAGCATTACTTCTGGAGTCTAGCCAATTTACAGAGCGTGGCTGCAAGGTTAATTTCTGGATCAGCAATAATTGCATGATCACACAAGCCTTGCTTAATAATTAGCAATGCACTATCCTTTGTATCGTCATCCTTGCCAAACAAATCTAAATTGTCATAAAGCCAACGATAAATGTCTTCCATTTCTTCCGGACGAGCACTTGCACAAATCAACTTACGAGCTTGTTGAATCTTACCTGCCTTAAACAATTCAACCATTTGCAGCTTGTAATCACCGCTGCTCGAATCACTTGCAGTTACACCCATCAATTTTCCATCCTGCACATTTTGTTGCACAAGATTGATACATTTACGCAGATCCGGATACGCAGCTTTTACAAAAGTGTCCAGCGTGTCTAGGTCAAAATCAATGTTCTCTTCCATTAGAATAGTTGCAACACGAGCAGTATATTCATCCTGATCAACTTTATCAACGTGAAACGATTGACACCGACTATGAATAGCTGGCATAATTCGCTGCGGCAAGTTACAAGTAAGCACAAAGCGAGCGGTCTCGTGAAACTGTTCCATAACACCACGCAACACAGCCTGAGCATTATGCGTTAGGTAGTCTGCCTCGTCTAACAGCACAACCTTAAACGGTCCAAACGGAATCATACTAACAAAGTTGATGATCTTGTCTTTCAAGAAATCAACACCGTTATCGCGACTTGCGTTAATTTCCAACAGATCGAATTCTTCAATGCCGATTTCATTCAGCAGCATCTTTGCCAATGTAGTTTTACCAATACCGGGACTGCCACTTAGCAGCAAATGAGGAATAGATTTCTCCTTAATCCAGCTATTAACTTGTCTCCGTTGATTTTCATCGCGAAACACGTATCCGTCTACTGTTTTAGGACGATACTTCTCTACCCACAATTCCTTAGCCATTCTTTATCCTTTTTTAAGTTCTGCTTCTGTTACACGTTTGCGTAGACTACTGCTACTAAACGAATGATCTCTACCATTATACACAATTTGTATGCCTCTTGCAAGGCATTCGGCTTTTCCAGTAAATTCCTTATGCTCATATTCGACACCTAATATTCGCACATCAACCGGCAGGATAAGCAGCAAGTCTATGACATCTTTCTCCGTTTGATATACAACTACTTCGTCTACATTACGATTGGTACTTAATTGAATTTGTCGTTCTACAATACTCTGAACAGGCGGATTCTTCGTATCCGGTCGATCAATAGTTGGATCAGTTTGTAACGCTGCAATCAAGTAATCGCAATGATTCTTTGCTTCTGCAAGCATTGCGATATGACCTGCATGAAAAAGATCAAATGTAGAGAACGTGATTCCAATCACAAGTCCTTGCTGTTTTAGTTCTTTAATTTTGTTAAATATCATCTTCTATTACCTCCATTTCCGGAATACACGGTTTATCGTTGCTTTCCCATTCTGGAAAATAATGTAACCTATATTCTTTTCCGCCCATTTTATAATATTCTGTACTTGAGCGTTGATTGTTTGTTTCTTTGTAAGGCCCTACTAACATGAGGAGAAGCATAGTGTCGTTAAACTCTTTGCCCTCAATTTTTCGAGTCGCCGGCCCCATCACTTTTCGTATAAAGGCAAGAGCTTCTGCCTTTGTTTTCATTAAACAAGTTCCTCGACAATCCCCAGCCCCTCTGCTAGAATAAGGAAGATGCCGCCTGCATATATTGCACCATAACAGAATGCAGCACCTGCTACGATGCGAAGTACACTCTTGACAAGAGATATATAGAAGTGACCTTTACTTGTATCTTTAGGTTGAATATTCATTTTACGTAGATAATTTTATCGAAGCCTTCTGCTTCAGTTGGTTCTTCCCAGTTAGCTCGCATACTCTGCACAACTTCGGGAGGAATAGTTTTCCCCGGACGTGACGCAAGACGACGTTGCAGTTCCTTAGCTTCGGGAGTTTGAAACACGACTGCAATCATTTCGTATCCGCGCAACATGTTAAACTTTTTACGACGTGCTACCTTTGTAGTAGAAGTTTGATCCCAAACGATATCAAGTCCTTGCTTTACTGCATCAACTACACTATCTGCCATTAGTTGAACCGCAGTTGGCATATAATCTTTAAACACATCTGAATAGGTCTTACCTTGTTCTTTTGCGTGTTTCTCAACATGGCCGTCAGTAGATACTAGAACAGTTTTGTTCCAGTCAAATGGCTGTTTTGCAATCCAGGTTGATTTCCCAGCACCTGGCACGCCTACTAAGATATATGCTGTTGGCTTCATTTTGAAATTCCGAAATGGTCAGTAATATCACACGATGCTTCGAAAATAGGATCCGCAGTGTGCGAGTAATCTTTAGCCCTAATTAGTGTTGCACATTCTTTAACAATCAAATTGGCAAGGTTTTCAGAATACTCTAATAGCCCGTGTTCGAACAGCGTACCTTTTTCTGTTTGGTGCCTTGCTTGTTTAGCGAGTTCTTTAATTCGTTCGTTCATGCTATATTGTAGCACATAAGAAAGGGACTGTCAAGTCCCTTTCGTTTATTCTAAAAACGGAGCAAGTTCCGGTGCAGTCCATCCGACTGGTTTGAGAACTTTACCATCTTCTCGTTTTCGAACCTTTCCTGTTTCTTTATCAATTTTGGCAAAGTTAGTTTTCATAACTTCTTTCCAAGCACCTTCTGCATCAAATCCGGCACTATGAATTGCCCCAATTGTAACAACTAGTATATCGATTAATGCATCAAGTTGTTCTAACTTGTCGTTTGCTTCAAGTGCATCGTTTAGCTCAGTATGTTCCTCATCAATTAACTTGATGTACATATCGTATTGCGCTTGATTAAAGCCTTCAACACTTTGGTCGCAAGCTCGCATAAATGTTGCTTGATCACGGAACGGATTCATATTATTTTTCCTTTTTTCTGTTTGCTTGTGCAAGTTTTCTTGCTTCGGACCAAGGTTTCCCTTTTAAATGTCCCCATTTCTGTTTCCGGTCATCCTCAGGTAGTTTCATCCTATCTGATGCCGCGTCTTTCATTTTATTTTTAATATCGTCGGAATGCGTCTTTCCACGATACGGATTATTCTCTCTCATCCATTCACTATGATTTTCTTTTCTTTCTGCTGCTTTAACAGGATCATTTTGAATTTCTTCATATGACATTCCTTTGTAAGGGCTCGTCCTTCCTCTTGCAGAATTTCCTATTTTTTTCTTTGCGTCAGTTGTGTGAGAAAAAGTTCCACCATCGCCCGATTCTGGTTTAAGATTTGCCCATTCAACTGCTTCTACTATATTCCACATTTTACTATATCGCAACCCTTCTTCTTTTATTTTAACAGGATCTTCACTTTCGCACAATATTTCAGTATCAAATTCATATCCATGTTTATCCAAGTGTGCCCGCCATCGTGTGCCTGAACCGGGATACGAGTGCGGGTCTTTTGAAGAAGTTTTGCCTAAATATTTTAGTCCTGTAATTCGATGTGTTTTTATGTATAAGTAAATCATACAACTATTTATCACCGAAATGGGTTGGTCATGTTGGAATATTGAAATTAAAGTTTGAACCGGCACCTGCTGCAATTCCTCGCATTACATCAGTTGGCTTTTCGTCGGTAATCATCATGATACCGTTATTGTCTGCAACGTGCAATTCAGTAATGCTGCCGTCTGCATTTTCGTATTCGAAAGTTCGTGTCCATCGACCGTGTTCCATTAAAATCCAGTCACCTACCTTGACATCGAGCATATCGGGGCCTACTGCAAATACCTTACCCCAACGTGGTTTAATACCTTGACCTTTACCGTTGTCGCTTTGCAGGACAATTCCCGTGGCTGTTTTTTCTTCGCCGAAGTTCATGTCACTGACGAACACTCTATCTTTCAACGGGCGTAACGTACCTTGAATCTTCATCTTATTCCTTTGGTGATTGATTGTTGTAGTGATCGTTCACAATATCTTCACGCTTGCGAATAACTTGTCCGCCTGCACCTAGTTCGTCACCGCGAGCGTTCATTCGAACGTTTCCGACCGCTGGCATTGTTTCGTTGTTTAATGCAAGTGAATCCATGTCTACGACTTTTCCCTGCATTGATCTGTGTACTATCTTATTAGTGGCCATTATAGCTCTCCTTATTTTAAAAATTCGTGTATGTCTAAATCATACTTTATACTGTCAACTTTGTGCACTCCTAACAAGTATAAACAATAACTTGCTACAGAGCTACCTCTTCCTACTCCCCACACAATGTTATTTGTCCGGAGAGTATCAACTAAGTATTTAAGATAAACCAAAATCTCGAACATTCCATGCTGGATAAACAGTTCTAATTCTTGTGAAACTCGAGCTATTTGAACGTTTGTTTCACACATACCGTATAGCATTTCTACAATGTTTGGATAGTAATCATCGGGCATGAACCAGTTAGATTGATTTACTTTGTCAAAGACAGCTTGATCAATATCTGTCTCTTCTTTAAATAATGTTAGCATTGCTAGTTGATCTGCATTAGATCTTACAGCATTGTTAATTTGAGCAACTAGGGTCGGATCTTCGATATTTAGATCAGCTATGTCAGAGATTTTACCAGAATATAATCCTTGGAATATATCCTGTTCATTTAATATTACTTCTCCGAACTTTGTGACATGCATACGCTATTATAGCGCAATAGATTACGAAGGTCAATCTATTTTGATTAACCCGTCTAAATCTTTATTCTTAGCCAACATTTTCTTAGTTGCTTCGTGTTGACGACGCTGTATTTCGAATCGAAGTGCTTCGACAACTAAGTTAACTTGCAAAGCTAGCTGTCCGTTGCCCATTCTAAGAGCAATAGAATATTTCTTATTAAGATCAGTCATTTTACTTTCAATGTCTGTATCTTTCAAAACTGTTAGATCGTCAAGTAACGGGTTAAACATATATTACCAGCTTGCGCTTACTGTATTTACTTTTGCCCATATATCTGCATTATTTCCGGACCACGTAGAATAACATACATATACAGACGCATTAGTTGCGTATACCATTCCTTTAATGTCCCCACGCTGCCCTTTTGAACTTGCTGGGGTAAAATTTGTGTATGAGCATGAAGTAGACAAATAGTTAGTAACTGTACTCCATACACTATTAATTACATTGGTTGTAATAGTGGCAGTATATGCTGAATTAAAAATACTAATACTATTAATCTCGTTTGCAGTTGCCGTAAAAGCATTTTTAATACTTTGGAAATTAGTTCTAAAGACCGCAGTATCATTGTCAACTCCCGGGACGGGAAAATTTTCGTTGATTATTGAGCTGTAATTAGTAATAGTTGATAATGTCATGTTGTATCCTTAGAATGTTATTTAATCAGTTTGGGTATAGTATCCATCCAGATTGGCCAGTATCTTGAGTTGATTCTACCACTATTCTATCTGTATCAAAATTAAACTGTTTAAGATCAACTCCGCTTGCTTGTATTCTAGAAAGTATTTTAATTGCTGCGCCAGGGAGTGTGTAACAAATAGGAACGGCTTTAATAAATCCAACTGGCACTCCGGATGTTGGTTGCAACGTAGTCATATATTTTGGTCTTAGAAACTCGTCAGTTGCAATTGTACCGCCCGGTAATGTTATGCTTTCCAATTGAAGTTGTATATTTCCTACTGACTCCGAGTTTGCAGGCGACTGAGATCCTATCATCTGATCGTCAATAATGTCGGCGTAAATCAATTCGTATATATTATTGCCCATGCTATCTTGTGCAAGAATACTTTTTATTTCACCGAAATAAAACTTCTTTCGTGCAAAATGTTGTGTTAACGCCGAGGCATATAAATCAAGTGTAGTTTTTTGTATCCCAGTCTCTATCATCATTTTGATGTTTGGTTGGACGCCGAACTCAGGGTCATTTGGTCGGTAAATTAATAGCGGATCAAATATTATCGAGTCACTAATAAATGCTCGATAGTCCGATCGTTTACTTACAGAGAAAAACGGCCTAACGTATAGTCTAGTGTATTCTATATTACTGCTAGTAACTGTAATATGGAATTCTTTATCAACATAACTTATTCTATAAACATCGCTTGCACGTACAGTGAAATAGTAATCTCCTGCTGCATTACCGTATTCGATCTTTCCCTGTATTGTTCCATCTGAATTTAGTCTTAGACCAGTCGGTAACACTCCTTGAATAAGATCATACACAACCCCAGATGCTGCGTTAACATTCTGTGCTACAATTGCAAGATTGCTAATCTCACCAGAAATCACATTACCTAATTTTGCTGGACTAATAAATTGAATAACACTATCAACATCGCCTTTGATTGTAAGGATAAAAATCTGGTTCGCGACTACATATTCTGGTTGAAAAGTTACTGCTCCGTTGTATCGGTTTATTACCGGAATAGTATCTGTGTTAGAAGTTTTTCTTATTTGGACTGTAAATCTATAACTTGTACTGTACGATGGTTGATAAGATAGTTGACCATAAATCTCGCCAGTACTCGGATCTAGACTTAATCCCGGAGGATGTCTACTTGCAGTTCCTACATATGCAATAGTAGAATCAGGGATAGTAACAGCTAACGGCTGATTTATGTACATATATCCGCTAGTATCGGATGTCTTAATAACTCCGGTAACTGTATAAGTAGTGGAATCAAATCCTTCGAGAAAATCACTAAATCGAATCTGCATTCCTGCTACAGGTATAATGGCCGCATCTCTAAATAATATAGAAGACCGGCCTACTGTGTTTGCTCGAGGAATTCCTGTTATATCGTAGTCGGAATCTGTTATAAATTTTATATCTGGGTTTACATTAATTGAATCCCAATTATACGCAGCAGTTCCTTGGTAATCGTATGGATCATAATTATGCAAAGTAAAAATATGTTTTCTTGCAGCTCTAACCGTTCCTAAATTTGATGCCGGAGGTAATCGATCTCCGTATTTGTTTTTCCAAATTGGTGCTAATAAATATCCAGCACTTGCATCAATCACTACGGTGTCGAGGGTAGTATAACTATAGTCTGTTCTTAACGTTGCAGGATCAACCACTTTAATACTGCATGCCTGTCTTGTCGAATCTATTCCGTCAGTTGCAGTTACTACGAACTGATATATCTTACTGATTGCGGTATTAGTTAACGGTACATTTCCGGAAATATTTTGATCATATGGATCACCGTCATAAAAATCAGTATCAAACCCGCCAGTGATACTCGACTGCACATCTAATACAAGAACATCGTCAACATACCCGGTAATTCTGCCATTGGTATTTAAAGTTAGTCCCGGTGGCAATGTTCCATCGTTATCACTGATATAATATTTTATACTGTTACCTGGCGCAAGTACATCAGTCTCTGCTTGTAATGTAAAATCAACAAATTCCTTATTGATACCGTAAAGTTCTCCGTTTAACCCCACATTTAATAATCCCGGTGGAGTAACCCATACTGGACTTTGTGGTCCAGCCACTGTGAATACAAAACTTCGATCTACTAGGCCATCTACATTCTTTGCTCTCACAGAAAACAATGAATCTTTATTATTGTATACCGATGCAGGAATTCCAGAAATTATACCTGTGCTAGATGAAAGTGTTAGCCCTGCAGGTAAAGAGCCGCTTATAATGGTATAAGTAATTGCTCCAACTGCTTGTATAACAGTTGAAGTAGATTCTCTTTCAGTTAGGGTTCCTAAGAACCCGGCTGGCGTCGACCAAACAGGTGCACTCATTACATTCTTCCCACAACAACTTCGATAACTCCCTCAACTCCGTCAAAGTTTTGAAGTGCTTTTCCAATTACTGAGCCGAGCACTGGGGAATATGACGCACGAGCAAATCCGCCACCTGCTGATATCATCATATCTCCCTTTCGTACCTTACCTCTAACCTTAACCGGGACACGTCCTGTTAATGCAAGTGCTGTAACAAACTCTCCAGTTAATGCTGAATTCATTAAATGTGCTGGGTTAGTAGATACTACACCTGCCACTCTTCTCGTGCCATCTTCTGCAATAGTAATTTCTAACTCACCACCAAACTCTAACACAGTGCCAACTTCATACACTGCATCGGCCAAATAGTTTTCTGCCAAGTCAGCGTATTGCGCAGCAGTGGCAGTTCCGTGCAGTACATTACAACGAATATCTTGACTAGCATCTCTAGCAACTACCGTGCTTGCTACTGATGCTGTATATGCTTGGGTTCGAATACCTAATTCATTTATATACAAGTTAGTAGCAAAGTCTGCAACACCTGAAATGTTTGAAGCAAGGTAGTTTGTAGATGCAGTCCAACTTGGCCCGCCGTACCAAGTTGCATTTGCTCCAGTTGCTCCGGAAAATCCGCCAAGTGTTAAATTTGTAAGTCCGTCTTGAACATTTGCAAATAAATGAGCCGCATTTGTTACAGAGATACTCCAACTTCCGGAATTTAAAACAACCTGTGTTCCGTTGACATATAATTGCCCGTTTGGCATGTTATAGTTAGTACCGTCATAATATACATATTGACTACCGTTAGACCCTAAATAAAGTACCCCAGTTGTTGCAGATCTTGCTAATGTTAAATCTCCAGTAATATTCAATGCAGATGCCGCAGCAGCTCCAACGCCGCCGCCTGTAATTGATAGCTTAGTAAACGACGGACTAGCAGTAGTTCGTAAATCTTGCGAAGTATTAACAGTAATTGTTCCGGCAGCGTAAGACAATGTTACACCGTTTCCGCTAGTAAATGTAAGTGTTCCTCCTAGTGCAACATTACCAGTTCCGCTTGTGCCAGTGAATGTAATTGTTCCTGACCCTTGAAGTGCAGAGTTTGGTACGCTAAGTGATGTTAACCCACTGCCGCTTCCGTTAAACGAAGTGCCTGAAATTGTGCCCAGCGAATTAACATTACCAGAAGCCGATGCTACTGTAAACTTGTTAGTATTAACATTTAAATCGCCTGTAATATTTGCAGTGGAAGATAATGTAGCAACTCCAGTAACGCCTAATGTACCGGCAACTAATGTATTTCCATTTGCAGCAGTTACATTAAACTTGTTAGTAGCAATGTTAAGATCACCTGTAATATTTGCAGTGGAAGATAATGTAGCAACTCCGGTTACACCTAATGTACCAGCAACTAATGTATTGCCAGTTGCCGAAGCTACGTTGAACTTGTTAGTAGCAATGTTAAGATCACTAGTTAACGATGTTACTCCAGTAACGCCTAATGTACCGGCAACTAATGTATTTCCATTTGCAGCAGTTACATTGAACTTGTTAGTATTAACATTTAAATCACCTGTAATATTTGCAGTGGAAGATAATGTAGCAACTCCGGTTACACCTAATGTACCAGCAACTAATGTATTGCCAGTTGCGGCAGCTACATTAAACTTATTAGTGTTAACACTTAAATCACTTGTAACGCCTAATGTACCAGTAATTCCGGTGTTGCCTGCAACATTTAAATTATTTTTAACTGAAGTTAATCCAGTTGCTGCTCCTATATTCACCGCAGTCGCAGCACCGAATGCATTAACTGTTGTTGCTACAGTATTGAAGACATTTGCAGTAGCTACATCAGTTGTAATAGTTGCATTAGTGTTTAACGAAATTCCGCTATTAAGAATTGCAGTATTTGCATACACAGTCCCCCAACGCTTTACCCCTGTTCCTAAACTTTCTGCAAGGTCAGTGTTTGGATTTAAATTACTGCTAAAAGACCACGCACTACTAATATTCTGCAACCATGTTTGTACCGTTGCGGAAGATACATAAGATGCTGCGGTGTCTGCTGCGGTGTTTGTGGCACCGAGTAATCCTCCACCTACAGGAATATATGCATGCTTGCTAGGAATAATACCGTTTGCAATAGTAGTCGCGTTTGCTAAACTAATCCAACCATTATTTGCAGTAAACATTATGCTATCGAATTCTGCAACTCCTAAGCTTAATTGTTGTGCACGTTGTCCGCCTGTTGGAGCACTTGCAGATGTTACCGCAGCATTCATAAACAACTTGCTCTGTGCAATCTGAGCATCGTTGTTTATATGGTAGTCAGTGATTGGGTTACTTGATCCTGCACCGCCTACTAGTTTAAATGTTGCAATGTTATTTGTTCGAGTAATAGTTAAGTCACTACCTCCTGCTCGAGAAGTTGGAGTATTAACAATTGTGCTAACATCATTTGCTACGTTTACTAATCTTGTTCCTGCATTATATACCGGAGGATTAGTCGATGTATTGACTACTAACGCTGGGCCAAACATTACAAGATCTTGATTTGTAGCATTAGTTAATGTTACATCACTAAGTTGATTGAACTGTTTATTTTTATCTACGTATCTCTTTGTGACAGCTTGAATAATAGGATCAACTGTAAATTGAGTATTAAAAGTAAGATTGCCTGTAATGTACTTTGAAATAAAGATTGCACTATTTGGGTAATCGATTCCGGTTATTATAGTTCCATCGGGAATATTTGTTCCGTAGATGTGTCCTTGTGTACTAAGTTGATTAACATTATTTAATATCAAATAGTTAGTTGGGGATGTTGCATTTACCTTTAATGTAACAACAATATTTTCTGGATCTTGATATAGTTGTAACGGCCCGCTCATTTCGCCTTGCGCAGTAAGATGAGAGGTTCCGTCAGTATCAGTTGCAAAAGTACCGTCTAATGAAAGTTTAAGATCGGCGTAATTCTTGTTTGCTGCATCCCTTCCATATCCATATGTTGTTGGTCTCGGAGTATTAAGATTAGAAATATTATTTCCACCGGCACCCATATTCAATGTGCCCTTCATTTCCAACAGACCTCGTAAGTCAAGGAACTGTGGACCTAATGGAGCACCGGCATAAATTGCGCCGTTACGATCGAGACCTAAACGACGATTGATGTAATTAGCAACTGCTTGTTCGGTCGGCACCTTGTAATCAGCTTCAGTTACCATTGTGTTATCAACGGAGAATTCGTTTACAGGAGGTCCAAGATCTCGTCGTAAGCTAATCGAACTTAGGTTACTGATATCGAGCGGCACGCTAATGCTTACAGAGCCCTTTGCTTGATTTACAGTTAACGCATTACCGACACGGAAATTTCCATCCTGGTCAGTTGTCATGTAATAAACACGAGCCTTGTTTGTTTCAATAACTTCGTGACTTTGTTGTGGGATATTGATCGGAGGTCCGTATAAGTCATTTGGAATTCGTGTATCGGCGTATCCGCCAGTTCCGATGTCTACAAAGTCGTGACCAGTCGCACGTAATAGCGAAATTCTTGTAGTAACTGCACCTGCAGAGTTAATTGGGAATCCAGCGCGTAATATTACACCTTTACCAATGTCCTCAACTAACGGGCGATCGATATCGATTTCTGCCCAGGACTGTCCAGTTTCAACTTGGCCGCGATATCCGACAATATTGTAAATTTGATTGCCCAATGCAAATTGATAGTTTCTTACTGGAGTTGAAACTAAGCCGGACCAAATTCTATTTGCGCTTAATAGCTCTAATGGATTAATTTTAATAATCGATGTTCCGGCAATACCTGCGATCTTCACAGGACTGTTAATAGAAGCATTTCCAGTAATCGAAATTGCAGTAGTAGATGAAATCCATCCAGCACCACCCGAGTCTATCGTTATTGCTCCAATATTTCCGTTACTTGTAATGGATGCATGAGCAGTAGGGTTAACAGAGGTAAATGTTAACGATGTTCCGTTAGTAATTGTTCCGTCACCTGTAGATATATTACTTGTAGGATAACTTATGCCGACTAAATTAATAGCGGAATTAATATAAGTGACCATAGTTCCTGTAATAATAGAATTGCCCGATACTTCTTGGCCGATCATTATTCCTGCGACAGTATTAAGATATACTGCTTGAATACCACCGGTATTTGCTCCTTGATCGCCTGATACTGTATGAGATGTCGGTGCCGCCAGTGCGAGTTGAATACTAACTGTTACAGTTGAAGAATATCCGGAACCAGTATTTGTTAGGGTCGGGTAAGTAACACCTTGTTCAGTAGACTGGAAGGTAATGTAATTATAATCCTCGAGTGTATAAACGAATACCGAACTATCTGGTTGCACAGTACTAAATCCAGTGATATGATATACATATGTTGGATCATCGTTGTAAGTTAGCGAAGTACTTGGGCGGCTAATAACTGACGGATTTACACCTCGAAGCTTTACAAGAGTATTAGCTCTAACGATAACAGTATCATTATTTCTTAGACTTGCATAAAGACCGGTAGTTGCTCCTGACGAAATATTTCCTGAATTAAAGAATAGTTGATAGACATTAGGAATAATCTTATTAGAAACATCAGTTGCAGGAGTTGCAGCACCTACACTATATGTTCTAATAATCCCACTATGATTAATTTCAACCTGACTTCCGTTCATCGGAGGATAGCCGCCGTTCGTCGGATCAATTGTGATATACACCGAAGCTTGCCCTAATGTTGCAGGGAATAACGGAGGGTATACATATGCCTTAGCAATTTGAGTTAACGGATACGTTATATTAACTGCTAACGGAACTTCGTTTGGATCAGAACCTTCTGCACACAATCCGTATTCACCGTAACAGCTTGAACCGGTTGTAGTTCGCATCTGCGCGCCATTCAGCGAATAATAACTTCTATAGTTGTAATATGTAAACATACTAACGTTTTCTGCAAAGCCACCGTTAGTTGCAAAAATACCATATCCTAAATCATTAACCTGTGTAAAGTCGTTTGCTAGCATCGAACGATTACCTGCGGTAATCAATTCAAATTGGGCAGGTACTGTGTCAATGAATCCGGACACAGGAGTAGGCACTGTAATAAGCATGTTACCAAACACTACTTGATATTGGGTTGCCACTGACCAATTAGATCCGGGAGTATTGATGATGAAGCTTGTAATACCACCGTCTACATCAACACTGGTTACAACACCGTACGCGGCAACTGCACCGAATGCATTTATTGGAAGAAATTCAATTCGACATCCTACAGCATACCCAGACCCGCCATTTACAATTGATGCTGATGCAATTCCGTTCCCGGTTGTAAATGTTAAGTTATTAAATATTGCACCGCCGATTGAGATGTTTGGCGCAACTAGATAACCGGTACCTGGAAAATCAATTACAATACTTGTAATTTTTCCAGACACATCGCTTGTTGCATGTCCAGTTGCAGCCAATCCGCCGATTCCGCTCGGTTGATCGATAATTATAGGAATGGCGCTTTGTGCAGTACGGAATCCGCCTATCGTATCAGTCACTGACACAGGGTTCGGAATACCGCCTGGGGATAACGGATTTAAGTTCAATATTGCTGAATAGTCTGTAACGGTGCTTCCGTCTGGGTAAGTTATCACTCCTGCTGGAGTAAAATTACTTATAAAGTCTACTTCGTATCGAATTCCTCGTACTGTAAAGAATGTAGGGACCTGTTGCTTACGACGAAGACCAGAAACTGTTACATGCAATGGGTCTGCAATATACGATGATGCGGTGGGGGTTGCAATCACATTTCCTGCAAAGCCGTCAATAAACATTCCGCCTGCAAATCTGTGTTTTGCAATACTTTGACTAAACGAAGATGCAGTTTGGGTGTACGGAGACTTGTTCTTAATCTGTCCAACTGGATCTAGTACCATCATAAATCCGCCGTGATTCTGGCAGCTTACATAACGAATAACGTTTGCGTCATTACACAAGAACACATCCATCTCACCATTTAACTTTGGTGGATTAAAGGTTGGGTCATTGTTAATAATTTTAACTGCCGCATCAATCATATCGTTTAAGATAACACTGGCTGAACTTTCTACAACATTAGATGCAAATAACTGGCTCACTGCAACTTTAATGTGATTAACAGCCGATGCACATTGTCCAGTTGTTAAACTAGGTACCTTTGCAATAAAGTCAGCACTTGTAATTACTTGTCCAGCACCGCCGTCTATCATGTCGTGCACTAAACTCTTTACAATTGTTCCAACATCACGGCGGCATAACGATTCGCTGAATGTTGTACTACCATATGTGGTATTAATAAAATCAACAACTGACTGTTGAATAAATGCAGTTCCGGTAGTTAACACAGCCGCCGCATTGATCAAGCCACCTTTATTATCTTGAGTAATAAAAGTTTTCATCGTCATGTTAGGATTACGCAAGTAATGATAACCGAACGTAATTGGCTTGTAAATATGCCACTGTCCCGATGCAATAACTCCAATATCGGTTAGTGCAGTTCCGATGTCGACTGCAAAACCACCCGGCAATACCGCAGTGATAATACCTTGACCGCTATTTCCTGTAAACATGTATCCGACATAAGTTGTCGGTAACGTTCCGTTGCTAAGGGATACAGTAATAAATCCTGATACTGCACTAGGAGTAACATTTGCGCTGACTAAAAATGTAGCGTAATCAGTAACTGTGCTTAACGCAGTAGTTTGTAATCTATCGATCTGTGCGTCTCTTCGAAAGTAAGTATTGGCCCAAATACTATTACTAATTCCCTTTGCTGGACGAATAATTACACGGCGGAATTCATCGCCTCTTATTGAAGTATTGTTTGATAACTTAATAGGAAGTTGTTCGTAGTATTCTCCAGACTCGACAACAAATGTAATCTGCAATGCGCTAACGTTTGTGTTGTATATAACAGATTCATTTGCAATAAAGTCACCTGAGTATACATGCCACTGGTCGGCAGGAATAGAAGGCCCCACAGCAAACGGAACATTATTCGGATATTCTACAATAACCGAATCGTAATATACTCCTGTTGTATCTGCAACAGAATTGACAGCAACAATAGTACCTACTTTGTTTGGCTGTGCTGGATCATACGGGTCTATGTAAAACTTATATCCTACCCAAAAATTCGGAATAGGAACCATTTTTGTATCGCTAAATGTAAAAGTTACTTGATGTGGTTTTGTTACATCTGCAATTGAAGTAGTAACCGGGGTATTAAAAGATACCCCGTAGTCAACATATGCAATGGTGTAAATTTCTTGGCCGCCTTCTGTCGCAATGCCTTCAATTAAAGCAATTGCTTCACTTTCAACGCCTTGAATGTATTGGCCGGGGAAGATTGTAAACTTGCCTTTAGGGGCAGAACCGAACTGATTTGAGCCTTGATCGCCGGCAAAAAGTGCTAATCTTGCAAGGTTATTGCCGTAATAGTTATCGCTTACACTAATGACTGTGCAAGGAGTAGTTCCGGCAGTTCCGTAAGTTATTAATCTACTGTAGTCGCCTACTTCGATTTTGCTTACCGCAATTAATTGCTCGGCATATTCAGCTGCATGATTAATAGTGTTAAATGCATATTGCCAATTGCGCCCTCTTTTACTTGCGGGAGTATTAGGTTGGTAATCTGAACCTTTGGTAGAAATATGTAAATTGTTTTCGCTGAAATACGCATTATTGTCTACATATCCTTTTGTTGCAGCCTGTAAAGTAGGATCGCCTTCAATTGGATCACGAGAAAGCAATAATGGGCCAGTCATTGTTCCGTAGATAGCATTTCTTGCAATACCGTCAAGTGAAATTTTACTGTCAGCGTATTCTTTATTAACGATGTGAGTAGAACTAGTTGCGGTTGTTAGCAATCGAACATTATGACGTAATGTGCTACCTTCAACAATTACTGTTGCAGTTGTAGTCGCAGTATTGTTATTATCGACAATGTATTGGCCATCGCGGTTTAGGAAATTATCATATAAGAACTTGCGGGTTACAAGATCTTGATCAGCAGTAGGGTTAGCAAATTGTATAGCCCTGAAGCTGCTAGTACCAGTCGAACCTACTAAATTTGCACCTAGTGTTGGATTCGGGTCAGTAACTAACGAGCTTGCAGCATTATTGATAGTATAAAAGCTGCCAGTTGACGTAATAGTAGGTATAATCGAAATACCGGTTCCACTTACTAGTGTGCTTGTTACAAGGTATGTTCCGCTACCGTTGTTTACAGTAGTAATAAATTGGTTGCCAGGGCCTAACGGCATTCCGCCAGTTTCGACGGGATACCCTGCAATGTTAAAGTCTTTTAGATCTCCGAATCTAAATTCCCCGCCTCCCGCATAATACAACTCAGTAAAGTTTTGATTTACTTTTAAAAACGCTGTTCTTATACTATCACCGGTACCGTCATTTGATTGAGAACCGATTTGAATATGCTGTCTAGATGAAGTATTAATTGTTGGCATGAGTTTTCCTAACTTTAGACTATTTACCAAGAATTTTTATAATCCTAATGTTAAATACTTGATGCTACTGAAATTTAAGAAAGTAATTGCTGAACACACCAGAAAGAGTAAGTTAGGAAAAGAGCATACCTATATTAGAACACAAACGGTATGTGTATTCCGTTGTGATCAATGCAACGAAATTTTTGAAAGACAACAGTCAAAAATAGAGCCAAAGCGCAGAAGTAATACATACTTTCATGTTTGCTCTCAATGTGATAACAAACGATTTGCCCAAAAGAAAGGTGCTGAACGCAGGACAATATGGGATCGTCCCGCGAGCAGCACCGATGATATAAGTAAGATTTAACTTAAAAAGAGTTGTTCAATTTCTTCTTTAACTTCCGGATCTTGAATAATATCAAACGCTAAATTTCTATGTGCACTGATGATTAACGCTTCAGCAGCCGCTTGACTCATTCCCCGTGTTTGCAAATAGTAAATGCGATCCTGATCCATCGGTTCGGTTGCAGTTCCGCTGTTAACTCTAGAACTATCAGTGGCATTAACAATTTCAGGAACACTATGACATTTCCCACCGCCGAGGTTTAGATTGACATTTTCTACACCAATTTGCGATCTATGTGAATCTTTATGGACACTAACCATACCTTGAAATACAGTTTGACTACCTTTACCAGCTTCGCATGCAAAGAATTGATTGCTAACTGAATACGGTCCTTGATGATCTACTTTAGTAATAATTTCGCAATCACCGCCCACTGTATTTGCAGCATACCCAAATGCATTGAAGTTTCCACCTTCGTCAACGGTAACTTGAATAATGTGTTTGTTTAACTGGCCGCCTTTAATGAATAGCCCTAAATTCATCTGGCCGCCTTCGCGTATTCGAATATCGTAAATGAATACTTGTTGCAGCTTTTGTGATGCTTCGGTAAGTACTGTCATATCAAGTGTCGCATCTTCGCGAACATCAATACGAATGTGTTTTGCTAGCATCTTCTTTTCAGTAGGGGTATGACGCAGAAATATCTTATCTATTTTACCCTGTGCTAGCTCGATCAGATTTGCGTCGATAACTGTAAATTCTTTATCGAAATATTCTTCGGGCGTAAATGCCCAATCTGGATCGCCTCTGTTTGCTTTAAGAAAACTCTGGATAGCCATCTTCTACGATCCTTGTATAAAGTTCTGTATCGCCTGATACTTTAATGGCCCCTTCGACCATTACATGTACATGCGTGGGTTTTAAAATGTCTAATAACTGTTTACTGTGTGTGATAATTAATCCTGCTTTCCCTGACGTTGCTAAAAAATCTATTAGGACCGCAGCAACTAACATTAGTTCTGATTCTGATAACCCATCGTCGATCTCATCTATTAAAACAAGATCTGGATCTAACAACATCATGTGAACTAGTTCGTTTCGTTTAGCTTCACCTAACAACATTTCAGACCCATTTGGGCTTCGTTCGCCGTGTGCTTCCCCAAGCCCCAATAGTTCGCAACACGTATTGTATTTAAGTTTTAAATCCTGAATTACTTCTTGTCGTACTTGAAAAATTTCATCCATTATTTCCCAATTTGTAATACCGTCATATTCCGGCGGGTATTGCATTGACACAAAAATTCCTAATTTGCTACGCTCATCGGGTTCTAAGTTTATGATCTTTTTCTTTTTAAAGGTTATTGATCCGTCAGTAATTGCAATGCCAGGATGGCCTGTAATTACATGTGCAAGAGCTGTCTTTCCACTGTGTTTTGGCCCCATGATTGCATGAAGCTCTCCTGGTTTGATATGTAGGTTTATATCTGTCAGCAGTGCATCATTCGAGTCGGACTGTGCCGATACATTTTTTATTTTAAGCATGTTTTATTATACTACTTTAATTTTATCTTGCATAGGTATTTATAGGGTTAAATAAAGTACATACATTTTTCATAAAGGATTAAAATGATTATTTTTCTTATTTTGCTTATATTAGCAGTGCTTGGCTGGCTTTTATTCTATTTTAGCAAGACGCCAGATGCACCGCATGCACATCATAAGCATACAGTTGATACTACTGAAATTTCTGTAGTTCCGCAACCCGAGGGATCGACTCTTCCTGTATCTAACTTTGTACCTGTGATCGAAGTTCCTGTTAAAAAGCCTCGAAAGCCACGTGCTCCTAAAGTTGTTGCAGTAATCGAGCCAGTAAAGAAACCGGCTGTAAAGAAACCGGCTGTAAAGAAACCGGCTGTAAAGAAACCGGCTGTAAAGAAACCGGCTGTAAAGAAACCGGCAACTACGAAAAAGTAATTACCAGTGATGTATTACACCTGCTACAATAAACAGGTTAGTAATAATATACGTTAACACGATTATAGTTCGTACGCCGGCAATACAATTAGCTTCATTATCTGTATTGCCGGCTTTCTCACCTAATGCTTTGGCCCATATTCGCCAACTGTTATGTATCATTTTTCTTATTGAGATGCACTGTACCGTCGGCGTTCACTGTCCAGACAAGAGTATCGCCTTCTACCCACCCAAGCTTTGCTAAAATTTCCGGAGTGAACGGGAGGATAAGATCGCCAGTTACTGGATCTTCTTCGAGTGTTGCAGTATATGAAATCATTGGTCAATAAACTCGTTATCTTCTCTGCGACCTTGTCGACCTGCCATATTGTTGTCAGTTTCACGAACTTCAACCCGAGTGCACCATACACGTTCTGCTTCTGCTTTCCCGCAGTTTGGTAGAAAGATTGTGTTAACGTATTCGTATAAAAAGTCAGCAATGCCTTCGCATCCGGTCTTTTCAACTTCGGTAATCTTAGCAAGCTTTAATCGGCCAAGCTCTAGCAAGTGTTCACGCATTGGATCATCTTGCGCTACTAGCAATGTATGATCGAACCAATCTTCAAGTAATGCCTTTAGAGGTTTTAAGCCGCCAAAATCAGTAACCCAATTTCGTGCATCTAGTGTATCGGCTTCAAATTCGAAGTGAAACGACATTGCATATCCGTGTATTAAGTTACAGTGAGAGTCGGCACGCCATTGTCGGTAAGCGACTGGCCCGATTTGCTTGTAAGTTTTTGTTGAGAAATATTTCTTTTGTGTCATGTTAGTCTTTATATAAGTGTGGTTTTTGCGAAATGCGAAAGTTGATTCGTTCTATAACTATAGCATCATCTTCG